AAGAAGGTGGAGGCAGTGGAACAGAAGGTTACAGTCCATTAACTTTAGAAGAATTTGGTCAAGGAATTTTATGGAAAACATATACAACAACACCTTCAAATAATGACTATCGTATTAGAAAATCAGGTTCTACTACATTTTGGGAAAAATTCTATGACCCATTGGGTGCTATAGCATATGAATGGCATCAAGTATCAGATATTGAAATTCCAGATGTAACACAAAATAATGATTTGTTATCTCTTTATCTTCGAGGTAATGAAAACATAGAAAACAGTGTTCGCCTACATATAGAGAATGGTGTAACCAAACTACAAAAGTTGATTGGTGAAAATTGGGCTAATGCGTCTTTTCAATCTGGTAGTGCTACTATACTTCTTGGTGATGATGTATCCGTAGGAGGTATTGGGCATCATTTAAAAATTAGCGCAAAATCTATGGGAGCAAATTTTATTGCTATACAAGTCCCTTTTGATAATACAGGAACAGGCGAAATTGGCACTTCTGTCATGGGAGAGAAGCAAATTAGAGGAGTAACTCAATCTAACGATACTGGTGAATGGTCTGGTACTAAATTAACATACACAGTTCCAATAGGTTCAAATAATGTAGTTGATAAAGTATATTATAGAATAGGTTCAATCCCTGCTACAAAGTCAATAATTATTAAATTATATAGAGAAATTGAAGATTATGAACATAAATTTTTTGAAGGAGTAATTCCAACTGCTAGAGCTACTGTAAATACTGAAGTTGATCTTACTTTATTAGAAACTGTTGGATTTAATGCAGGATTTAATATGATAGTTGTGATGGAAAGTGCTGCAACATTTAGTTTAAAAATCAATGCTGCTGGTACTAGTCCTTGGTTTGCAAGAGATTATTGGGTTGAGCATCATGAATATATTCCACATTGGCATACATGGGAAGCAGGAGAATATGAATCTGCTACTATAATTGTGCAAAGCGGGGTTCTTTATGTATGTCAGGAAGATGGAGAACAGATAGGTACATTTACTACTAATTTGTCTTTGGGAAAATGGAAATCTTTAGAAGATGTATTGAGTGGAATTGGTGATAGTGATAGTAATGAATTACAGTTTGTTAATGAAATTAATGGAGGGTCAATTCTTGATACAAGTAATTGTTTTACATTAAATGGAGGATCATTATCTGATACTTCAATAGGTTATATTTTTGATTGTGGTAATATTGCTGATATTGTAGCAACAACTTGTATTGATGGTGGTACTTTTTAAACTATTAAGAGAGGAATGAATTAAATTGGCTAATAAAATAATTTTTAAAAATGGCTCAGATGCAGAAAGACTTGCAAAAACGCCCGATAATGGTGAGCCAATATGGATTACTGATACAAAAAAAATGTATTGTGGGGATGGATCTACAGTCGGGGGAAATTTAATCTCAGGTGGTTTATCAGGTGGTAAAACATCAACTATCCATACTAGTGGGGTAGAAGATTTAGTAGTAACTGATATACATAATAATACGGAGATACACCTTGAAAGTGAGGGGGATGTTGCTATTGATGCGGCAAATATTACAGACGACACATTTACGTGTAGGGTTCTAAATACTTCTACCATTGATAACACTATTACTTCATCTGGATTTATAACAACATATCTTCGTGACGGTGCTCACGATGAGAATATTATAACTACCCCATTAATAATAAAACCAAATCAGAGTTACATTTTATCAGTTACTAATAATGGCGGTAGTAAGTTCTTAAATATATTTCCAGTAAATCAAGATACTCTTAGTTGGACTTGTACTGTAACGGCTGAAGCAGCAGATCCAGATCTTTCTGGAGCAACATTCATTATAAAAAATGCTAAATATTTTAAAGTTGGAAGCTTTGTATATTTTGGACTTTCATTTACTCTAACGGATTGGACAATGGGAAGGTATATACTTGGAAGTTTTAATTTGCCAGTTTCTAGGAAATCTACCGATTTTAGTACTATTGTAGCTTCTGCTAATTTTAGTACTTATGTACCTATAGAGGTTGGTAGTTTATTTGGTGGAGTGTTGTTTAATATAGGTAGCAATGCTGTTAGATTACCTGCTTCGGGATCAACGGCAACTGTAAATATAACTGGCTTTTATGAGATGGCTGGGTAAGAAGGAGGTATAAACATGAGCGATATTCTCCTAAAAAGAGGCAAGGAATCAAATCGTATAAATGTAACCCCAAAACGTGGCGAGCCATTGGTTAGCTTCGATGATACAACAGGTAAGCCGAGATTATTTTTAGGTACAGGTACGGATATTGGTGGCATTGAAATAGGTGCAAGTTCAAGCGAAACTATATCTTCACTACCATCAACAATTTCATCATTTAAAGGATATAAAATAAAAAAATTTAGAATTCGTATATCGGCGAATGATCTCAATAATGAAGCTATGCTTGGTCATTTTTCTGTAAAACCATTAGGAGGTAATTGGACGGATGACCCAACAGATTTTGTAATTACAAAAGGGGTTAATTCAAGTTACAATCTTAATCCTACAGTTACTCATATGGGTTTTGAGTATGGAGAACATATTCCATGGACTGTATGCAATATCCCAAGTAGTGGCACTTATGATGGTACATTTGTAGAATTTACATTAAGTTTTGTTGATGGTTTAGCTAAAGAAATAGATAGACTTATATTTGCTGGCACAAATACTCATACTGGTAAATATCATGCAATGTCTTTAGCCATACAAATAGAATCTGAAGCAGGATCAAATACTAATGGATCAGATGGAATATGGCGAGATATGGTTTCATCTAGTTCTATGCAATATAATTCTACGGCATCTTTAGATACATCTTATAAATGGATAGTTGTTGATAATGAGTCATATACACCTGAATTTATAATGGATTTAGGTTGGAAGAAGATTAAGAAAACAAGACTTCGTATTTCGGGTAATTCGCTTAGTTCTGAGAATGTTAATATGCAAAGGTTTTTATTTTATGATGAAGATGACAACTATGCTAATAATACAATGTTAACATGGGCAACTGGTAAGTATAGTAGTAGTAATTTAATAATGGCTAATGGTGGAAGTATGTTTTATGATAATAGCGCATCAGCAGATGTAGGCAGACCAAGAAATCATAGAGCAGAGGTATTTCTTGAATTAGTAGTAACTTTTAATGATGTTCGTAAGTTAACAAAAGTTGATATTATGTTAGATGATAATACAGATCAAAATTACGAAATGTTTTGTGTTGACGTACAGTTTGAAGGTGATGTTGGAGTAAACGTTGATGGTTCTGACGGTACATGGTATAGGATTATACTACCTAGAAGTATTTCTGGGACTGAAGAAATTATTGGGAATTATATACAATATATAGCAAATAATTTAGAAGAATCAAAAGAAAATATTTCTAACAAAGTAACTACATTTCAAACCACTCCAGATGACACTCATTATCCTAGTGAGAAATTAGTTAAAGATCAATTAGATTATAAATCTTCTTTTGAATCTCCCTTATGTTTATATCCAACAGAAGGGCTAGTTGTAGCATCAAGAATTCCATATGTAATAACTGAGGCAGGAAGTGCAATTAGATATTCTAATTTATCTGCAAATATTCAAACATTAGCTGTTTTACAAGATGTTGCATGGAGTACAGTAATTGCTGACTATGATACATACAATGGAATTATTAAAATAGTTTCAGATACAACTATAGAATTTACTGATGATGTATTCGTTTCATTAGAAGCAACTTTAAGGGCAGATAATTTTACTGGATCTAGTGATAAATTTTTAAGATTTGCATGGGTGTGGGCTGATAATAATGAAGTTATATCTGGAACAAACACATCGTATATTTTTCCACCAACAGAAAGTGAAGTGTCTAATTTATTACCAATAGTAAAAGTATCAAGGAAATTTTATAAAGGAAATAAAATTAAACTTAGGGTCACTGGAGCAGGTTCAACTGGGACTTCAACGGCTAGAATTTTAAAAGAAAGTACAAAGTGTTATATTTATGAAGTTAATAATACTTCAGGATATGAAAGAGATAAAGTGAGTGTTTTTATTCGTAAAAAATCTGATAGTAGCATTGTGTGGAATAGCGGAGAAATTGGAAGAACTACTAATCTTATTAAACGTTCTATGAATATGGCATATTCTACTATATGGGATAAAGATGAGTGTACAGTAACTGGTAATGCAAATTCACTTGGTATGTCAAAAATTACTTTGGCTGGTTTGACAGATATGAGTGTTAAGCAAAAAATAATTGGATATAGAAGCGGTGATGAGTATACTGCACAAATTATAATTATGAACCCAACAATAAGTAAAATAAAAATATCATTAGAAGATTATCTTGTAACTCAGGGGATTTATGCGGAGTTTGGTTTAACTGGTAGTGGCTCTATTCTATCTAGTGGTACACAAGGAACTGATGCAGGGACATTAGTACAAGCACAAATTACTTCTCCACAAACAGGAATATATATATTAAATATTAGGGGAACTCCTGTGGCTGACACTAGTAGTTGGAAAGATGTAGATTTGCAATTAAACTTGAGATTTGAAGATGCTATTAGCGGTGAAATTTATATTGGATTTACCAGTGTAAAAAAAGGATTATATGACATTACTAATAATTATCATTTATTAACTGATGATGCTAATATTCCTGAACAAACATATGTCAAATATTTAGTTGGATTAGATACTATATTGGATGCTTCAGAAAATTATGAAGTAATAATTGAAGATGTAACTACAAAAGGATTAAAAACATCTCAAAGTGATGCTGTAAGTTTTTCAACTGGTACGTAATAAAAACTCAATAAAATTAGCATTTTAATGGAATTTACAAGTCTTGAAAGCCTTGATATAGGCTGATTTCAATTTTGGTCAAAAACAAAATAAATTATAAAGGAATGAATTAAAATTATATAGGATATGGGAAGCAGACCACTTCCCTACCCTATTCAAAAAAAGGACGTGAATTAATGGAATACTATAACTTCTGTTTTTCGTGTGGATATTGTTTCCAAAAGATTAAGTTTATGATGTATATTTTAAAAAAATTTATGATGAAGGGAATGAGATAAAACGGGTGGATGAATAATTCCACCCTTTATAATTATGGGATGAGTATGACGAATTTATTAATCATTATATTGTTAGTAAGTATTTTGTTAAGTATGTGGATTGTGTATTTTAAGTTAAGGAAAAAGATGAGAGAGTTTCATGATTTTAATGTGGGAGAACACAGAACGATGCAACAAATGTATTTAATGTCAAATAAGAAACAAACTAAATAATAGAGAGGGTGTTAATGAAGCAATGAATGGATAAACAATTTCATAATTTATTGAAAGACAATTTAGATTCGGTGTATGAAATAAGAGATAAGTATTTTAATGGTTTATCTTTAACTCCATTGTACAATTATGAAAGGAATGAATTAACAGGAGTATATGAAGATGTGGTAAATGAGTTGGAAGTAAATGTAAATTGTCACATGTACATTTGCTTTGTAAAAAATGACGACAAAATTTATTTGAGGCACTATAATCTTGCTCAAAACAATGGCGGGAAAAAAAATAATGGTGGGGGTAAAATGAAATTTCATGTTGAAAAACATACCTTCACAAATTGGTATATGACTCTAAAATGGTTGTCAAGTTCACATCTTTATAAGCCTAGTCAAAAGAAAGATATTTTCGATTTATTGAAAAAGTAGAATATAAAATTTTTAAAAGATAGATTGAGCCTCATAAACTCAATCGACAAGAGTAGGAATCCTTGTACCCTACTCTTCTTTTATTGTTCAAAAAACAAGGAAATATAACATCAAGGAGTGGATATAATAATGGGTGGAAAAAGTTCTACATATGAAATAATTAAAAATTTTGTGGAAATAGAATCACAAAGTGGGTGTAAATTACTAAGTAAAGAATACGTTTCAAATACTATTTTATATTTCGAATGTAAATGTGAAAATGAATTTTCTACAACATTTAATAATTTTAAAAATAATAATAAAAGACAATGTAATGATTGTGGAAAAGAAAGTGAGAAAAACAAAAGAAAACAACCATATATAGAAGTTAAAAAATATGTTGAAAATTTAGGATATGAATTAATTGATAATGAATATATAAACAACTATACACCTATAACATTAAAAGATGAATATGGTTATTTTTATTATATAAAATTTAAAGGACTAAAATTGGGCAATATTCCTCATAAATTTAACACTTCAAATCCATATACAATACAGAATATTAAATTATGGTGCAAATTGAATAATAAACCTTTAGAATTATTAAGTGAAATATATAAAGGAAATAAGAAAAAGCTTTTATGGAAATGTTTAAAAGATGATTGTAAAGAAACATTTGATGCAATATTTGTAAATATGGTTTCTACTGGTGAATGTGGTTGTCCTTATTGTGCAGGAGTAAGAGTAGGTTTGTCAAATTGTTTAGCAATTAAAAGACCAGAATTAATTTTAGAGTGGCATCCTACTAAAAATGGAGATTTGACTCCTTATGATGTTACTTGTGGTAGTCATAAAGATATTTGGTGGATATGTGAAAAAGGGCATGAATGGTCTTCAAAAATAAAAAATAGAAAAACAACAGATTGTCCTTATTGCTCTGGATTTTATCCTAGTGAAGATTATAATTTGGAAGTTTGCAATCCTGAATTAATTTTAGAATGGGATTATAGTAAAAATAATAAAAAACCAAAAGAATATTGTCCTGGTACTCAACAATATGCTTGGTGGAAATGTCAAAAATGCAATCATGAATGGGAAGCCATAATTAATACTAGAACAAGAAAAACAAGACCATCTGGTTGTCCACAATGTGCAGAATCAAAAGGCGAAAAAGAAATAAACAATGTATTAACTAGATATAATAATCCATATGATTCAGAACACACCTTTGCTGATTTGATTGGTCTTGGCGGTGGATTATTAAGATTTGATGTACCTGTGTTTTGGGATTATAAAAAAACACAATTAAGATTGTTAATAGAATATGATGGTATTCAACATTTTGAATGGGTTAAAGGTATGATGACTGAAAAACAGTTTGAAATATTACAAATACATGACAATCTTAAAGATGAATATTGCAAGAAAAATGATATAAAATTGTTCCGTATTCCCTATTGGGATTTTGATAATATAGAACAAATTCTCAAAAAAGAGTTAAATCTTTGATTTATTAAAAAAGTAAATAAAGTAAATTTATTGTAGATTAAGAACACTTCGTTATGAAGTGTTTTTTGTTGTGCAATAAAGCACAAATAAACAGACTAGGCTTGCAACCGAACACCGTAATCCTTAACGGCTGTCTGTTTATAAAATTATTTAAGGACAATATAAAAAGGAGATATTAAATATGAATGAGTTAGTAGTAAAAGAAGTAAGTTTTAATGGTGACAATTTAATTGTTGTACAAAGTAATGAAGATGGTAAAATTTATGTTGGCGTAAATTGGGTTACTAAAGGTATAGGATTAAGTGAAGATCAATGTAAAAAACAAGGAAGAAATATTCAAGAAGACATTGTATTGAAGAAAGGAAGTAAAAAGCTGAGTGCCAAATTTGACACTGGGGAAAATCGTGAAGTATGGTGTATTGAATTAGATTATTTTCCTTTATGGTTAGCTAAAATTTCAATTACTCCATCAATGATAGAGAATAATCCAGAAGTTGTAAATAAACTTATTGAATATCAATTAAAAGCGAAAGATGTTTTAGCCAAAACATTTATAAATGAAATTGATATAGATAAACAATTATCTAATTATTTGAATCTTGATGAAGATGAACGTGCAATTCAATATTTTAGAGAACGCAAAGAAAGAAAGCAAATTGAGCAAGAAAAGAAATTATTAGCAGAACAAAATGAAATTTTACAGCCTAAAGCTGAAAGTTTCGATATATTTATTGATGCTAAGAACAACCAAAAAATGAACGATGTCGCAAAATCGCTTTCAGTTGGCAGAAATAAACTATTTGAATTTCTTAGAGAAAAGAAAGTTTTAATGAGCGATAATGTTCCTTATCAAAGATTTTGTGACTCAGGATATTTTGTAGTAAAAGAATATACTATTGAAATGGGTAGTTATTGTAAAAATACAGCACAGACATTTGTAACTTCTAAAGGTGTAGATTACATAAGAAAACTTTTAAAAGAAGTTGACTATAAAATTTAACTAAGCAAATATAATAATTTACAAAATCCTCTTGACATATCTGTGTATTCGTAATATAATAGGATTATAGATATGTCAGGAGAATTAAAATGAATGAATCATAAGGGTAATAGTATTATTACAAATATAATAAAGATAAAAACCATAATATTTATATTTTTTGTATCAATAACTTTTTCATATTGTTTAAAAAGTTACATACAAAATAATATATTAATTTTTAATAAAAGCAATGAAATTATCCTTTTCAGTTTATTTATTATGATATTTTGGATTATGATTGTTTGCTTGTATTTGATTTATGAAAATAGAACATTAATAAAAGACAATACATTAATTACGTTAGAAAATCAGAAATTATTATATAAAATATTAGAGATACAAGAAATTCATTATGATTCTATTATACAATCAAATACTATAACTAAAGAATTAATAATGGATGGTAAAGTAAATGGGGAAATATAATAACTATGAAGATATTCATGTTGATTTATGGTTAAAAAGAAATTCTATTAAAGAAAAAGAAGATTATTTAAATAAAGTGATGCATCAACATGGTATAAATTGTAATTTTACGCATAATAGATATGGAGAATATGATATTTGGTTTACATATATGAGAAAAAATTATAGAATAGAAATAAATGAACAAGAATTATGTTACAATTTATTAGAAGAAAATATGGCAGGAATAAAGATGAAAAATAAATATCATCTAGTAGAAAAATTTTATGGAGATGATATTTTATATAAAATAATTAAATATGTACAAAAAAGAGGTAATGTTAATGTTGGAGTTATTGAGTGATATTGGCCTTGTATTTTTAATGAGTAGTTGGATAAATGCATGTATTGTAATATGGTGGTTTAAAATAAACAATATTAATATTAGCAAAAAGAAATATATAGTTACTATATTATTATTGTCTGGTTTTCATGCAATAATTCAAAATATTATTCAACTTTTAGCCCCATTTTTAACTATTATATATTACCCTTTAATTATATCAATAATAACTAGAACAAAATTTCTAAACAATTTATGGATTAATACTAAACTTTTTATAATTATGTTATTAGTAGAAGCTAGTATTATGATGTTATTAGAATATATTTTTAATGTAAAACTTGTAAAGACAGAATCTATATTATTAACGTTGATATATAGTATACCTGTAAGAATCATTGAAGTATTATGTGTATTATTTCTAAGTAAAAGGAGGAATTTTATATGTTTTGGCTATTATTTGGAAAACCGTCAAAAAAGAAAGATGTAAAGAAAGAAGTAATCTGTAAGTAAAACTAAAAACTAAATCAAAGAACACAACGTAAGGGCTATCTATTGAGGTAGTCCTTTTTTGTTGTGCTAAAAAAATGTAGGTGATAAAAATTTTCGATGCAATAACTGATACGATTATTCATATTTTGATACGATTTAAGTTAATCAAACAAGATCAGTCTGAAGCAATTTCTTATTATTTTTCTGGTATCTTATGCGAAATATCTATATTCTTTTTTCTAATATTAATTGGATATCATTCTAATCAGATTTTACCCATGTTGGTTATTCTAATTATATTTTCTGTTCTTAGAGGCTTTGGTGGTTCAGATGAATCTGAAGAAATTTTTCACTTCGATAATCTCGAAACATGCTTTTTTCTATCTATTCTTTCTCTTTTGGGAATTTTTTATATGTCATTGTTTTTACAAAATTTTATTATACAAATATTTATTATTTGTATAATTTTTATATTTTTCAGATTAAGAAATATTATAAACAAAGGTATGATTTTTAAAATTATATTTTTTACTATTTTGATTATGGACTTGATATTAATGTTGCTTGGTATATATCAATTTGTAAATGCAATTATTTTGACATTATCAGTTGTTATATTTACAGTAACAAAATAATAGTCTCTCCCCTCTCCCCTACCTCTCAAATCTAAATTAGAAAGGAATGAAATAAAAATACGTTAAATTAACAGAAACGTATTAATTAATCTTGAGAGGATGATTAAAAAATGGGTAATTTTCATGCGGGAACGCATTATTGTGGTGCAATATTAAGGTCTGAATTCAACTTCGATTATGATGCCACAAAAAATCAAATTACGCTAGGCGTTAATGATCAGATTTTTTATCTGGAAAATCCAACAGATAATACTACAATGGTTGCAAGGGTATTTCTTTTCACTCCAATTGGAAGCGACATAAATTTTGATCTAAACAACAATTCAAATAGTAGACTTAAATGTCAAGACAGTATACCTAACGGAATCGAGAATGAAATGTATTTAAGTTCATTTAAGGTTAGTAGTGTACTTGGTAGTATATTTGAATTTTATTGTGTGGTTTAAGAGAGGATGTGAAATAAAATGCCTTATATTGGTAATAGTTATGGAAGTGGAAGTAGTGGTTCTTCTTCTTCAAATAGTTCAACGACTTATATATCTTCAGGTACGGCTATAGCTCCAACCATTATATACAATACTGGTTTAGGAACAGTTACTATAGGTGATGGAACATATCGTTTATTTCATACTGCTAATTATACAGGAGTTATATCTGAACATGTTATAACAGGAAATACATTTGCAATAACTGAACATATTACATCATATATATGTTCAGATTACAATAACGGCACCCCAATAATTCGTACTATTACAGATTCATCTCAATTCAATTGGTCTAATATATGCCCTATTTATACAGTTACTAGAGATGGAGATAATTTTTCATATGTCAATTGGGACTCGCCCAGCAATGGTTTGCCGAATAAGATTCATGATCGTTTAATACGTACAGATAGATTTTCAAGAGAATCTGGATTAAGTATTGGAGAATCTGCAACTCCAATAATACGTACCATAATTGTATCATCGGGTATGATTTGGCAAGGGGTTTATAAAAATTCAATGGATTCAGTTGATTCATCAGTAGATATAGTTAAAATGTTATATACTGATGGCACTGGAAATTGGATAGATAGTTTTATAACTCAATATAATAACACACAATATGATACAGGAACAGGATTAGCTACTCTTACAGATGGTAATTATGCAGTAAATTGGATATTTAGAATGATAGGTAATCAAAAAGAAATTGTTGTATTTTTGGGTGATGGAGATTTTGATTTAAATACAGCAAAAGCATCTCAGTTACCTAATAATATACCTGCTTTATTTGCTATTAATGGAATGCTTATAGGTCGTATTATTGTTTTGAAAAGTGCTGATGTCGCAATTCAAATAGACAGTGCATTTACAACAAAATTTGCTGCAAGTACAGTGACATCACATAGTGGTTTGACTAGTATTATTGGTGGGGATGCTCTCACAGGGAATTATTATCATTCAGATCAAGAAATAAATAAAGATAGTGATGTTGAATTTGCTTCAGTAACAACAAATGATTATAGAAGTTTAGACAGTAATTTAAACTTAAATGCTTATGTTGGTTATGATATTATAGCTCATGATAATATAATTCCTTCTTTAAATAATTCTAAAACATTGGGTGAGTCAAGTTTAGTGTATTCTGAAACATTTACAAGAAAAGTTACTAGTGATGATGATTTATCATTAGATGCTTTAACTGGTAAAAATATTATAATTAAGAAAAGCGTTTTACCAGATTTGACAAATACTCATAGTATAGGTTCTGCTACAAAAGTTATTAAAGAAGTTTTTACAGAAAAAGTTACTTCAGATGCAGATTTAATATTAGGTTCAGCTATTGGCTCTGATATTATTTTAAGAAATGGAAACTCTGATGCTGGAATAATTACAGAAGCAGGTAATTGGGGAATTGGAAATATTAACCCCACTAAAAAACTTGAAATAACTGGTGATGTATTAATTGATGGTGATTTGAATGTTGATGGCACAGTTACACAAATTGATGTTGTTAATCTTGATGTTACTAATAAAAACATAAACTTAGCTGTAACTGATACTCCTACAGATGCTTTAGCAAATGGTGGGGGAATAGTTCTAAAAGGTACTACAGACAAAACAATACTATGGGATAATTCTAATGTTGAATGGGATATTTCTGATGGATTAGATGTTGATGGTATTATTACTGCAAATGGAACTACTAGTGATGGTAGTACAAATATATTTATTGGTAAAGATTCTCTTGGAACAGATGTGTTTAAAGTAGATACAGATGGTAGAGTTACAGCATCAGTCATTGCACCTACGGTAGATAGTACTACAGGTATTCAGATAACTAAAGCTGATAAAACAACGCCAATCATTAATGTTGATACTACTAATGAAAGAGTAGAGATCAAAGGTGTTTCTGCTTATGGAATAGCACAGTTTATTGGAAATGGAGCAGATTCGGAATCTTCAATTGGTTTTAAGGATTCTACTGATACAAATGATGAAGCTTGGGTTATTGGTAAGAATGTAGGTTTGAGTAATACAACAGGCAGATTTGGTATATTTTATTTAAATGGTGAAAAATTAGTTATTACTACTGATGGTAATATTGGAGTGGGAACTGGAGAGCCTGATGATAGTGCGATACTTGATTTAACGAGTGTAAGTAAGGGATTTCTTTGCCCTAGAGTAACGAAAGCTCAACGGCTTGCTATGACAGCAGTTGAAGGATTGGAAGTTTATCAGACAGACAATGGCCCTGGTAAGTATTGCTACACAAACAGTATTTGGTGTCAAACTAGTGGATTAGAATATTTAGTTGGATATAAAACAGCTACGACAAATGTATCGTCTGCCATAGATATAGCTTTTGTAGTTGGCACTACAAATATGAGTTCAGTGACCTCGCCAAATATTCCATTAAAGAATGGGAAAGTATATTCTATTAATGCGTATGTCCAAATTAATTCAACTGGATTATCTGGAGCAAGATTTTCTTTTGTAGACTCATCAAATGTAGCAATTTCTGCATTATATGATGGAATATGCTATACTGCATCAAGTGGAGATATTGGATCGCAACCAACAGCTGGTGGTATTTACAAACCAACCTCCGACCAAAATATAAAATTAAGAGCCGTAAGTGCATCTGGTACACCCATATTGCAATATGATACGTTTAGAATTCAAGTTATACAAATATCTTAGTAAAAACCCAATGAATCATTCGATTTATTTACTTTAGCATTACCCAATGAAATGACAATTTTAATTGGAAATCATGTTAATATATAGTATGTGAATAAACAATTATACACAATGGGTAGTAGGTATGTTCCTCTACCCTATTCCTTTATTTTTATGTCGATAAAAATATCTGTCATCACATTTTTTCCTACATAAAAATGTAGTTCATTCACATTTTTCATATCTAAATTATGCAATTCTAATAACAATTGCATATTTCTATACAATTTCTTTTCAAAAAATAAAAAATTTAAAAAACAAATAAAGGAGGAATTTCAAAATGCAAACCAGTATATTTCTTATTGATGTACATAATGCATCAACGACAATTCAAATAGGTAAGGTGGTTTCAGTTAATGACGCAACAGATTTATGTATACAAATTTGGGGAACATCAACTTCATTTATAGTATCATTTGAAGCATCATTAGATGGTATAAATTTCGATACATTTGAAGGTTATAGAATTGGTGATACAACGAAGACATTAATAACCAGTGCAACAACGAAAGGGTTATATGAATTTGATGTGACATTAGTTAAAGCATTCAGAGCAAATTTAATAGCAATAGCTAATGGAAACATAAGTGTAGCCGCTAATGGAGTAATATTAAATGATTAAAAATAATTATAAAAGGTAGGTGATGAATTTGAGAGTGAAAAATAAAAAGAATATTTATAAATCTGATTCAAATATGGCTAATATGTCGCAAGAAATGAATGGAAAAGCAAGTATTATAAACTCCTCACATATTTTTGTAGATGATGCAGCGAGAGATGTTTATTTTACTGCAAATCCAACTGAAAAAGTTGAAAACTTATTGATAAGTGTTGGAGATGGATTTCAAGAATGGAGTGGTACAGCATGGATTAGTAAAACTAAAGTGGTTGAAGATCATACTTTGAAAGTTGAATTAGTAGCTAGAGGTATTACTTGTACTCAACTAGGAATGGTGGTAAATGATAATAATGAAGGTGTTAATAATGCAAACAAACTATCGTTAGGGTTAAAAAATTATGGTACTGTAATTGTAGACAATGTTTATTACCTTAAAGCTCCATCTTCGGCTGTTGCTGAAGGAGATATTGAAATTTATGGTATTAAAGGTGGAGAGTTTAGGTTTAATCATACCAGTTCTACGGTTATGTTTAATCCTATGTATTTTACCAGTATAAAATTAAAAAATCTTAAGATGACAAATGAGTCAGTTAACAGTGTGTTGTTTTTTTATGGGGCATCAGATTTAAGCATACATCTGACAGAAGTTTCAGTTGAAGGATGCTCGTTTAACGGTTCAATTTCTTTATATAGGCATAGTGGCCCTGAGAACGTAAATCCATATGTCACGTTCTATGGAATAGATAGATTTGTATTCAAGAACAATGTAGTAAATAATACAACTTTAAGTTTTATTACTCTTGAGGATGTTCCAATTCCAATGATTATTTGTGAAGGTAATACTATTAAAAATTTTAGCCATACATTCTTAAGTGTTGGTACAACAAATGGTTTAACGTATGGTTCTCAGATTGGAACTATTAGAAGAATGGCTGAAATAAAGAATAACTATGTATACAATGATAATACTTGGTTTACTGCTGATACGGTTTATCATACATTTTTCTTGTATGAAGGATTTGAATGTAAGTACGAGGGAAACCATGTTGAGGGATTGAAGTCAATTTATGATGATGCGGTCTATGATGCATATATCTCTTGCGAAACTTTAATTTATATGAACAACACTTGGAAGAATAATATATGTTTTAATGCTACAAAAACAAACAATGTTCTATTGAAATCAAAAGGTTCTGGTACTGGGGGATTGCTTAAGAGATATTACAAAAACAATGTATATATTGTCGAGGAGGGTTATGCTGCGGCTGTAGGTCAGGACATTACTAATTTACGGGTTGCTTTCATGAGTTTGACTTCTGACTGTGAGGAATATGTTGTTGAGAACAATACTTTTGATGTATATGATTTACGTTTTGATGTATCTGGAAATCCGCACAGGAATTTTAAATTACTTAACAACAAGTTTAAATGTAAGTATACAGCAGGTTCTATGGTTATTTGTACAATATCTGATACACAACCAATTGAAAATATTATTATTAAAGGCAATACTATTCAAATAGCAGAAGCAACCACATCGAAATTAAATATAGTTAAAATGAGTGATACAAGGGTAGTAAGTACCATTCTACCAAATATTGTGGTTGAAGATAATTATATAGATGTACCTATTTTTTATGTATTCTATACATTAGCTGCAAAAAAATTAATTTTCAGAAACAATATGATTATTACTAACACTACAGGTAGTATTGGATTAATGTATTCAGGATTTTATAATGAATCTTTGATAGATAATAATATTGTTGAATCTCTTTTATCTACTTCATTCTATGAGGGTAGGCAGAATTATGGAAGTGGGTATAAGTATGAAAAAATTATGCTAATACGTACTTGTGTATCTGATGCTAATAATTGTCTTAATTTAAGATTTAATCATACCACAACTACACGTACCTATTATAAACGTAAGTATAAAGTATATACCAACACTGGTATAAAAGAATTTTATTATAGGTTTAGTCTTATTTATAATATAGATCATTGTGATATTACTTTTATTGATACAACAGATATAGAACACACCTATGCTATTGGCACATCTGAAGGGACTGGAACTTATATTAAATTGATTAACATAGGAGATGAAACTAACACTTATACTGTACGATTCAATAACGGAGCTAGTGAGACATATCTATACGTTCCTAATTGGAATGGTGCAAAATTAAGAATGGAAATTGAAACAATAGCAACAGAGTAACTACCGCACAATAGGTAAAAATAATGCTAAAATAAAAGTTCAAAATCTACACATACTAACATAACGGATACTTTATCTGTTTCTATATAAGAGTGGTTGAGAAGACTTTACATCTTCCCTATCACTCTTTTATTTTATATTATCTTTTTCCTTTCTAGTTAATTCTCAAACACCCAATAAAATTCGTGTTTTAATGGAAGTAAATTTTCAAGTCTGCAAATGTAGATATATCAAGGGTTTCAAATTTCAATAAAATTCTAAAATATTATAGAAAGAAGTGATTTCTCATATCTCAAATATTAAAACTAGTCATAGATAATGACATCGTGGACAAATATCATAAACATTATTTTAAATTATATCCTAAACGTAAGAAGAAACCAATAGAAGCCCCTACTCACCCATCTATTAATAAGTGGATGGTATTACCTAGAATACAGATGAACGCTTTGAAACAGACATGGAAAGAATTTATAATCTGGTTTGTTGTAAATCAAGGTTTAAAAGATAAAAAAATAGAAAAATGTTCTATGACTTTTATATCTTATTTCAAAACCAAAATTCGTAAGGATTGTGACAATACTGTACCGAAATTCATTCTTGATGGAATGGCTGATGAGAATGCACAGTTGATTGTGGATGATGATTCTTTACATGTGACAAGTCTAACTCTTAAATGCGAATATGACAAAGAAAGACCAAGAACAGAAATCTATATTGAATATTAAACTAAGTAAATATAATAATGTTTCACATGAAACAATTGCTTGAAAGGAGCATCAATACAATGTCTAAAGGTAAAAAGTTAAATATTTCCACTCTCAAACAGGCACATGATAAGAATTTTAATACTAAAAAGAAAATAATTGTTCAAATTGACAATAAAGATTATCCTATCCTCATAGCTGAAAAATTCGAAATAACAAAAGTTCAGGATATGATTTCTGAATTGTTAGAAGTGCATAAAACTTTTGTAGATATGAAAGAAGTTTGGAATCTTCCTATATACTCTATCTTTTTACTCTTAAAGCACTTTACAGATTTAGAGTTAGAAGGTTTATCCTATGAAGAAGCAGTAATGGTTGTAAAATATCTCACCGATTTTGAAGTTCTTGAAACTATTATTGGTGCGTTTGATGAATTTGAAGTTGCTAAATTCAATACTTATATGAAGAAAGCAAAAGAGAATGTTGAAAAGTTTGCTAAGAGTCCTGAAGTACAAGCAGAATGGCAAAATATATTTGCTGATTTGAAACAGGATTTGGGCGAGGATTTGGAAGTTACTGAAGTTGAGTCGGAAGAAAATCAGGAAGTGGTTGAAGAAAGTACAGGTGAATAATTATGGAAGGTAATATACAATTAAAAATATCGTGTGTATTTGATAATGAATCTTCAGAATTATTTAAAGAAGAAGTTAGAAAAATAGTTAAGGATATTATTAAAGAAGAGATAGCAAAGGCTGTAAAAGATATGCCTATTCCTTATTATCCTGTATATCCAGTTTATCCAACATATCCAATGTCCCCTATTTACACTACTAATCAACCTCCTATACAAGAATATGTAACTATCACATGTGATTGTACTGCTTCTATTGCTGATTGTGGAAATAAGATTATAGAAAGTTTAAAGAATAGTAGTAAGAAATGTGGGTGTAGTTACTGATGTCACTTGATAAACAAAGAAAAATAAGTGATTTCCCTCAAGGTGGAATTATAAATAGCCAAGATGGTTTAAATCTTGGCTATGCTTGTATTCATAATAATGGTATTATGTTAAATACTCAATTTGGTAGATTAAATCATGTAGTAAACAATATAAATTCATCTAATATTAACATGAGTGATTTAAATAATATTAGAATTGATTTCAATGCTAAACCTGATGTAGAGAAAATTGTAGAAGGAATTATAACACAATTAAAGAAGGTGAAATGATTTGGAATTCAGAACAATTAAGGAACTCAACGAATACATTAAAAAGCAGCTAGCAGCATCTATGCAAAAAGTTGGTGAAACAGCAGAAAGAGTGGTTCGTGAGCATGTAGATTCTGACGTTTATCGTGCATATACCCCCAAGGAATATGAAGCCACTTTTGAATTACGTGAATCACTTCATACTAAAACACCAAGAATTAAAAATGATGTTGTTGAAGTCGAAGTAAAACATAATACAGATAATATCCATTCATATGAACCTAATCAACATCATTCAGTTGTAGAAAATTATAACCCACAAGATGTTTCAGATTGGTTGCCTTACCTTGTTCATGAAGGTCAGACACATAATTTATGGGGTGATAATTCTGATGCAGCTTATTTGAAGCCTAGACCTTATTTTGATAATGCAAAAAAAGAATTAGAGCAAAGTAAGGAACATGTTGAAACGTTAAAAAGAGAATTGAATGCTAAGGGTATAAAAGTAATATAAGAATGAAAGGAAATAAGCAATGTTAAAAATCCCTGAATTTAAAATCAATGATAAAGTATTAATCAAAGACAATCTTCTTGTTGAATTACTTCGTTTAGAATTTACAGAAGAAACAGCAAAATCTTTTTCAAAGAAGTTTACAGGTAAAAAGAAAAAGATATATGACATTTGGACTGATAAAGATTCTGAACAACAATATGCAACTATAGATTTATGCTGTGAAGTACCTTTGCAATGTTTGGAATTGTGTCAGTAACACGATAAAATCAAAATTTCATAGGGAATTTTTAGTGAGTCTTGAAAGCCTTGTAAATCAAGGCTTTGTTTTTTATAAAAAATGCAGTTATTAACAATAAAAAAACAAAATAAAGGAGGAATTTTTAAAAATGCAAACAGCAGTATTTTATTTAGATGTACATAATATATCAACGACAGTGCAAACAGGTAAAGTAGTTTTAGTGAATGATTGTACGGATTTATGCATACAAATTTCAGGAACATCAACTTCATTTACAATAACTTTTGAGGCATCATTAGATGGAGTAAATTTTGATACATTTGAAGGTTATAGAATTGGTGATACAACGAAAACATTAATAACCAGTACAATAACAAAAGGTTTATATGAATTTGATGTAACGTTAATCAAAGCATTCAGAGCAAATTTAACGGCAATTGCTAATGGTAATATAAGTGTGGCTGCTAATGGAGTAATATTAAATGATTAAAAATAATTATAAAAGGTAGGTGATAATTTTGAGAGTGAAAAATAAAAAAAATATATATAAATCTGATACGCAATTGGCAACTATTGCGCGGCAGAATAAAGAAGCAAGTAGTAATGTAGCTGGCTTTAAAATTAGTATAGTGCATGATGACGGCGATACTGGTTTTGCAACAATTATGAAAGTCAGCCTTGACGCAAGAAGTTTAAAGTGTGATTTAGCTGTAAACATAGGACGTGTAGACGATGGGGTTACTGCTGGAAAATATTCAGCATCTCAATTACTGGCTTTACAGGCCGCCGGATTTGGAATACTTAATCACGGGTGGATACACGAAGCTCCAGCCGATTTAACGACAGCAGAAATAGACAATAGAGCAGCATTAGAAAAAGCTCGGTTTGCAGAGCTTGAAATTAACGATGCTTATGATTATTACTGTTATCCAGGCGTAATGACAACGGGTAGTTTGACATTAAAAAATTACCTGAAAAATATATATAAATGTAATCTCTGCAATACTGGTGCGCCCGATAATACATTTCCGTTTGATACAATGGAAATACATCGCCATCCATTGCCTAATACATCAGATAATCTTGCAACTGTTACCGCTTATCTAAATGATTGTTATAAAAACAATGAATGGGCGGTTTTATTTGCTCACACAAGTAATTTTACGGTATCTACGTACTTAGATACATTGCTTGATTATATCGTTGCTCAAGGATGGACTATAACGCCTGTAAAAACGGTGATAGATCAATTTAGAAATGTAATCGAACTTGGAAACAAAGGCGGGTCACATTTTTATTTAGATGAAAACGGCAACGTTGATTTTAGTCAAGTTAATCCGCTTATATCCTTTGATGATACCATCAGAGCATCTATTGCCGACTATTTTACAAACTGTGTTACGCATCAAATCGTTGAATACAATACAATTGCAGATATGCCCACAATAGAAACTGGAACGCTTGAAACGTATAGATTTGCCAATTATAGCACAGACAGATACGGATATCAAAAATTCAGAAAATTCAACACTACTGATCAGTGGTTTAGAAGATGGGATGCAACAGGGGGTGCTTGGGAGAGCTGGGTTAAGTATGATGTATTTACGGAACGTGCAACAAAAGATTTTGAAATTTTTGATGATTTCATATACCAGACATTAACTGCTGCTAATACTCCGTGGATACTAAATAAAGGCACAGATGAAACAGCAATAGCACCTGCGATCGCAGTAATAACTGAACGTGGCACAGCAAGGCTTATTTCAGGCAATACAACTGGAGGTTTAATAGCAGATAATGGATCACAACTAGTATGTGCAATACCAGTGCAAGCGGATACGGTTGGTCTTGCTGTTGAAGCAAGATTATTTATTAGTAATATTTTAAACATTAGTGTGAATTTTGGTTTAACTGATATAACAACTCTGGAAGAACCTTTTGAAATAGGTGCAAGTGATGCGATAACTTCAAATGCTTCAGACGCTTGTTGCTTTGTATTTGATGATGGAGCAGACACAAAAGAATGGTTTGCTTGTGCCGTAGATAGTGATGCTGACGATACAGGGAATTCTTCTACTGGAATTGCTCCTGTTTCGGGTGTAAATCAAACATTGAGAATAGAGGTAAACAATACCGGGAATACAATAACTTTTTATATTGGTGGAGTATTAGTAAAAACTCTATCAAATGCGGGAGTTACTCCAAACGTAAATTTATATGCAACGGTTGTTGTAAATTCTACATCAACTATAAGCAGATACGTTTCACTGGACTACATTAGCATATCTCACAACAGATAACTACCGTGTAAGGAGGAAAAATATGGATAAAAAAACAATAAAACCACAACTTATCGAAAATGGCGAAGGAGAAATTGCAAAAGTTCTAACTAGCATTTCCACGCATGTCAAAGAAATGAATGAATTAGGTAAAGAAGTAAAACCGTTTAAAATTAGTATAGTTTAAATAACTCATTTTGCCAATCCCCTTATTGTGATATAATTACTACTATAATTTATCAGTTTGCAGGGGAGTGGTTCTTATTAGTGTTTTAGTTGCAATTGCAGTAAAACCAAAAGATGGGTTAAAACCATACTTATTAATGGGTTCAGACTCTAAAGAAGTTTTAATCGAAGCAGTACCATTGGTAAGCGGAGAATTAGATTTTAAAATTTCTACAAATGAGAATAAAGAAAAAATTTTCAGGGTTAATGATATACTTGTTGGTATGACAGGTAAGCATGATGATACATTAATGGTATCTTTTATAGAACATCTGCGAGAAAATGACATGGAATTTGAAAAATTATCTTATTTGAGTTTTGATTACATTAAAAAATATGTAGAAAATGAAAATCGATATGATGCATTATGTGCTGTAACAATGGGTTGCTGCAAAAATTCAAAACCGATTTTAACCCGATTCACAGTAGATAAAACAAAATTAACTGATGCTAATATCAGGATTATAGAACCTCCGGATAACAATTGTATACCTTCTTATTCTGGCAAGTCAGTTGGTTTGGATGATTTACGAGAAAAGTTCGAGAAAGGTGTAAGAGACAGTATTAACATAAATCTGGTGGCTGTTAAGAAAACCGCAACGGAATATTTGAAGGCAGCCGCTGCACGCTATCCAGAAACATGTAACCAAAACATTCGTATCATGTATTTGAAGTAGTAACTACCACGCAATAGGTAATAAGGTTACGGTAAAGAGACTTAAAATATAGTCTCTTTCCTTCTCTATTTCATTTAACACTATAAAATTTAGGTTTTATTTGGTATGCTATATGTAGTGGTATAAAGTTCAGTTTATATACTATATCTTGTATATGGAATTCATTAATATTTTAACTAAATAAATATAATATTTCTATTGACAAGACTTTTCTATGGTAGTATAATGTAATAGTACAAACAAAATAGCTTATCTTCCATGTGAAGAAAAAAGTAACGTATTCCTTTTGGGAATATAGATAATAACGTTTTTCGGTATCGTATAACCGAATATATCGCGGATTGGAGCAGTGGTAGCTTGTGAGAGTCATAATCTCAAGGTCAGTAGTTCGAATCTACTATCCGCAACCATGCCCGGTAGGGTATTGCTATAGCAAAGATTTGTCAATTGTGGAGTAACTTTGGTCAGTTTCCATAATTGACACATATGCTGTAAGTATGGAACAATGGTAATCCCATCTAAGAATGGTTAGTCCGTTTCATATTTAGACCAACAGTGTATGTGGTTTCATTAGTGTAAATATTAGTGAAATGACATATGCTGTTGAAACAAAATTAATTACACAAAAAACTTGACACAATTTAACTAAGGTGATATAATAATAGTGTAATCAAAAACAAAAATAATTGAAATTAAAGGAGATAAAAAGTATGCTATCATTAAAGGAAAGTTTCAGAATCATGAATAATCTAGATTCAACTATCAATTCTCTATCCTATTATATAAAGGATACAAATAACGCAGTAAAAGTAGTTGAGAAACATTATAAGTCAAAATCTAACTCTGATACAACAGATGAGGAAATAGATATGACAGTCGTTCGTACATATCCAAATGCTACAATTGTTGATATTGTGTATTTGGTTAAACAGTTAGTTGAAGAAAAGACAAAGTTATCACTTGCAATTGAGGATGCTAAAAAATATAGTATCGCACTTGATTACAAGGAGAATGATGAAAGACTTACTCTTGACTCTGCTGTTGAAACTGCAAAGAAAAGTAGAGATTTAGCAAATACACTAAAGAATCTTGTTGATTTAAAAGCTTCAGAAACTAAGAAAATTGGGAACTCTTATAAGTTCAACATCAACGGTGATCAAACTGTATACAAGTATGATATAGAAGTAGTAAAGACAATAGATTTTGATAGAACTGTTGTCAATGACAACTATAAGAGATTGCTTGATAAGGCTGACACTTTATCTACACAGATTGAATCAGTCATGTTGAAAGATGTAGTAAATTATACACCCAAGTATAGTATACATGACTCTTTGACAGACATAGTTGATAAGTACATAGCTAGTAAGTAGGGTTTAAGAGGTAGTAATACCTCTCCTCTATTTCTATAAAATCCAAAAACAAGAATTGTGAATCGGTTCTGTTCATCGTTGGAACTATGCTAATGATGAGGTAGTCAATGCCTTAAATTGTCTAGTCATTTATTGATTAGTGAATACTAAACTTTATAATAATAGTTATCTAACTGGTAATTTACTTTATAAATAAAAGTAATGCAAATTACATACAACAAGTATGTTTAAGAGGTTCGATAATCGTTTCAAGAAGCGTAAATTCATTAATTCGATAGGTCATTAGTTCGATAAACCGATAAATCAATAGTACAAGAAGCGATTCGTTAAGCGTATTAAATATTAAAGAACAAAAACTTCTTTAAATTAGAAGAATTAAAAATTTCTGATTTTAATATAAATCAAATTGGTGCTTAAAATGATTCCTTTCTTGTTTTTTGGATAAAATAAATAGTTAAGAAAATTTATATAGGGAATTATATCAGCTGGTTAGATAGTTCGTCTGATACGCGAAAAGTCATTGGTTCGAATCCAATATTCCCTACCAAATAGTATCCCTACAGCCTCTTATCGTAAGATAATGCACAACGGTAGCATATTAGTTACCAATATCATATAATATTGGTAACATCCTGTGGACTAGTGGTTTCCACAATGGCAGGATAAGAAATTAATGTGGGAATAGTACTTGCAAAAATTATAGTCTCGTACTATTCCTATGTTAATTAAATTTGTTAAAGGATGTGATTGTAATAATCAAAATAGATAAAACAAATACAACAGGATTAACAAAAGAAAAGAAAGAAATATTAAAAAATGCAATGGGTTCTTGTAATTGTAAGATTTGTTTAACAGATGTTTTGCAGGAATGTCAACTAACCCCCACTTAAAATGCGAAAGCATTTTTGAAGTGGAGGCTTGGAGTAGAAATACTCTGTAGCAGTTGATTAGCCTCAGTAGTGAAAACTACTACGTTATGGGAAAATATATAGGTACTTCAGGATACTCCACAAGTCCTGAACTCTACGGTCTAAGACTAAACATCTCTGAGGGTAAGGAGAAGTGTTTTGGACATTAAACTTCCTAATAACATTGGCGATGTGGCTCGACCTTTATCTTTATGCTAAAGGCATTATTTATTAAGTTAAATAAAGGAGGTATTAAAGGAAACATGGTCTATATTTTAAATTTAAAAGGAGAACCTTTGATGCCTTCAACTAGGCACGGAAAAGTTAAACATCTTCTTAAAGAAGGTAAGGCAAAAGTAATAAAGAAAAACCCTTTTACTATTCAACTTTTGTATGATACTACAAATTACACTCAATTTATTACACTGGGTATTGATTCAGGATACAGTAATATTGGGTTCTCTGCTATATCAGAGACAAAAGAACTTATATCAGGGGAAGTAAAACTCATTAGTAACCAACCTGAACGTACCAGGGACAGACAACAATACAGGAGACAAAGACGAAATAAACTTCGTCACAGGAAGCCTCGTTTTGATAATAGGCGAAGAACCAAAGGTTGGTTAGCCCCTACTATACAAAACAAACTAGATCAACATATTAAATTGGTTGAAAGAGTTAAATCTTTAATCCCAGTTAATAAAACAATTATTGAAGTAGCAAACTTTGATATACAAGCAATAAAAGATATTGATATTCAAGGTATAGGATATCAACAAGGTGTACAATATGGATTTTGGAACTTGCGTGAGTATATTTTACATCGTGACAGTCATATTTGTCAGAATCCTAATTGTAAGCACAAAAAAAATGCACCTAAGTTTGATTATATAAAAAGCAATATACCGTTACAGGTACATCATATTGGTTATTGGCACAATGACCGAACAGATAGACCAGAGAATCTAATAACACTTTGTATTCACTGTCATACCTCTGCTAATCACAAGAAAGGTAAATTTCTTTATGAATGGCAGCCGAAACTAAAATGCTTTAAATCAGAAACCTTTATGTCAATTATACGGTGGAGATTAGTAAACCTAATTCAAAATGAACACACTTATGGTTTTCTGACCAAAAGCAAAAGAATTACACTTAATTTAGAGAAAACACATTACAATGATGCTTTTTGTATTGCTGGTGGTTCAACTCAAAAGAGAGTAACCCCCTTAATGATAACCAAAAAACGCAGAAATAACCGAATACTACAAAAGTTTTATGATGCTAAGTATGTAGACCAACGAACAGGTGAGAAAGTATCTGCTTCAGATTTGCATTGTGGCAGAAGAAAACGGAATAAAAATTTAAATGACGAGAACCTAAAAAAGTATCGTGGTAAAAAAATAAGTAAAGGCAGAATAACTATAAGAACAAAACGTTATAAATTACAACCTAATGCAGAAGTAAATTATCAAGGTAAGAAATATCTTGTAACAGGTGTTGTGAATTACGGTAACTATGTAAGGTTAAAAGGATTAAAGAAGGATATTAAATCAAAAGAGGTACAATTACTTTATCTTAATACAGGGGCTTTAATCTGTTAATGTCATTCACTCCCCACTTGAAGAAGTGGGGCTACTCTGACACAAAACTGATAGAGATAGTTTTATAAGCCAATGAATTCGGTCTTTTAACGTGTTTTACTTGATGGCGGGTATGCCAACCGAAATTATCCATTAAAACCACAACGACAACATCATAGCACCCCAAAATAAGCTTGGTTGTACGACAGTGGGAGGATAAAACACACAAATAGTTTGTTGATGTCAAATTTGTGTGAAGAGAAATCAACCATGATACACGTATAGTTGCCTGTCGTATGTGTAAAGTGAATCCTGCTTGGAATAAGCAACAGGAGAAAATCTAAACATCTATAAGGTCGGAAATGGTTCCCGACACACTTTTGTAATCGAATTCAAAATAATGGAGTGGCTTCGTTCGTTTTGAGTTTGTGAGAAAGTATCTGAGATGCAGGATATGCCGCCCTGCTGTAGATGTTTGGAAATCTATATAGAGCTTTAGGCTCAATCTTATTTTTATTGTAGAAGGAAACATCCGCATGTCTATACGATTTGCGGATATTTTCGTGTGTAATAAAATAAAAAAATAAAACAACGGAGGTGGAACGAATGGCAAAAGTAGTAAAAATAAAATATTTTACAGATGAAAAGAAAGCATTAATAAATCCAGATAATAAGATTCTTTATGGTAAATATTTAAAATCAAATATTCTTAAAAATAAAGAGGTTAAGGATACAACCTATGCTATATATGAAAATTATGTAACTCAATTCTTAGTTTATTTAGCTGAAGAATGGGATAATGTTAATTTATATCATGAAGATTTTTTTGAAAATGCCATAGAAATTATAGAAGGATTTATGTCGTTTTGTCAGGACACTTTGCAAAATAATAAAAAGGTAATTAATACTAAAGTATCAGCAGTATCTTCTTTTTATAATTGGAGTGTTAAAAGAAAAGAGATTACATATCATCCTTTTGATGGTAAAATCGAAAGAATGAAAGGTGCTGGAGATGAAAGAATAACTAAAGATTATTTTCTTACTGAAGAACAAATTTTGACAGTTGCTAAAGAATTAATTACAAATCCAAAATTTGATATTCAAGATAGGATATTATTTCATTTAGCAATAGATTCAGCTAATCGTATTGGAGCAATTTCAAAACTTACTTTATCAGCATTGGATATAGATAATATGCTATTCGAAAATATACGTGAAAAACGGGGGAATCGTGTAGAAGTTGTCTTTGAGGAGTTATGTAAATCCTACATTGAAGAATGGCTTATTATGAGAAAAGATATGGATAATCTTACGATTGATTCTTTATTTATGACTAGATATCATAATGAATATAGGATTATGACAAGGAGTACTATATCTGACAGAGCTAGAAAAATAGGTACTTTATTAGGAATTGAAGATTTCCATATGCATTGTTTTCGTAAGACTTCTATAAATAATGTAATGCTTTTAAGTGGTGATATTGAAATGGCAAAAGAACACGCTGGGCATAAATCGACTGACACAACTTTGATCTATATCAAAAAGAAATCGAAAACGGAGATCAGAGAAAAATTAAAAGAATTAAAAGAAAAGAAAAAGGCTGAAGCAGATAAAGTTAAACAACCAGAATTAATAACTCCAATAATTAATGAAGAGCAGGAATAGAGAACAAAATCACATTCCCCTTAAAGAAAAATAACTAAGTCCTCTACCCTAACTCCTACATATTAAATTATACCCAAAGAGATTGCTAATGTCAAATGCAATCAAATTCGATTGCAATAAGTTCAAATAGTAAATAGATATATGATATTTAAAAGAGAGGTAATAAATGGTGAAATAATATGGTTGAATTACAATTTACTGAGGAACATATAGAACGAATTGTAACGCTTGAAACAAAAGTTGATAATATAGAGGACAAGATTGGCTCATTAAATAAAATAGAAAATGCTATAACAAAAATATCTACACTTATGGAAATTCAAGCAAAAGATGAAGATAAGAAAGAAAAAAATTTAATGAAACAATCTGAAATGTTATCAGGATTAAGTAAAACTCTTACGAAAGTAAATGACAATCTTGATTCTTTAAATACAGAAATTAAGGAAACGAATATAAGGATTGATAAATTGGAGAATAAGTTTAGTATTGAAACTGAAAAAAGTAAAATAGATATACGAGACTGGTTAAAGACTGTAATCTTGAAGTTTTTGTTGCCCACAAGTGCTATTGGTTTTATTGTCTATGAAGCTGGAAAAGTTTTAAAGATAATTAAATAAGTATAATAATTAAAAACAAGAACAATAAGGCAATAAAAACATTGATTCATTGGGTTAATTTTTAGAGAGTCATTAATTGGCTCTCTTTTTAGTTTAGGAAATTACTTAAAAAGTTTATATAGAAAAGAAATCACAAGAGAGTATTGGATATTATCCTATCTCTTTTTTTATTGTTTAAAAATAAATTATGAAAGGATGATGATATAACGATGGCTAACGACAACTCACAACTTTCCATATTATTACGTGCTAAATTGGATTCCGCACAAGAATCATTAAAATCAATAAATTTAGAAATTGATAAGCTTTCTAAAAACCCTGCTTTAAGTAAGTTAAAATTAAAAATTGACATTGATACTAAAAGTGTTGAAGATTTATTATCTAAGATAAATAAATTACAAGCTGGATTTAATGGCTCTGGTGGTGGAACTGGTTCTAAACCTTTTATAGATGATAATTTAGTAACTGAAAAAATTCAAAGAATCAATAATTCTCTTGAACGGTTAAAAATAAATAAAGATAAAGTTTTTGCTGATGTAGGAGTAATAGCAGAAGTTAACAGACTTAAAGAAATGGAAACTTCATTTAAAAAAGGTGAAGTTACTGCTAGACAATATGCATTACAAATGGATAATGTACGGACTAAAGTTGCTCAAGTTTCTGGTTCGTTTCAAAACGTAAATAAAGATGGGTATTCATTTGTTCAAATGCTTGAACTTGCTGCAAAAAAAATAGCAATTTGGGGCTTGAGTACTCAATTGGTGTACGGAAGTTTCAAACAACTAAAACAGGGAATTTCTTACATTTCCGAATTATCGAATTTTCTCAACGAGATTCAAATTGTAACAAATAGAACTAGTTCTGAAGTTGATAATCTAGCAAAAAGTTATAATAACCTTGCAAGAGAAATGAAAGTTACTACAAAAGAGATTGCAGGAGAAGCAGCAAATTTGTACAGACAAGGTTTGGATGATACTCAGGTCGAAGAAAGAATGAAGGGTATTATTCAGTATGCGAAGATAAGCAGTATTTCTTTGGCTGATTCTAATAAAATTATAACTGCTACTGCTAATGCAACTGGACAGTCAATTCAAAAAATTATAGATATTTTTGCATTATTGGGAGATACTACCAGCTCAGGTGCAGATGAAATTGGTGAAGCCCTACAGAGAGTGGCTTCTGCTGCTGAAAATAGCAATCTATCTTTAGAGAAAACTTCAAGCTGGTTGGCAACAATTTCTAGTATTTCCAGAGAAAGTTCATCAACTATAGGACGTTCTTTAAATAGCATTATTTCACGATATGAATCTATAAAAGCTAAAGGCTTTAATGAAGAAGACGCTACAAAAATTAATGATGTTACTAAAGCTCTTTCTGCAATTAAAATAAATCCCACAGTAAATGGACAATTACGTGATTTGGCTGAAGTTATGGATGAAGTAGGTTCTAAGTGGGATGGATTAACTAAAAATGAAAAGGCATATATAGCTACTACGATGGCGGGTTAACAAAAAAAGCCCTTTTATACAGTAATGTATATCAATAGTGAACCATATCGGTGAAAGTCTTAGCCGTAAAGGTCGGAAGATAACGCCGAGATAAGAAATATATAAATATAATGGAGGTAGAATGAGATGAAAAATACATCTTTGTTATCTAATCAATTAGAAATAATATTAGGTGGTCTTTTAGGGGATAGTTCAATTAGAAAAAATACTAATCAAATTAATTTTGGTCATTCAGAAAAACAGTTCGAATATTTAAGTTGGAAACATAATGAATTAAAAAGCATAAGTACAAATATAACAAAAGTATTAGTAGATAATAAATATATACGATATAATTTTGAAACTTTAAAAAAAGTTAGTGAAGAATTTAAATTTATATCATTATTAATATTTGATAAATTTGGTAAAAAAAGAGTTAATAGAAAATGGTTGAATCAATTAACTCCTTTATCTTTAGCTATATGGTGGATGGATGATGGTTGTTTATCAATACATAAAGGCAACAGATATGGTAAATTATGTACTCATTGCTTTTCATATGAAGAGCATGAAATAATGAAACAATATTTTAAAGTTAAATGGGATATTGATATTCAAATTAAATTAGAAAAAAATGAATATTATTTTTGTAGATTAAATGTAGAAAATTTAAAAAAATTAATAAGTATTATATACCCCTATATAATACTTATACCTAATATGATTTATAAAATTGATTTAAATTATATTAACAATGTTAATTTAGGAGATTTTGAAGTAATATATAATATTATAAAAAATTCTAAATTAACATAATATATATTTCAATCTTAACGACTGAATGTTCACCTCCTATTTTATAGGATGAAGTCACAGTCTGAACATCTATGGAAACATAGAGAGTTGAGGTCAAGTGTAAAGACACTTTTAAGAAGAACCTTAACCACCATATATTAATATGGTCAGTAAGCGAAAGCTGAAAGTAACAGAATGACATTCCAACGTAATAGATTTATAACCCTCATGAATAATTATGATGATTCTCTTAAAAATTATGAGAATGCTATGAATTCAGCAGGGACAGCTTCTCAGAAGTTCGCTATTTACCAAGATTCTGTTCAGGCAAAATTGGATGAAGTAACTGCATCATGGGAAGGATTTTGGCAAAATAGTATTAATTCTTCTGTAATAAAAACAGTGTTAGAATTATTATCTCAATTAATAGATGGATTTGATAATGTCGGTAGAATAATATTAATTACTTCTGGAATATTTATTGCATTTAAATCTAAGGCAATTATTGATTTTATTGTTGGTATTGCCGCCACTATAAAAGGGTTATTTACTTTTACGGCTGCTGCTAACGGTGCTGCCGTTGCTGCTTCTACTTTTCAAAAAGCATTAGGTATATTTGGATTAATTACAACTGCCATTACTTTACTGGTTGTTGCTATTGATACACTATCAAATAAACAGGAAAATCTTAATAAACAAATTCAAGAAAATATTAATAAATATCAACAACAAAAATCAGCTATAGATCAATTAATTTCATCATATAAACAAAATGCCGAATTAGCAAAAACAGATGAAGATGCTAAAAATACTCTTTATGATATTCAAGCTGAATTAGTTACAATATTTGGAGAAAGTGCCAAAGCAATAGATTTAGAAAGTGGTGCTATTGATGATAATATTGTCAAGATTAAAGAATTAAATAAAGTTAAATTACAAGAATTTTTAGATGCTAATAAAATAATTGCTGATGAAAATAAAAGAATATTGGCAGAGCAAAAGTTTGGCACGGCTAGTTTTGATGTTGGTACGTATGGTGCTTCTGTAGGAAAATTTATTACTAATGGTGATAATTTAACTCTTAAAGAATATATAGATTCTTTAAAAAAATTAAGAAATGAGTTAAGTACTGGAGCATTACCTGATTATACAATTGATTCAATTAAAGGTGTTCAAAATTTAAACACAGAAATTGACAAACAGGAAAAGAAATATAATGAACTAAATGGAATTATAGTTCAAGTTGATACAGCACAAAAACAATTAACTGGTTCAACTGAAAATACAGGTGATGTAGTAGAAGATGCAGGAAATAAAATTCAAAAGTACACTCAAGACTTAGACGAACTAAATAAAGTTACCGATTCAGCACAATCCACCTTCAAAGATTTATCCTCTATGTATGAACAGGTTAACGAAGGTCAAGAACTCAACAATGATCAAATGCTTGATTTAATTCAAAATTATCCTGTCGTTCTTAATTATATGGATTCTGAAGGTAATCTCCTAGTATCTCAAACAGATTTATTAAAGATTCTTTTTGAAGCCAAAAAAGCAGACCTTAAATTAACGCTTCAAACTGAGAAAGACAAAGCAGATGCAGTTATTAGAAGTTTAGAAGTTCAAAGAGATGCATATTTAGGGTTTTATAGTGCTATAGGAGCTACTTTAGGATATTCTGAAGAACAAGCAGCAACCATGTTTGGTTTTGATAAAGAATCGTATGATAAAGCAGTTGTGGCAGCTAAAGATGCACAGGCTAAAATTAATGCTTTAGATAAGTTGACTTTTAAGGATTATAGTGGTAAAAAAACTAGTTCTAGCGGTAAAGAAATAGATGCTAATCTCTCCCTTATCGAAAAGGACAGATATTCCCAACTAGAAGCCTCTCTAAATAAAACGGATGTTTTATTGGAAAAAAATAAAGCACTTCAAGCACTTCATGAAGATGATATTTCTTTAATGAAGGAGGAGCAACAACTTCTTAAACAGAAGCAAGATCAATTGCATCTCATAAATGAAGAACGCCGTAAAGAACGTGATGAACTTCAAAAATCTATGTCTTCTCAGGGGTTTAGTTTTAGTGGTACTGGGGACTCTACCTCTGTTGCAAATTACACAAATGTAATTAATAAACTTACTGATGATGTGAACAAACACAGAACCGATAAAGATAAAACTTATTACAATACTCTAAAACAACGTCTTGAAGATGCACAGAATAATTTTAAAAGATTTAATGAACTTCAGATTAATGAAATTCCTAAAGCATCTATTGAATGGTGGAATTTGCAAAAAGCTATAGGAGATGTTGATGCTCAGATTTTAGAGACAACTGAAAATCTTGCAGAAGAACGTCTTCAAAACTTAGCTGATGTTGAAAAACAACTTGTAGAAATTATCAAGCAAGGTGTTCAAGATAAGATTGACGTTTTAGAAAAAGAACATGATAAAGAAATGGAATTGCTTGAAGAACGTCATGATGCTCGTATTGAATCATATGAAGATGATTTAGATGAATTTGAGGATTACACTAATGAGAAATTAGGACTTCTTGAAGATCAATATGATGAAGAAGATTTTCTTAAAGAACTTTCAAAGAAACGTAAAGAAGCTAATGAGATTCAGCAGAAAATAAATGAATTATCTCTTGATGATAGTCTTGAAGCTCGTACTAAAGTTGCTGAATTAGTAGAAGAATTAGCAGATAAAGAAACAGAAATTACTAAATTCAAAACTGATAGAGAACGTACATTAAGAAAAGATGGCTTATCTGATCAATTATCTGATTATCAAAAATATATTCAAGAGTTGAAAGATAAAGAGAATGACAGATACGAAACTAAAAAAGATATTCTTGAAGATGAATATGAAGAAGATAAAACTCGTTTAAACAAACAATTAGAAAATGAATCTTTATATGCTGAAGCCAGAAAATTATTAATGAATAGTACTTTGGAAGAAATTGCTGAAAAATTTGATTTGTTTTCAGATAAATTTGGTGAAGGATTATCTGTTTTAGGAGATAAAATTCAAAACGAATTTATTGAAAAACTTAAAGATGCTTTAGCTTTAATTGAAGAAATGGGTGGATTTGATATTGAAACTGGTACTTCTGGAAGTTCTTCAATTATAGATAAAATGAAACAAAATTCTGCTGCTTGGTTTGATGCTTCTGCTTCAGAAAAAGAACGTCTTGCTAATGAAAATCTTGAATTGGGTACATCTCTAGGTTGGGTTCGTAAAGATGATGGGCATTGGTATAAACCAGATGGTACTAGAGCATATGCCAGTGGAACATTAAGTGCTAAAGCAGGATTAGCCAAAGTTAATGAACAAGGTACAGAACTTAGAGTTTTAAATTCTGGTGATGGTATTGTAAATGCTGGTTTGACTAAGAATCTTATTGATTTTGCTAAAATTGCTCCTGATTTCTTGAATAATTTTAAGTTTCTTACTCCAAAATTACCTAATATATCAGGTGGTAATGGAATGACAATTGATGCTTCTATTACAGTTGTTGGTAGTGTGGATAAGTCGTTTATGTCTCAATTGGAAAAATCTCAAAATAATCAACTCGATAAAATAATAAAGAGTGTAAGTAGGACTACTGTGGGTAGAGGGAGTTTTTAATTTAATTCCCTCTCTTCCCTATTTTAAATTTTAAAAAATTAATTCTTAAAAGAAAGTGAGGTGTGGTTCAATGTTTATTTCTACAAATTTCACATACGATAATTCTACAAGTGATGAGATGGGAGTTTGGCTAGTTAGAGTCGAAACAGGATTGGTAGAACAAAATTTTGGTATTCCTAGAACCACTATAACAGAGAAAATTAAAGGTCGGAAAAGACCTTATTTATATGGTTTTACAGAGGAAGTTATTAAATTCAGTATTACATTAGCAAAAAGTAATACCAATCATACTTGGACTCTTGCCGAAAAAAGATCAATCTGTACTTGGTTGTTTAAAAATTCATATAAAGATTTTGTCTCTGATGATGATATCGAAATTGTTTATAAATGCGTTGCTGTTGGTTCTCCGAAATTTTATACTAGTACAAATGAAGATGGATACTGCGTTGTGGATTTTGAGTGTGATGCACCTCATCCATGGAGTGCTTCGAATGTACAGACATTTGATTTGAGTAGTATTAGTTCTGCTACTACGATTCAGATTCAGAATTTAAGTAATATAGATGATTATTATTATCCTGAGTTGGAATTCCAATTAAAAAGTACTGCAACTGCATTTAAACTTGTGAATAACAATGACGGTGGGAGAATATTCGAATTTACAGGACTTAATGCTTTGGAAACAGTTTATATAAATAATGAAACTAAACAAATTATCTCGGACTCGGGTAACTATAGGTATTCTGCGCTCACCGATAAAAGATTCTTTCGGCTCCCTTATGGTACATCAAATTGTGTAATTTCGTATCCTTGTATTATTACAGTTAGATCACAATTTCCGATAGCAAAGTAAAAATTTTATAGTTTTTGATTAATGATTATTTGGAAAAGAAAAAAAGTTTTAGGGATAGATTGAATTAGCTATTCAATTGAAAAGTGTCCTCCACTTCCCTTTTTATTTTTGTGGAGGATAAGAAGGAGGAAAATTATAATGGCTATAAAAAAATATACATTAGTTATTGCAAAAGAATATATTGAAAGTATTGGATTTACATTACTTAATTATGATGAAAAAACTACATATGCTATATTTATTGATAAAGAAGGTTATTTATATAAATCTCAAATTTATAAGTTAAAATCTAATAGGAGGCCAAGATTTATAGATTCCAGAAATCCATTTGTAGTATACAATATAAAATTATGGTTATTAAATCATAGAAATAATTTAAGATTAGTTTCGGATTACAAAAATTGGACAACAAAATTAGTTGTTAAAGATTATGAAGGGTATATATATTCTATTTTACCACAAGGAATAATAAGAAATTATATACCTAGAATTGTTGATATGGCAAATGATTGTTCTATACAAAATTTAAAGTTATGGTTAATAAAAAATAATAAAAATTTTATTTTACTATCATCCGAATATAATGGGTGTGAAAATAAATTATTATTTAAATGTATAAATGAAAATTGTAGGGAAAGTTTTTATATGAATTGGTTGGATATATCTCAAGGAAATGGTTGTCCTTTTTGTGCTGGCAAACAAGCTGGATTATCAAATTGTTTAGCAACCAAAAGACCTGATTTAATATCAGAATGGCATTTAAGTCTCAACGGAGACTTAACACCATATGATGTAACTTGTGGGTGTAATAAGGATATAATATGGCAATGTGGTAATAATCTTAATCATATATGGAAGGCGAAAATATATAATAGAACACTTAGAAATGATGGATGTCCACAATGTAATCAATCAAAAGGAGAGGTAAAAATAGAGGAAGTTTTAAACATAAATAAAATTTATAATATTTCTCAACATAAGTTTCTTGATTGTAAATATATTAATAGTTTGGAATTTGATTTTTTCTTACCTGATTATAATATAATTGTCGAATATCAAGGTAAGCATCACTATGAACCTGTAGATTTTGCTGGTAGAGGCATAGAGTGGGCTGAGGAACAATTTAAAGAGAATCAAATTAAAGATCAAATTAAAAGAGATTATTGTAAAAATAATGATATAAAACTTATTGAAATACCATATTGGGATTTTGATAATATTGAAGAAATCTTAATCAAAGAATTAAATTTAGATAAAGTAAACTAATATAATAAAGAAGGTGATTACAATTGTTAGTAGATGCTTTAACTATCTACAAATTTCCTAGTCGTTATAGACTTTATTTATGCAAACCTAATAAGGAAATAATTTCCATATTAGAAGAAGCATACAACATAGTATATTCTCCAAACCTTGTAAATTGTGATGATTTAACATTCACAATTCCTTATCTTATTGATGGTGAAGTAAATCCTAATTTTGATTTAATTCGTGGACACTATTTAATATTTATGGAGCAAATTCTAGAAGAAGATAACACGGTATTACTTCAAAAATATTTCTTAATAATAAAACCTAACAAACAGGGTGACAATCAAGATATATTAGAAATTGAATGTAAATCATTAGAAAAACAACTTACTAAAATTTTAAGAAATTTTAAAGGTGTTAAGAAATTATACAGGACTTCTGCTGAAATTGCTGCATATGTAGCCTCAGAAACATATCCAACTTTACAATCATTTATAGAAAGCGGAATACTAAATGTAGTAATTTCACGTTGTCCTAGTTGGTCTATAGGAGATATAGACACTGATTTGAATAATATATATAGAAATATTGATGTAGATTCTCAGGCAGTATTAGATTTTTTGCTTAATACATGTCAAAAATCATTTAATGCAATATTTTTATTTGATACGATTAATAAGAGTATAAGTGTAAAAAAACTAAGTTCAGTAGGCATTAATAAAGGTCTTTTTATATCAGAAGAAAATTACATAAAACAATTTGGTGAAAACGCTGATTTTTCTGAAATTTGTACGAGGCTCTACTGCTATGGTAAGGATTCACTTTCAATCAACGCAATCAATCCCACTGGAACCAGTTATATCCAAAGTTTCTCATATTATAAGTCAACAACGTATATGAGTCAAAGTTTAATAGATGCTTTAAACGCTTATGACACTTTATTAACTAGTAAAAATACAGAGTTCCAAACACTACTAACTAGTCTCAACACATATACATCTCAATTAGCTACAAAAAATGACGAGTTGGATGTGTTGGAGGCGGCTCTTACTGTATTGAATGATACGAAGGATGGGTATATACAACAAGATAGTCAAGGTACTATTCCTACATACAGTGGTTCTACATCATATATAGTAGGTAATGTTGTAAAATATAATAATTTATTTTACAAATGTATATTAGCATCTATAGGTAATTTACCAACAAATATAACATATTGGTCTTCCATCAATGCACAGATAACAGCAAAAGAGACTGAGATAACGACTAAGAATACTGAAATAACTACAACTCAAGGCAATATTGACACTACTAATACAAGTATTACTACTTTGAGGAATACAATTTCATTGTCTAGTAATTTTACTGTTGCTCAAATTTCGGAACTTGATAATTTTGTGCATGAACGAGATTTTAATGACACAAATTACATTGACCCAACCGAATTGAGAGATGCAGGTATAGAAGTATTAGCAAGAATCAATACTCCTCCAATCGAATTGAACCTTGAAATTGTGGATTTTTTGAATATTGTAGAATGCCAACAGGATTGGAATAAATTAAAAATTGGGGATATTATAAATATACAATACTCTAAATTTAACATGAATGTAGAATTGAGGCTCATAGGGTACGTTCACAATTGGGAGGAAAACTCCCTTCAATTAACATTCAGCAACAAAAGTCGTTTAAACGATCCGAATATGATCTGGGAAGAGCTACTTCAGAATTCAGTAACCACATCTACATCCATCGACATTAACAAATTCACTTACGGGCAGTATGTTGATTCTGGTGAGCAATCACAGTTATTATCTTACATCTCATCTGAATTAGACCTAGCAGCACAGAAAGCGAAAGCAGGAACGAATCAGAACATTGAGATAAGCAAGCGAGGGATTACGTTAACTAACACCACATCTGATTTGAGACAATTGAGGTTATTAAATGATTTGTTAGTATTTTCAACTGATGGTGGTCAGACAGTAAAACTTGCGATTTCGCCTGATGGGGTAGTAGCAGAAAATGTTTACGGAAAGTTAGGAGCATTTGCAACAGTAGTAGCAGACCAAATAGTTGTTGGTGACGCTGGAGAAAAAATTGCAGATGGTGTAATTAACAGTGCAACTACATGGAATAATAGTGTACAACGAGATACATATTATAATAGAGTAAAAATATCAACAACAGGTGGAATTCAAGTTTTTGACAATCAAGTTACTCCTGTAGAAAGAATACAAATTGGTAATTATGCTACTGATAAATATGGTATTAGAATTAAAAATGCTGCTGGAACTGCAACTGTGCTTGACCAAGATGGTATTATTCAATCATGGGGCGATAGTTATGCTGATAATGTGGATGCTACTCATAAGCTAAAAGTTAAATTCTATGTTCCTACTGAAACATTATCAGTTAAAAAAGTATTGCTTAATTTTTCTCTTGAAGCATTCAGATCATATGAGACAGGTGCATCAAGTGGAGGAGGACAGACATCAAGCAGTGGAGGTAGTGGGACTTATAGCACCACTGATGAAACGGGTTTAGGCTATGGTGGATATACGGACAATGCATCAGCAACTTCACCGCATAATCACTGGTTTGATTTTTCCCTTTCTAATCATTCACATAATGTAACGCTATCCAGTCATTCACATACTGTGTCAGACCATACCCATAACTTGACATTTGGCATATACGAGGGTACTTCCGCTACAGGTGTTAAGGTCTATGTTGACGGTACTTTAAGACTTGACAATGGTGGTGCAGGATATACAACGGATCAGGCAAGTCTTGATTTATCGTCATGGATTACAACGACTGGCTGGCACTACATAGAGCTTTCAAGCACACAATTGGGTAGAATTAATTGCGCTTATTTTATGCAGGTATTTTTAGGAGTATAAAAATTTGAAAAGCAGTTCAATGTTGATGAAATCGGTATAACCCCTGATAATTACTTGAGTTTTGTCGTTGAGGTCAATATTGAGCTGCTTACCTTTAAAGGTTAATGCCAATTCGGTTATTATTGTTTTCCCGTTTTCGATGGAAGCTGATTCACTGACGGCAACATCGTATTTCTTTATGATAGTGTCCGTGCTTAAATAGGTATTTCCATCAGTATAAAGCAGTTCATAGCCATTGTCGTATATTTTAACGATACCATTACTACCCGTTTCAATTTCAAGCTCTTTGGTTTCTTCTTGGGCGAAAGCTCCAGTAAACATTGTAGTCATGATGGCGATTGTTAGAATTAAACTTATGATTTTTTTCATGGTATTTTACCTTCCTTTTTAAATAATTTATTTATGTAAGTATACGTTTGTATTTCGTATTTGTCTTACAATACCATTATACTACTATGGGAAAAATTTGTAAAGGGTTTTAACAAAATAAATATAATATTTTTAAAAATTTATTTTATTGGTAAGATGAACTAAATATGTTGGGATAAATATAAAAGTAATTACTTCCTTATTATAGTAGTTTAGAAAACGTTACCATTTCATAACAAATATTTACATACTGTAAAACTATGATATACTATATATAAGAAATATTATAATATTCTGGAGGTATTTGTTATGAAAAGAATTAAATGGTTTACTTTAGGTGTTGTTTTAATATTATCGATATCTTTATTACTTATCGGATGTTCAGACATTGAAACTAATGCCACTTCTATAACTGAAACTATTGTTACCTCAATTCCTACTGCAACTCCCATACCAGAACCAGTTGGTTTTGAGAAGTTTATGAAGGATAATTCATTAACTTTAACAGCAAAAGATTTGCAATTTGATATGGTTAATAATCTTGATAAAGAATTTGGATTAGAAGGTTATGCTGAATTAGATGATTATTATAATTACGGATTTGATTCAGACATAGAGAAAGATTATTTTTGTATGAGAGTTGAACCTGTCGGTGGAAGGTTTTCTGATTCGTGGTATATTTATTGTCATCGTGATAGTTTTAAGAAATTGTTTCAAAAGTTAAAAGACCTTAATGTTGTTGAGGTTTATGTAAAATGTAAAATACCAAAAAGTATATATGAGGATAATCAAGGTAATATGGCTGAAGCTATGAGAATTGGCTATTAGAAAGAGAGATTTAATCTTTCTTTCTAAATATTTTAACAAAACAAATATAATGACTCTTGACAATATTACGTTTTGTGTGGTATAATTAATTATGTTAAATTTTTAACCTCTATTCCCTATTTGAAATTTTAATACATATATAATATAATGGTGAATGGAGGATTATAATATGATTAAGATTATAAGCAGAGAAGATTCAATAGATGATAAAATTATTAAAGATGATAAAATAGTTGTTAGGATCAATACAGAATTAAAAGAAAAATTCATAAAATTACTTGATACCAAAGGTACTAATGCTTCAGATTATTTAAGACAATATATTGTTGAAACAGTAAACAACATTAACAAATATAAATTTGAAGATTCAACTAAATCATACATTATGGAAACAACACAGCCAGAGATTGAATTATATAAAAGATTAAGTGAACTTGAAGCCAAAGTAAAAGCAATGGAAAATATTTTGAAAAATCAAGGAATCGTTAAATATTAGAAGTAAAGTGAAGATAGTTTGAGCTAATTGATTATAATGCTTTGTTATCACGTTGTTACAACATTGTTATAACAGTAAATATCCTTTATACTATATTTTGTAAGGTAAATATTGCCTTAACGAAATGTATATGGAGGTTTTTATTATGTGTACAAAATCAATCAGAAAATCCAAACTCAAAAAATCAAAAGAAACCCAACTCACTCCCCTATCAGTCTTAGAATTCAAGAAAGACATCAAGCGGTACAAAGGAAATCCAGCATCCATAGAATTCATGGGAGAACATATTAATATTGGTTGTAATTTTGACCAATTGAATTTACTTTCAAGTGATGATATGGGATTGCTTGTATTTTTAAACTGGGACATTTCTAGACCTGAGATATCCATAAGAGAAGAAAACATTAGTAAGGTATTCTATTCAACACATTACTACCAGATTGAGTTAAAAAACCATGACTTAATACATATTAGTTTTACAGAAAACGAGTATCTTGAGATCGGTACTTCTGGTAAGGTGGTGTTGAATATGTAAATGGAGTTACTGTTCACACCCCCTTAAGCAGTTTAAAATAAATTGTGTCGCAATAATCAACTCGTAACCCAAAACATAGAATCATCAGTAGCAAAAAGACTTTGAAACCATTGAAATTTCAAGGTTTTTTTGCATTTTTTATTGACATAAATATGGTTATGTGATATACTTAACACATAACCATATTTATCTGAGGAGGTCTTGATTATGGCTGTTATATACCAATACGACAAGCGCTCCGGTATCACTTACGCATACGAGTCTTATTCCTATTGGGACAAAGAAAAGAAAATGACTCGGGCGAAGCGCAAACTGATCGGGAGGCTTAACAAAGAAACCGGCGAGATTGTGCCGACGGACGGTAGGAATAGAGACGGGAAGCTCAAGGAAACCGTTGATAAGGAGCCAGACTACAAATCACTGTATGAGAAACTGTTGAAAAAATACGCAGCGCAGGAAACTTTGGTGACGGCGCTGAAAGAAGAACTCAAAAAACTAAAGAAGAAGGGTGAGTAATGTATGTTGTTCGGAAGATTTGAATTCATCACAGATTTGCAATATAAGGTAAAGCATCTTCAACATGAAGTAGATGCTTTTAAGTCTGGCGAAAAATATGTAAAGATGAATTCAAGCTTCCAAGCAATGCTCGATGAAAGAAACCGCGAGGTAAAAAAGCTGCGGAACGAACTTGCCGACTCCCGCAGCGAGATGGTGACCGTCCGCAACAACTGGATGCAGGTATTTGAGGACTTACAGGAGGAACACGCTAAGGCAATCCACAATAAGGAGCGCATCAATAAAGCTCTTGAAGAACGGGCTCTCAAAGCCGAGAGGCGTGTCGACGAGCTTAAGGATGAAAACTTAGCGTTGAAACGGGAACATTATGCAATTCAAACCGAGTTGGAAGAAGAACGCGCCAAAAACCAAAAGCTACTATCGCAGATAAAGAAAACCCACGAAAACTCTTCGATCCCATCGTCTATGAAACCAAACCACAAACCAATCACCAACAACCGCGAAAAGTCAGGCAAAGCGCCTGGTGGGCAATTGGGTCATGAGGGACACGGTCGCAAGAAACAAAAAGCGACCGAAGTGATAGAAATCCCGCCACCGAGGGAATACGCGGACAATCCGGATTACGAAGCGACCGGCAGAATAATCAAGAGGCAGCGGGTAGGTGTAAAGGTACTGCCGTACACTGAGGAATATGTCACCCTGGAATTCAGGAACATAAAGACGGGAAAGCTTGTATATGCTGATTTCCAAGCAGGCGTGGAGAATGATGTAAACTACGATGGGAGCGTCAAGGCGTTTGCGTTTTTGTTAAACAACCATTGTAATGTCTCAATGGACAAAACGTGCGAGTTCCTATCAGAAGTGACAGATGGGGCATTACAGATCTCAAAAGGCATGGTTTGTGGCTTAAGCCGTGAGTTCTCGGAGAAATCTAAGGCAGAGCAAGCAGAGGCGTTTTCAAACCTCGTAGTCGCCCCGGTGTTACATATAGATTTCACAACCGCCAAAGTGAACGGAAAGAATGTCAACGTTGCCGTCTGCGCCACGCCGCAAAATGCAGCATATTTTGCGCGGAAACACAAAGGCCATGAAGGTATTAAGGACACACCGGCCGAGCTAAACCCAAACACCCTTGTGCACGATCATGACAAGACTTTCTACAGTTATGGACGCTTGCACCAAGAATGTTTAATACATATACTGCGATATCTTTTGGACAGCATACAAAACGAGAAGAACCTAACATGGAGCACATTGATGCGGGAACTTCTGAGGGAGATGATACACTACCGCAACAGTTTAGATCTTGAAGAGGATTTAGATCCTGTCAAAGTCGCAGGATTCGAGGAAAGGTTTGGGCAAATCCTTGATATTGCAGACGCGGAGTACGATTACGAACCGCCCAGCAAATATTACAAAGATGGGTTCAATCTAAAAGAGAGGTTACGGGAATTTAGGGAAGCACATCTTCTGTTCTTACATGACAAAAATGTTCCAACATCAAACAATATTGCGGAGCGCCTGCTCAGAATATTCAAGCGAAAACAAAGACAAGTCATGTCTTTCAGAAGCTTTAGCACCCTTGATTACCTATGCCAGAGTTTTACCATGTTAGCGCAGTTGTGCTCTCGCAAGGTTAATGTTTATAGAAGTGTCGCCGACATTTTCGGTTGATTTTACGGAGCAAATTTTCGCCGACATGTGGGAGTTCCATGTCGGCTTTATATTTGTTGGGGCGGTTCCTCCCCTGTGAACAGTAACTAAATGGATTATTAGGCAATTAAAGGGAAAGTAAAAAATTTGCAATTAAATCTTATTTATGGTATAATCATTATAAAAATAGCATATACTTACTAATTGAGGTGATGATATATGCACTATAGGAGGAAAAATAGAGATATGAATGCTATAGTAGAAAGACCTTTTACAATATTAGAGTCTATTGAAGAAAGTTTTAAACAGATTAAAGAATTTAAAGAAGGCAAAAGGCAATTAAAAACTGTTGATGAATCTTTTACAGAATGGGAAAAGTGGGCAAAGGAAGTTGAAGATGAATCAAAATGAAGAATTGATTTATTATTCACTTCATCATACGGATACATTTAATGATGAAGTGAAATATTATATTAAGAGCAAAAAGTTCACAAAATTTCCTAAAGATATTGAGAATATTAAAGATGATTTGAAAAAAGGTATATTTAATGGTACGATAATTGGAAATTTAGATTTAGATGAAAATAGAGTTGCTTACAAGATAAGAGCAAAAAATTCAAATACTGGAGTTGGAAAATCAAATGGTTATCGCCTTATATATTTAGTTGAAGATAATAATAAAATTATTTTTTTAGTAACTATATATTATAAGAAAGATGATAATAAAATTCCAAATGATTCAGAAATAAAACAATTAATTAAAAAATATTGTATATAAGACCGCACCTAACTAGTGGGGTCTTTTTGCTGTGTGGAAATTTCTCAGTAAATTAAGTAAATATAATAATACAATTTTATTAGGAAAAGAGGTAGCAATAGTCAACCACCCACGACCCTAAAGGGTCGGGGCTTGCAAAAGTCTGATTGACTAGACTAAGCGAAAAGCTACGTTGTTTAGGTCATGATACCCAAGAATATTTATCCTAGTTCTTGGCTCTATCGTATAGTATTAAAAGTTCTAAGAGGTAGGAACGGTGTACTATATACAACAAGCCTTTACAACATTGTCTAAGGATATTAACTCTAATATACGGAGGTTTTAAAAACAAAATGGTATATGTATTAAATATTCAAGGCAATCCAATTATGCCTTGTAAAGAAGCAAAAGCAAGAAAGTTACTTAGAGACAATCTTGCAAGAGTAATTAAGAAAGAACCTTTCACTATTCAATTGATTTTTGAATGTGAAAATCAAGTGCAAGATATTACTCTTGGAATTGATGCAGGAAGTAAGATAATAGGTATATCTGCTACTACTGATAAACAAGAATTATATTCATCAGAGGTTGAATTGAGGAATGATATTGTAGATTTACTGGCTACTCGTAGACAAAATAGACGCACAAGAAGAAACAGACTTAGATATAGAAAAGCTAGGTTTCTCAATCGTGTAGGTAGTAAAAACAAAGGATGGCTTGCACCTAGTATTGAAAACAAAATACAAACACATTTGAGTATTGTTGAGAAACTTTATAAGATACTGCCTATATCTAAAATTATAGTTGAAGTAGCATCATTTGATATTCAAAAGATTAAGAATCCTGATATACAGGGTGAAGAATATCAGCAAGGTGAAATGATGGGATGGAATGCAAGAGAATATGTATTATTCAGGGATGGACACCAATGTCAAGGTAAAAAAGGTTGTAAGAATAAAATATTACGAACACATCATATAGAATCAAGGAAGACAGGGGGAGATACACCGAATAATCTAATAACTTTATGTAAAGAATGTCATGATGATTATCATTTAGGTAAATTAAAACTTAATCTAAAACGTGGCAAATCATTTAGAGATGCGGCTTTTATGGGTATTATGAGATGGGCATTTTATAATAAACTTAAAGAAATATATCCCAATGTAAGTTTGACATATGGGTATATAACTAAGAACACAAGAATTGAAAATAAACTACCAAAAGAACATAGGATTGATGCATTGTGCATTAGTGGTAATCCATTAGTTAAAAGATTGGATAGCTATTATTATATTAAGCAAGTAAGAAAACACAATAGACAAATACACAAAGCAAATATCTTAAAAGGTGGAATCAAAAAACTAAATCAAGCACCATATGAGGTAAAAGGATTTAGATTATTTGATAAGGTCAAATACAAAGGACAGGAGTGTTTTATATTTGGAAGAAGAAGTAGTGGATATTTTGATTTGAGAAAACTTGATAGAACAAGTATTCATAAATCTGCAAGTTATAAGGATTTAGAATTAGTAAGTAAAAGAAATAGTTTATTAATTGAGAGGAGAAAGGCGATTCCTCCACTCCCCTAAAGGGAAGTGGTTTCCTCGCCAAAATTTTAATGAAAATAAGTGAATTATCTTTATTTGTCAATAATAAATTGGTAAATAATCAATTATTAAATGGTGATATAACAAAGTATATTAATATAGGATGGAACACTATTAAAATTCAAACTAAGGATTTGTGTCAAATTTGTAGTTCATATCAAGTAAGTATTAAAATAGAGAATAAAAATCAATCTTGGGGTTGTTCTGAAACTGAAAATTCAGATAAAAATCATCTTATTAAATTATTACTTTTTGTTCCTAATGAAACAGAAAATATAAATAAAGTATTATTGAAAACATCAATTGTGAAAGACAAAAATATATTATTTGAAGAATTTAGTAAAGATTTATTCACAAGTCATACTAATCCATGTTTAACAACTTGTTCAACAAGATAATAACCCCATAAAAGTGACATTTTATTGGATAAAAATTGAAATTTAAGAAGATGAACCTTGCAAATTTAAGTGAATTTTAATGATATTTATTAATTTACTTAATATTTTGCAAGGTTTTTATTATAGAAAATCATAAAAAGGAGGCATAAAAATATGATAATTGACTTTAAATCCCCTATCGTAATTAGATTCAATACAGATTCAAATGGAAATGCTATTACTGAACCGATTATAAATGAATCAAAGCAAGTCATTAACCAAATGGTCGTTTTGGATCAAATTCCAAATAAACTGAACAGAATTTTGATTACTGGATATACTGAAATAGAACAACATGAAACTCTTACATTAGCTACGCAATTCCGCTGTAACTACCAAAATGGAATCTTAACGTTCCATTCTTCAAAAGAAGGAAACACTATAAATATTGATAGTTATGCCGGAAGAGGGATAATTTATACTCCATCCACTCGTATTTATACAAATTTGGATGGAATTGGTAATGTAAATCAAACATTATATGATCTCATAGCAATAACTTATAAAACACCTGTTTCTACCTTCACAGCACTCTCAACCATCTATCCAACTCCAGAAAAAAATTGGACTGCACAATGCGAAGATACAGGAAAATTTTATAAATGGAGTGGTAGTGCATGGGAATATATTTCAATATTAAACAGTAGTCAAATTACGCAATTAAATAATGATATAGACAATTTAGCAGGTACAGGAAGAACAACAGAAACGGTAAAAGGAAATTCAGACAACATTAACGAAATCAACAACAAACTTGATTCTGGCACAATCAACTCCCCTACCTTTATTTATGGTATGAATGGTGTGATAACTCATACAGGTGAAGTAATAGCATTCCCCGGAATAAGCTTCACTGGAATGACTATTGTCAATCTGCTAGGTAAAGATGGGGATTGTGAAGATGTAAGTAAGTGGTCGGGTTCTTCTGCTACATTATCTTTAGATTCAACAAATAAGATATTTGGAAGTAATGGTATTAAGATAACCTTAACATCGACAGCAGGTTCTGCATATAAAACATTGTCAACACTTAATGTAGATGTAAGTAAATATTATATGATGTCTGCATATTTAAAAAATGGGAATGCAACTAATGTGCGTCTATATAAAAGTGCAACAGGTGGAGGTGTATCGAAATCGGGGCCTTTTATTACAGATACTACTGCATTTACAAGAACCGTAATGAAATTACAACCATCTGATTTAAATGTTGCAAATACTATAACTTTATATGTAACTGGAGCAAGTACTCAATATGCTTATGCTGATGGAGTAATGTTTAACGAAATCTCCGCAGCAGACTATGCATTAACCGAATCTGAACTCCTAGCAAAATACCCATATGTCGAATCCTACGCAGCTTTACAAAATCCGTACTTTGAAAATCGCAGATATAACATGATTAGGAACGGTAACGGTGAGGAAGGTGTTGGGTATTGGATTCTACATGATAGTAGTGTCACTCTATCTATAGAAAATGATAGATTTAAGATTGTGACTACTGCTGCGAGTCTAGTAAAACAGAAAATCAAAGTAAAACTAAATACAGATTATTATTTTACTGCAAATGTAACTGGTTCAGGTGTTTCTGCTAGAGTATATCATTCCGATGCGACAACTGTTCTTAAAATAGGAGCAGGTTCTTTTAATAGTGGTGCTAACACAGAAATATGGGCAGCAATAAGAAACGCAGATGCAGAAACTTCATATTTTGATTCCATAATACTCACAGAAGGCACGACAGCCCCAACAACTTACCTATCCTGTGACTTACAGCGTTTTGTCATAGAAGGTCAATTCACAGATGACGATACTGTGACTGTGAAAGATGGTCAGGTATCAGGGTTGTTGAATTGGAAACATAGAACGTTGTATGGTAAGGATTATGATTGGATATATGCGGCAGATGGGACTGGATGGAAAAGAATGACTTGTTCATATGGTTTCCCTATCGGTTTATCTGCTAGTTATGGTGCAGGAAATACACATTTTGTAAAAAATAACGGAGATATTGTACGATTTAAACTTGAAGTTGATGAAAGTAATACATATGCTATGGGTAATGCTGATGCCACAAAAGTACATATTGCCGTAGCAGACACAGACACTGGCTTTGCAGAGTCTATAGCCCCTAATTCTGATGAAGTTAAAGCATTTATGAATGGGTGGAAGGCTACAGCCAATGATGGTACACGTTATACAGCATGGGTAAGTGTAGTAGATGGTGTAACTGTACCTACAGCACAAACTATTGACTTTGTTAAAGCTAATATAGCAAGCGGTTATGAAGGCTACAGGCTACATTACAAATTGGCAAATCCTGAACCGATAACCGATGTAAATGTACATGTTCATGGCAGTATTTGGGGACTTGTGCCTGGAGATAATTATGTGACGGTGGATTCGGGGATGGTGTTGGAGGAAGTTGCGAATCCTATAAATGTAACATCAAATTATTTTATAAATGATAATCGTTATGCAGATTTGCTGCAATATAAGGCAGAAACTATATTTCATATAAATAAAAATAGTTTGTTTGATTCGCTATGGACATTAGATAGCAATTTAACATATACATATGGAAATTTACGAGCGTATACAGCCGTGGTAAATTTCAATGTAAATGCAGTATATACAGTAAAATATCAAATACTAAAAACTCTTCATGTTCAGTCATTTGGTAACCTTGCAATGCAGTATGCACAGGATGTTTTTAGTAGTATTACGGCTATGGGAAAGGCACTGGAGGAAAAGCAGCAAAAGAATATCAGTCTTGATTCATTAGTGGATTTAAGTATATACGAGGAGTTTAAAAGTCTATACATTGTTGGTAGGTGGTTAAGGGCAGATTCAACTGCTCCATATATTTGCTACTTGCAATTAAAAATGTCTCCTAAAAAGGCGGTGCCGGTAATTAATCTAAAAGCAAACAGTGGTGTTGCTTTTAATGGTTCGGGCAGTTATACGACAATCCCATTGTCGAACATTTTAATTAGAACAACAATTATAGATACTAACAATTTACTTATTTATGCAACATATGTAGGAACTGATGCTACTATACAATCAAATTTATTGGCATATGGTGGGTGGGTAAATGTTAAAGTCATTGCAGACTGTCGCGGGAGGATTTAAATTATGAGAAATCAATGTAGAATAGATGAAAATAATATTCTTTATTTCCAACCATATGAAGGAGAAGAAATTGTTCTTTGCAATATTAATGAGGTAAATATTCAAGACAATATGTTAATGGTAGATGGTGGATGTTATCCACTAGCAGAAAACTTTGGAAACGAAGTTGAGATACTAAATAAATGGAAAGAAATATATCCAAATGGTAAACCAGAAACTATTAACATCGAATCCATTCGTCAATCAGTCATTTCAGCAATGGCTACTCAATGTGAATACAAAATAGTCAATGAGTTTTATTCTGATTGTTTAGGTGAATCTCTTCATTTTGGTTGTAAAAAAGATGAAGACCAGCAATGGATAATGGGTAAGTTTTTTAAAGCTCAATTAATCAAACAATCAAATCCTGAACTCGCAGATGTGGCATTAGAAGCATTAGCATGGAAAAATCAAGTTGCTTTACAGTGTTTTGCATTTAGTCCTAATCAGATGATTGCTCTTGGAGAAGACATGGAAACTCATTTAGCAGAAAAGAAAAATAGGTTTTATGAACTGAGGATTTGGGCTTTGGATGAGGTAAGAACGGTTGAGGAATTGGAGAATTGGGTATGGTAAGCGTATTGAGGGCTATATTTAAACATTTAGTCCTCTTTCTTATTTTAGGATTAATATATTATGGTATTGAGGTATGGTTTAGAGGTTATTCTTATTGGCAAATGGTAGTTGTAGCAATGATTATTACATTTCTCATTGATAGCTTAAATGAATATGTGCCTTGGTCTATGCCTCTTTATCAACAAGTTGGACTAGCAACTATTTTTTCAATTAGTATTGAGTTCTTCAGTGGATTATTATTTCGTAGTTTAGGTTGGATACTTTGGGATTATTCTAATATGGCATTTAATATATTGGGAGTAATTCAATTGTATTTTTGTTTAGCATGGATTCCACTTTCGGCGTTGGCAATTTTCTTATCAGATTTATTAAGGTACTTGTTGATGGATGAAGATTTTCCACACTATAAAATATTCTAACAACACATTAAAACATAGATTTTATTGGGAAATGGAAACTCAATAAATCAGTACTTTTATTGGGATGTTTTAAAGACAAAGGGATGTAACTAATAGGGATGAAAACCACATCCCTATTAGTTTTATCGTTGCTGAAGCAACGAATATAATTATAACTAAATATTGATTAATTTTAACTAAAGTGATATAATAATATAAGAAAGAGAGATGATGATTATGACAACTATTTATTCAACAAAGGATTTCTATTTAGCATCTTTATTGCTAAGTTCTGATTTTAAATTTGTTGATTCTGAAAAGAAACAAGAAGGAGTTTATTTTAATTTTATAAACTCAAACGATGAATTATTGAAAAAATTGCTTAATGATTTTATTAATTATCAGGCAATGGTTAACATGAGAAAATTCACTTCTGCTCTCACTAGATTGAGAAAGGAACTAGATAAATATAAACACTAATGGTTTTTTAGAGATGATGGAGATGACGAAATATGAACGATAAAGCACATCGTATCTTATCAAGTGTAATGATTATTGATGCAGATACAAATAAAGAACAAGAAGTTAGAAATTTGGTAAGTGGTTTTCTAGTAGATAATATAATTTCAAATACAAAATTCGAAAATGTAAATACAAGTTTATTTGTAAAAGATACATCATTAAAACACTGGAAACCTAAGGCACATTTCACAAAAATATTTAATAACGAAATAGAATACGCAAAAGAACTTTATGGTTTGACAAGAACCGAAGTTCTTTTTTTATATTCACTTTCACCTTATTTATTATGGGAAAATAATTTGTTGGTTGATGAAGAAGATGACCCACTTAATCAAAAAAGACTTGCTGAATTATTAGGAATAGAAAGAAAAACTGTTCAACGAAATATGAAAACCTTAGAAGAAAAGAAATGTATTTATAGCATCCCATATGAAAGGGATGTTTTTTATTTGGTTAATCCTAGTTTGATGTACGCAGGACAACAAATAAATATGATTATTCCTTCCCTATTTCGCGCATCAGGTTATGAACCTAGCGAAAGCATTAGAAGTAATAGAGATAAAGCAACTAAAAACAATCAAATCAAGGCTTAGAAGGCGATTTTATGTACCTTTAATGTCTCATGAGGTGACGAGAAATCAAGGGTTTTAAACGCCATATGGGACATTTCACATTATTAGAGAAAATGAAAATGGAGGAATTTTAAATGAATACAAATATTATGGGAATTTACAAGATTACTAATATTACAAATAATAAAATATACATAGGTAGTAGTGTTGATATTCATGGCAGATGGTTACAGCATCAAAATCAACTAAACAAGAATAAACATTGTAATAATTATTTGCAAAATTCTTGGAAAAAGCATGGAAAGGATAATTTTAAATTTGAAGTTGTTGAACTTGTTTCAGATGAGGATTTATTATTTTCAGCAGAACAGAAATGGATTAACAAAACAAAATGTTACGATAGTAATTATGGCTATAACATTTCAATAGAAGCAAGCAGACCTAATTGTGGGGATGGAACAAATCGATTAAATGCTAATTTTGTATTTAGGAATAAAATTACTGATATTGTTGATATGAAATTAGATAAAAATGAAAAACTTGTTTATTATGTTCTTAGAGATTTTGCACAACATCCCTCAAACTGTATAATGCTAAATAATATTGTACCTTCTTTTAAGGAATTAGAACCATTAGTGTCTTTAACTGAAAGAACAATTAGGGATGCTTTGAAAACACTTGAACAGAAGAATTTATTAAAGTTGGTACAGTCTGGTCACAAGAAGGCTATATACATAAATCCAGAATATTATTCTACAGGTAAAGAACTTAACATAGATACATTAGACCTTTTTAATTTGGAGTTATATACTTATGAAGATGTTGAAAATTATAAGAAGAAAAACACTAATTGAACAAATATAATAAAAGGAGGAAAAATCCAATGGCTCCAGCAAAACCAAGTAAAACAAATCCAGATGTAAAGCAAAAAAGTCAGAAAAGCATCCTAGTTACTTCAGATAAGTGTATTGCGTGTTTAGAGCAATGTGAAAAAGGTTTAGCGTATATTCAGACAGTCAAGAAAAAGTTTGGTAGTGGCTGTGTTTGTTATAAACTAAAGGAAAATAAGTAAACAAATATAATAAAAGGAAGTGAAATCATGTTTAAGAAAATAATTGAATCTTTCAAAAAAACAACAACCTCTAAAAAACTCACAGCATTGATAGTTGCGTTTTGGATTATGGTAATTATAGCAGATATAATTATCTATTTAATTACAGGCAATACAATTAATGTAGTGGTCGATTATGTAAATACTGCATTCCTAGTTATTTTAGGTTCATATTTTGGTAAGAGTTTGATTGAAAATGTAGCAAAAGGTATAGAGAACAATATTACATCCAAGGCTACAGATATACCTACAGAATCAACAGAAAATCAAGAGTCTCAAGGTTGAAGGAGATGATTTAATTGAAATATTACAAAGTATTTATTACACATGTTATAGAACTTGACCCATTAGAAATTCGTGCATCATTAGTTTCTGCTACAGGAAAATCAATTATTAAGAAATTTAAAAATTTCATCAATTGTAATTTTTTCTCAGGTAGTAAAACAGTTGGTTGGTTAATATCTGAAGGCAAAGTTTTATCAGAAAGACATGAATATAAAATATGGAAAGGGAATCCAAAAGGCAGTTTGATAGTCTACAAAGATGGTTCAGTTTTCGTAGGTTGGAAATATGATTCAGAAATTGTAGCTGAACTTGATAAGATATGGTTCTGTTGTCAAGGGTTTAACTTATTCCCTACTGGTATGGATGTAATTTCTGGAATAAAGAAAGAGGGATTTGACCCTAATCAGGTAGGTTATACAACGAACAGAATTGCTATTGGCTATAATAAGGTTACTAATAAAATAGTAATTACTGTAAGACCTTCTAGTAATGCTCAAAGGGCTGTTTCTACTATGAAAAACTTAGGTTGTGATGGTAATGCCATATGCCTTGACAGTGGAGGAAGCGTCAATTTAGGATTATTAGGGAAGTTGATATTTTCAACGTCTAGGAGATTAACAAACATCTTATGGTGGAATTAAAGGAAGTGAAAAATATGGTAAAAATAAATGAACAACTAATTCCTGTAGGTCATCCAAATAGAGCAGGAACAAAAACAATTCCTATAGCTGTGATTGTACATTATACAGCTAATGATGCACCTTCCGCAACAGATACAGCAAACGCTAATTATTTTGCAAGAAAGTATATTGTCAAAAATGGAGTTATATATGAATCAAATGGTATTGATAAATTTAGATATGGTTCTACTCAATGGATTATAGATCAAGATAGTGCGACATTAGTAATCCCTCAAAATGAAGTGTCATGGGGTTGCGGAGATAGGCAGTTACCTTATAACAATGGATATAAGGGGCAAACAAAAATAGCATATGATATATTTAATCATAAACAGAATTATTTAACTATTAATTATGAAATTTGTAATAATGATACCATTAAAAATTCTAATGCTGATTGGCAAATGGCTTGTAACAATGCTATAGAGATTATTGCACAAGATATGATTAAATATAATATTCCTATAGATAGAATTTATAAGCACCAAGATTTATCAGGTAAGATATGTCCAAAACCATTTATTGATAATCCTAAATCATGGGAAGATTTCAAAAACAGAATCATAAATAAAATAAATAATAAGCAAGAAGGAAGTGAATCAGAAGTGATAATGGATAAAGTTTATACTTGTAAAAGAATAGTAACTACTACATTAAATGTTAGAACTTCACCTAGTACAGATGGAAAAATTCTTGGACAATTTAAGGCCGATGAAGTCATTGTATGTACAGGTGAAGTTGGTAATGGTTGGATAAGAGTTGTCTATCAAGATCAGGATGGATTTTGCTCAGAAAAGTATACAAATCCATTTATAGAACTAGATTATAAATCTAAGTGTGAACAATTAAGTAAAGATAATAATGCACTCACAAGTAAATTGAATGCCATTAAAAATATTTTAGATTAGGATGTGATTGTATGTTCAATATAACACATCCAAAGTACTCAAATATCACTTGGAGAAGCGAAGAAAACCAGAAAAGGATAAATACAATTATGTTAATTATGAACTACATCAATCGTGATGTAAACGATTTAGAATTCATGAAGGATAAAAGTGATTCTGAAAAGGCTGTACTTCAAGAATATATAACAATTCTCAGAAATTTACTTATCGAAGAAATGTCAGTATAAAAACCAAATAAAATAGATTTTTTATTTGTTTTGGTTTTAGTATAGGTTTTGGTATGTACAAACATTAAGTCCATATTCTTGTATGAACTATAAATAAAAAATAAGGTTAAATTAAGAAAGGTTAGGTGTATCATGGACGTATTATTACAGTTAGGAATTTATTTGGCAATTGCAATTGGTATAGCAGGAATCGCTATAGTTGGAATTTGGTTAAGACGAAGATTCAATATCAAGGACTCTGAGATAGAATTAGCAAAATTAATACTTCAGGTAGTTGATTTAATTGTTGCTAAAGGGAACGTAAAATATAAGGGAGAGATTTCAGTTGTTATCAATTACGTAATCGAAGGAATAAAATTTGTCAATGAATTTGAGCAGGTAGATTCTATTCATCAACAGAAAGAATTAGTTGCTGAAAAGGCACTTAGTATATGTGAAGAAAATGGAATAACTCCAGATCAGGCAGTAGTAGAATTAATAGACCAGGTGATAGAATATTTTATTAAATAAACAAATATAATAGGGATACAAGAATATTAAATTATTCTGTATCCCTATTTTTTTACGTTTTTATTTTACCAATTACATATCATCCAATAAATCAATAGCCTTATTTTTTTGTTCTTGAATTAAATGTATATATGTTTCATAAGTTATTCTCACATCTGCATGACCTAACAATTCACTTACGGTTTTTACATCTATTCCTTTTTTAAAAAGCATGGAAGCAAAAGTATGTCTTAATACATGAAGTCCTTTATGCTTAATCCCTGCTCTCTCTAAAATAGCATCAAAAGTATTTTGTAAATTCCTTGGTCTTATTGGTGTATTATTGTTTGTAAAAAATATATAGCTATCTGGTGTATAATGATACATCTTATTAAGTTCTATAAGAGCATTTAAAGCCTTTTTACTTAACTGTATTGATCTATTTCCTTTTGGGGTTTTTGTGGTATCTTGGTGAACCATAATATTTTTGGGAGATGATTCATCTTTTCGTTTTCTATTTTTGGTTATAATGATACTGTTCTTCACATTTATTCTTTTATTTTCGATATCAACATCTAACCATCTTAATGCTAATGCTTCAGACATTCTTACACCGATATAGAGCATTAATATAAATCCATATCCTTTTTTAAATATGAATTCGTTATTATTATATTTTGTCAAACATACTTCTTCAAATTTTTCTTTTTCATTATCAGTAAATATTTCAATCTCTTTCTTTTTAAATTTAGAAGAAGAAGGTTTGGTTACTGTATTAACAGGATTAAATATTACCTTTCTATTGTCAGCAGCATATTTCATACAAGCATTGATGGCATCATAAGCTTTTTTTATTGATGAGTAAGACTTTCCATCTTCCACCATTTTATTGATTAATTCTTCCTGTATAACAGGTGCTGTAAGTTTATTTAATTCATAATGTCCAATATTTGGTATTATATGATTATTAATGGTTGATTCTAATCTATCATATGATAATGGTTTAAGATCATTTGTTTTTGTTAATTTTAGCCAACTTAAAATATAATCTTTTAAAGTATCGTTTGCTAAGTTATCTAATCCTTGAGATTGTAATAAATGATATTCTTTTAATTTTGCCACAACTTCTTTTCGTTCTTTTCCATAAAAAGTTTTAATGATAGGTGTTCCTGATTCAGAAGTACCAGTTTGAATTTTTGCACACCAACGATCATCTTTTCTTTGGAATATACTTCCTTCTCCATTTCCTCTCCTAGTATTTTTCTTTTCTTTTATTGTTTTTTCCTTCATTATTTTCACCTCATGAAAATTATAACATGAGGTATATTTTTAATCAAGGTTTATACACCAATTTTGACACCAATACCGTTATAAAACTATATAAAAACTTGTAAATGGTTGTAAAGTAAAAGGGAGTTTAGAGTATATATTTAAGCAATAAAAAACCCACAAACCGCTTATATCAAGCAACTTGTGGGTCGTTTATTTTGGAGGCGCCACCCAGATTCGGACTGGGGATAAAGGTTTTGCAGACCTCATATCATAAGTCTTGTAAGTATTGATACATAATGGTTATAAGGTTTATGATGAAATACTTGACACTAATTGTACACTAATTCTTATTTTTGACACTATTTATTACACCAAAACTTTTCTGCTTGTTTATTAAACCATTCATCAACCTTGTTCTCTATTATATAGTATTTACCACCAATTTTTAAAGCAGGAAAATCTTTGCGTTTAGCCAAAGCACGAACAGCATGTATTCCTATAATTTCTTTTTTATCTTTATTTAGATATTCATATAACTTCTGTGGGGTTATTAATATATTTTCCATGGTTTTGTCCTTATCTATGTATAATATATTTGTATCGTAGATATCATTTAAAAATTAAATGCTTTTGCAAAAGCGTCAAGATCATCAATAATAAACAAGTCACTACTCCAATTCCCAGGCCAAACAGCATATAATGTTGTATCTTTTTTTACTGCTCGTAAATAAGATTCAAAAACTCCTTGTTTATCAGACTTATTTTTATGATGAATATGATTTGTATTACCCTGTTTATCGACCTCAAAGTAACAAACTGTTTTCATATTATATGGAAAATTATCTGATTCCTTTGCACTTCTCATTTTATTTTATCTCCTTTATTATATTTACTCGCTTTACCCCATAAAATTGGCTTTTTATTGTCTTATATCTCTCGGTTTTTTAATTTCAATTTTCATTGATTCATCTTGATTCTTTCTTACTGTCTGCCATGAATTGGATTGATCATTTTTATAATTCCAAGGAACATAGAAAGTAAAATTAGAGTTGTCTTCATAACAAATAGCTACAGCAGTAATATCTCCACCTGTAAATATTCTTTCGGAAAATGGCTTGCTCCATTCCCAATATGCTTTTATATCCTTTAAATTCTTAACAGATAATAAAAAACTATAAGCTCTAAGAGATGTAGAACAATCACCATAATCACCTTGAATATAGTATTTTTTTTTAAATCCATCAACATTCATTCTGTCTATACATTTAGCAGGTATTATATAATACTCAGAATTTTCTAATGTAACCTCAATACATTTAAATTTTTTCATATTTTCTCCTTTAATTATTATATTTATTTTATTTACACACTATAAAAATTGATTTTTATTGGGTTTTATTCAAACTTACTTATATCTAAACCTATATCTTCATTGTAGTTTATATAGCAAATATCATTATTATCTATTAATCCCTTTTGTTTTAACTTGTAATATTGTCCTTTGCTTAAATTTACAGTCAGACTATTTGCAGTTAAATAATCATTATTAGCAATATAGGTATCATATTCGTTTTTTAGATTGATACATATTACTGAATAATTATCTCCTTCAATCATTTTGTCACTATAATTCTTATCATAATGAGATACTTTATATTCATTTATAACTGAATTAACATATAAATTTGCATATTTATTATAAGTTTCAATATCCATATTTTGATATACATGATTTAAATATTCTTGTACTTTATTTTCATTAAGGATATCAATGTTTTGTATAGTTTTACAGGTATTGTTTAATATTTCTTTATCGTAAAATGGTATATTTTTGTAATCACAATTATATATGTATATATTTTTGATATCAGTTACTATTCTTTTTCTATTTACCCTTCCAAATCTTTGAATTAATGAATCTATAGGAGCAATTTCTGTATATAATTCATCATAATCTATATTTAAACTCACTTCTAATGCTTGGGTTCCTATAAGTAATTTTATATTGTTTGATTTATCGTATAATTCTTTTTCTATCCTTTCTCTACTTCGAGCATTAAATTTACCATGTAACATCTTAATATTTATCTTATTATGAATACAAAATTTTTCAAAATAGTAATAAGTGTCAATAGCTTTCTGTACTGTATTAACACATATCAATACTTTTTTATTTGTGCTTAATAATTGATTTTTTATATGTTCAAAATCATTTTCTATAAAATAATTTTTATAATGCAATTTATGTCTTTGTATATAGTTCTCTTTTATTGTAGGAGATATTATCTTATATATACTTAGTTTATTTTGAATTAAATCTATTAATGGTTGCGGTATACTTGCACTCATGATACATATACTAATATTATAGTTATCTTTTAAATATTTTAAACTCTCTAATATATAACAAAGAGTTTTGGTATCAAAAGCATGTATTTCATCAATTATAAAAATAGAATTTTCAAACATAGATAATATCATTTCACTAAATTTACAATTAAAGAATGCTTTAACTATTTGAAATATTGTACATACTGTAACTTGTTTAATTAAGTTTTTAAATGTTTGATATTCTTGTTTTACATTTATATTATCTAATTCTTTTGATAAAAAATATTCAGCTTTACTATGTAACATTCCAACATCTATTCCTTCATTTTTTAATCTTGTATACATAGCATTTATACTCGCTGTAAAAGGCAATATATAATATATTCTTCTACTCTTTGTTTGATTTTGAATAGAATTAGACCAAAATAAACTTGCTTCTGTTTTCCCTAGTCCTGTACGACCTATTAACAAACAATCTTCTTTAGTTTGTTTGCAAACCTGTTGCATTGAATTATATGAATCAAATTTAAATATTTCTGTAGTATTTAATCCAGTACTTATTTTAGTAATATTAGCTGATGCTAAATGGTCACATTGATTCAATATTCCTTTATGTAATATAGCTTGTTTAGATTTTAATAATTCCTCATTCTTTATGTATTCTAATATTTTAGGTTTAATATCTAAAGTGTCTATATTATCTGATTTACTTTTAAAATTTTCTAGTTCTTGTTGATATGATTTTTCCTGTCTAGGAGTTTGTATTAATCCATATAAGTCATTTAATGTTTTATGGTGTGTAATAATACTTAACCTTTGAATTTCAGTTAAATCAATTAAACTAGCACTTAATATTTCATGTCTACATTTTCTAAATTTAGAAGTAATATTCTCTTGAAAATCATCAGTTATTTTACCTATATCATGATAAAGAATTGATTTTCTTAACAACAAATATTCTTTATGAGATAAATTGAGTATAGTTTTCAATTGTTTTAATACTTTGAATAATTTTTTATTGTGTTCAAATATAGTTTCATTATTTGATTTAGCTTTGTATTTTTTAAGTATCTTATTAACTTGTTGTGTTTTCATAGTTCTCCTTTTCATTAACAAAAAATAGTCTATAATATATAATATTCAAATTAAAACCGCTTGCCAAAAAGTTGAAGCTGTATAGTAAGGATTATTTATAATATACAATATTTAAATTAAAACTTGCAAGCTCAATAAGCACAAAGAAGGTCGTTGGGCATTTATAATATATAGTATTTAAATTAAAACTTTCCAACTTATACCAAATGATGGTAATTACTGACACATTTATAATATACAATATTTAAATTAAAACTGATGAAACTAGAGCACTTGATGTAGCTACGAACTTTATAATATATAATATTTAAATTAAAATAATCTACAATTTGGGTGAGAGTCTAGTCCAGGAATGTTTATAATATACAATATTTCAATTAAAACGTGGAGCGTAGTAGGATAATTGTTTTTTGGAACATAATTTATAATATATAATATTTAAATTAAAACGTCTAAACCTGCATCAGTTAGCATTTTATCAAATTCATTTATAATATATAATATTCAAATTAAAACTGGTAAAGCTGTTAGTAATTGTAAGATAACGGTTGTGTTTATAATATATAGTATTCAAATTAAAACCAGATTGCTTGGGATATGGTATATGTGAATTTACATTATTTATAATATATAGTATTTAAATTAAAATAAGGAATTTCCAGTTATCAGCAGTCTGATTTTCGTCATTTATAATATATAGTATTTAAATTAAAACATTATTTAAAAATGAAAATTATCAAATTCCTGATTGATTTATAATATACAATATTTAAATTAAAACCATATCATATCAATTTGCACAAATAGTTTATGATATATTTATAATATACAATATTTAAATTAAAACAAGTACTGGAATTAATAAGATATATGTGAAAGCGAAATTTATAATATACAATATTCTAATTAAAACCCATCGTATTTACAAGCCTTATTATTAAAGGCTTTTAGATACTAAAACTATCGATGTATTATTAAATTATCAAAGTTCACATATATTTTACAAAAATCAAACAAACTAAAGTTCATAGCTATTGATTCTAGTAGGGTTATAATACTTTGTCGATGCATTGGTATTTTTGCATTATATTACATCGACAAAGTATTCTTTAATTATATTAATGTATTCTTTAAATATTCAATATAATTATCATAAGTTTTTCCGATAGTAGAAATTATAATTCTTTCATCACCTTCAAAAGTATCTTTTAAATCTTGTTCTAATTCACCCATAAATCCAGACCTAATGCCTATATATATCTTTGAAATTCTGAATTCTTCATTGTCATCAATGGTTTGTTTTAAATATTCAAGATTTAATTTATTCTCTCTAAATATATTACAGAATATTCCACCGCCAATACTATAATCAGCAAGTATTGTAAATTTACTATTTAAATCTTCCAAATGATTTCCAACATCAGTTCTTAAATGTTGAATTGCTTTTAATGTATGAGAAATTCTATTAAATCTTTCATCTTTACTCAATAGAATATTACCATTTTTATCTGCTTGTATTCCTAAAGTAGATAATTCATTTGGTAAAAAATCTACATAACCACATTCATCAGGTTTAATAGTGAATTGTCCAACTCTATCTACTTCAAAACAGAAAGGCATTGACATTTTACAAGAATAAACTTCTTTAGTATATAATATATTATTAGAATTTGTTTTTTTTGTGCAAAATTCTTCTTGAATCGTAGTATGTCCTATTGCTTGTAAAGACGAGATAAATAAACATTTATATCTTTTTTTAGTCATAGCTCTAGTATATTTTTTACCCTTTTCTTCGTATAAAGATTGCTTTTCTTTTGACAATAAATCATAATCTTTTTTATTGATCTCAATAGTTTTAGCTCTCATAAAGCCCATGACATCTTCATCATAATTTATATATGGATTTGCTTCTATAATAACTGTTTGTTTATCAGCTTCTCCATCTAACTCAATATTTGAGTTCTTATGTCCATATGTATCCCTTACAATTATCTTAATACAATATTTCATATTTTGAGGACTAGCATATGGGAAAATACCTTCATTACTTTTAATTTTCTTGACATAACTTTTATTTGTAGTCCCTCCTGTAGCTTTTCCTTCAACTTCTTTACTGCTCATGTTTAACCTTGCATTTCTCGTTTCTATTGCTGTAATTCCCTGCAAAAATCTTGTCATAACAATAATCTCCTTTTAAAAATTTTATTTGAATTTATTTTAATAATTACTGCATAGTTATTCTGAATTGAAGAGAAGTTTTATAATCTTTCCATTTTCTAAAATTTAAAACTTCTTCCATTTCATCTAAGTTAGATAGAATATTTAAACTTTCTTGATATTTAAGCAAAAAATCTTGAAATTTAGATTTATTATCACAACATCTTAGTTGTTTAGACAGTTCTTTACTATCTTCTGATTCAAGTAACTTTATACATATCTTATTAACAATTTCTTTTTGCTTTTCTGTCATTTCATAATCCTCCAATAATTCATATAATTCTTTTGAGCAATTTTTATTATATTTTAATAATGTATTTGTAAAACTACTTTTATTTATCAAATTATAAAATAAACCTAGTTCAATAAATTCATGTAGTAATTGAGATGATTTTAAATCTGATAATAAATTATAATCTTTTCTATTAAGAACTTTTTCATCATAAAAAACATTTTGTCCATTTGCAATGCAGTGTTGAGATAAGTAATTTGAATTAAACATATCTTGAATTCGCTTTATATTTAAACAAGTTTCAATGTAATTATCAGTTTTCTTTATTTTAACATCAATTAATTGATTCTTGTCTATTTTAAGTTGTTGTTGATTAGTTATATATCTCATGGCTTCATCTGAGTCACTATTATACAATATAGCAGAACCAATTCTTTGATTATTTAAAACACTTATTAAAGATAAATAAACACAAATCGGACATATATCTACATGCTTTAAATTACTAGCATGGTTAAAAAAAGTTTGTGATACCAAGTTAGCTATATATTTTCTATCCACTTCTATATTAGTGTTAACTTGTTTTTCTCCACAGATTATACAATATTTATGATTAGATATATTATTTAATAATTCTCTCATAACTTCTTCTATGGATTTTTTAGATTTAGTCTGAGTTAATATAGAATTAAAATGTGTTAATGCTTGACAAATGTCTACTCCTTCAGATTTTATTGCAGATTGTATTTTAGCACTTATAATTTTATTATTTTCAAATAAATCTTGAATAGTAATTTCTGAATAAGGTTTCTTTATTATATTTTCTAAAACAAATAATCCATTATCAACTTGATAGTGATATGTTCTTTTCATTTAAGCCTCTTTTCTGGAAGTTATATAACTTAAACATCCAGCTCCCGAACTTGAATTTTGTCCTAATCCTAAATAATATATTATCTTTTGCATTTTAGGAGAAGTTTGCACCCACACATTATATATATAACCGTTATTGTAGATTTCTTTTACTTTAAAACTTTTTGATTTTATCTCATCTATATCATCTATATCAAAGAAAATTTCACCTTTAAAATCTTCTTGATATATTAGTTTATACTTCCTTTTAGCATTTTCAATGAGATTTTTATAATATAAACTTTCATAAACCGTAAGAGTATATGGCTTACAATTATCATCTTTAGAAGTTTCTATTACTGGACTAAGAGCCTTATATAACATTATGTTATTAAAAAGTACTGACTTATCAACTTTAATATCTTTTAATATAAATTCATTGTCTTGTAATTTTATTTTTTTTGCATGAAGAATACCCTTAATGATTTTTTTGATAATATCTTCTTTACCAGAAATAATAAGTTTTAATATTGTATATTTATTTATTTTTATACCTTGTTTTGTAAAATGAGCATTCTCAAATAATAAAGTGAAGTTAAATAATTTATATATATGTCCTGATTCAACTCTATAACCTTGATTATGTAACATTTTTTCTAATATTTGATCAGATATTGATAAATAATAGTAACAATTTTTCATAACTTCATAATTATTATCATATGGTATTACTGTTTCTATTGGTGAAGTAAATATAATTTGTTTCCTGCAAAATAAACTTTCTTTAGTCTGCATATATGTAATCTCCTTTTATGCTCCATATAAATATATTTTGATTATCATCTTCGTCAAAATTTTTATCATAATTAAATTCATTATTAAATCGTAGAGATATAATTCTTGAATCATAACTACCTAGTTTTGAATTATATTTTGTATATGCTGTTAACATAGGGATAATGTGTCCAGTTCCTATATTAATTGGAGTATATTGACCATAGCCAATCCCTTGTTTGTTAACTAATTCAATTTCTTGTATTGGCATCTCTATTTTTGCTAATGAATCGGCTTGCCCCAATGTTAAAGTTCTAAACATGTTTATAGGTAATTTTATATCTGTATATATTATTAATTCAGTATCAAATAAATATTCTTTAGAACATGCGTCAGTAGTCATATTCTTTGGTTTTTGGTTTTTAATATCCACTTTATACTTCTTGACTAAATCTTCGAATAGAGTGTCATATTTAAAGGTATATCCTAATTTAAAGTTGTTTATATTAAAACCATAGATATTTCTTAAAATGCCAATCACTGTACTAGGAGGAGGACACCTATGTGTCATTCTATTTTTGGAAGTATACGGTATTCCAAAATGTGCAATAGGAGCTATAATTTTAATTTTCTGTAGTTTCATTTTTGTATTTACCTCACATTTGTTATTATATCAACTTAGTTCAACAAGTCAAGTGTTTTTTATTTATTGATTCTTTTTCTAGATACCTCCTTTTAGTTGCAAATTTGCTAACTTGTTTATTTGTTGACTGTGATTCCATTATACTATAGTAGATAACATCTTGTCAAGCATATTATTATATTTATTTAATTGAAAATTTTACTTCTTTAGCAATACGCCTTTCTAAGACTTCTACTAATTGTTTTTCTCCATCTGTTGCTATCTGCAACATCATCCTTCAGCACTGGGAACATGTTGACTACTTTACGGCGAATTCTTGAAATACTTTCAAAATTTACTCTATGCTTAATAAAGTTTTCCATATTGAATTCAGTATCATAGTATGTAGTAAAAAATTTGACAAAAAGTTCATGGTCATCTAATCTGGCTGTAGGATATTTGTCAAGTATTTCTTTTACTCTGTTCTCCATGATAGATAGAGATGTTTTAGATTTGGTTGTTGAAGCGTTCATATGTATTACCTTACCTTTCTTATTATATTTATTTTATATGTTTATTTTATCACTATATGTACTTAGTTTTAAAAGTTTTATTCAGGTGATACAGTTGACGCTACACCACCTAAATTTGTGTCAAGTCAGACACTCAAAGTCAATGAATATTTTATTTTATAATAAAACCACAATCAAAATCACCGATTTCAAATTCATAACCATAAATATTAGTAACACAATCTTCTTTTTGAATATCATCAATTGCTTTAATATCAATATTATCTAAAAGACGAATAGTTTGTTTACCTATTATTAACGTAGGTTTTTTATTGTTTAATGCTTGAAACATTTGAGCTTGATTGATTATTACATTAGTTAAATTATTCATATTTTCCCCTTTCATTCATTTTATATTTCTTAAACTTATTGTTTATGTAGGTATAATTATTTTAATAGTTGTATCTTCAGGTGTATTTGGATCTATCTTTGATCTAAGCTTTTCATTTAATGAAAAAGAGTTCACCTGAATAGTATTAATCATTTCACGCCAACCATCTGTTAAATAAGAATCATCTAGTAAATGATCATTAAATGGTGAAATTCCACTATCAGTTATTTTTCCAATAGTTTTAACTGTAGCAGAGATTTTTACTTCTTTATTTTTATCAATTTCTGCAATGTAGTTAATTATTTTTAATACAGATTCTTTATTCATACAATATTCTCCTTTCCCTTATAAACATTTGATTCTAAAGTTTCTATCCTATGATACCAATACCAAGTATAATTTCGTTTGTCCAATTTTCTAGTATTCTAAAATCTCTTATAACAATTTTAATAGGTTTTGAAACTATGCTATAAATTCCATCATGGTTTATAATCATATCTTCAATAATTTCAACAAATTTATTAACAATTGTTGACATTGCTACAGGTTCATTAAAATTATAAGTTATAGTTTTATTCCACGAAACTACAACTTGATTTCCATTAGAATCATTGAAACAAGCACTATCGCCGAATGATAAAAGTCTAATATCACAAAATGAAATATCTTTTTCTATTTGTTCTTCAATTTTTTTAAGTATTTTCTGTGTAAAATATTCTGTATAGTTCATCATTGAATATATTTCCCTAATCATATTTTAACTCCTTCTTGCTATTAAGTCGCAACCTATTTATTACACTTATTATTATATCAATTTAGTTAAGGTTTGTCAACATAATATTTTCTACTGCCCATCACAGTAAAAATTTAATGTTTATATTTGCTTTTTACAGCATATTGATTTTAATATATTATTCTGAAACGTAAAATCATTAGTAAGATCAATAAACTCATCTGCGGTTAATCCTATTAACTCATTTTCATTTTTAACCCTACATTCAATAATAACACCGTTATAAAGTATAAATGTAGTTTTATGATTCCTAGACTCTGTAAGAAGTTTAATATCGTTTTTATTTATTACCATATGCATAAGATTTGTAAAAGTAATAAGTTCTGAAACATTACCAACAACAAGAATCTTATAATTATGTATTTTAGGAATAATTTTTTCTTTAAATACCATCTGTCTTTGCAAATCTTGAATCATATGAAGTATTGTTTCTCTTGTCTTAGTTGTATTACTTCCAATCTCCACTTCATCATATTCTTCTTGAAGTTTTAGAAGTGTTTTAAGATGAAATTCCATACTGTAAGGTATATCGTATTTTTCTTTCCATTTAGTGAACTCTCTCTGAACGCTCTCACTCAAATTATTCATAATAATCTCCTTTAATTTTTGTATTTTATATTAAATACCAGATGGGTTAGTATTAATACCTTAGTTAAATAGCCTACTGCCCACTAACAGTAGACTATTATATTTACTTATCTTATATCCACAGACAAATTCTTATCAGAACAATCCAAATATACTACCTTTGTCATTGAAGGAACAACAATATATTCTTTTGGAATGCTCAATCTCATATTATTAATCATATTGTCTTGCATTTCTTTATTTATGGCTGGTTTATTATCTTTATCTTTTGGAATTTCATGAACTATAATACCTTTTATTTTATCGAGATTGTTTTGTTGCCATTCTCTTATCTCTTCAACTTTCGATTCGATTTTTAATTTCTCTGCCTTTTTACTTGCTTCTTCAATTAAATAATTTGCTCTATTTTGTTCTTTATTTTCCTTATAGATTTGTTTAACACAATTTAATTTAGATAACAATTTTTCCTTATTATTTTCTTGATCATCAATATATTCAGTGACATAAGATACATTGTAGTAAATATAACCATCTGTACCTACTGTAACTTTTTGAATTGTTGTATAAACTCCCTTTTCACTTAAAAATATTTCATCTTTTTCTTTTAATTGATGAGGTAGTTCATATTCACCAATCTTAACTCTTTCTATTGTTTCTGAATCTTCTTCTAATTTTGGTTCACATAAAGAATTTTTTAAAGACCATTCATCTGCATTTTCTAGTTTGTAGAACCTTCTCACTTTTCTTCCCATTAAAATACTATGTACTTTATTAGTTTTGCTTTTTATTGTTGACATATTGCCAACCTACCTTTCTGTGCTATGCACATTTAAATGTTTTATTTATATTAAATACCTAGTGGGTGGTATTAAATATCTTGATTATAGTATTTCTCTATATCCTTTACCATTATAAGAACCTATAATGCCTCTAAGTTCTAATTCTTCAAGCATTATATTAGCCCAAGTAGTTCCATTTTTAAATTTTTTTTTGAATTAAAGTCCCATTGAAATTTTGTGTATCTTTACAACTATTTGCTAACTCGATAACTTTTATAACATCTTCTTCTGTTAGTATATTATAGTTATTTAACATGACAAACCTCCTTTCTTTAACCCAATAAAATTCTCTTTTTAATGCCTTATTTAATTCCAAATTTACCATTCTTAAAATTATATAATCCTGTTTCATACCATTTGCCTATATGATTCAATCTATTGGCAATGCATGTAGGACATAATAATCCTCCTCTTTTATATTGAGAAGGAGTAATCAATTCCCATAATTCATCTGCAATAACCATATCAGGAAAATCTTCATACGGCATTCCGCAATCATAACATTTATCATATTCCCCACATGGCCTTTCTTCTTCAGTATATTTCCAAGGATATTTATAATTCTTCATAATTTACCTTTCTAATAAACGATAGAACCCACATTTTATTGTCTCATTATTTCTTTAGAAAAATCATACAAATCATCTTCCTCGATTTCCATATGAGGCATTTCACCGTTACACTTGACACAATACAAATGTTTAATGTGATGTTTCTCACGTTTTTTATTAAGTTTTCTAGGGATAGGGAATATGTTCCCACATCCCAAGCATTGTAGATTTTGAATATAAATGTTTTTCTTCATAATAATTGTTGAATTTCTCTTTGTCTATTGCCAGCAAAATTCCAATCAATTCTCTTTGGTGGATTTAGAAAATTCTTATAAGCTAATGCCATTTGTTTTGCAGCTATATCAAAAGGTACTCTACCAGTTGCAGTACCTAATCCACAACATGCAACAGTTTGAATATTTCTATGTTTACTTGTAGCAATTAGCATAGCTTTCATTGCTTGATAAACATTGTCTGTGTTTCTTATATCCATAGGGACTCTCATTGTAGGAGTATGTGCTAAGTATGGATGCATGTCATGATAAGTTTGAATAATAAATGATGTTCCTACTGGCTGTTCTCCAGCATAGTTTTCAATAATATATTCTTGTACTCTTTCCATTAATTGAGTACCAAAATATCTTGTAATGGCTAAATCTATACCACCATCCATTAATCCAAAAGAATTTGCAGGACTAACTATACAATCATAATCAGGCAAATTTTCTAAAGATGAATGTAGTACAGTTACATTAGTCAAATCTTTAAAGGCTATTTCAAATTCTTTGCATAGGTCTTTATTTATATCAAATAATAGTAAATTCATATTGATTCACCATCTTTTTTATTTTCTTCTATACACCTGACCATATAGTCATAAAGTTCATCTAATGTTTTAACACTAATTTCCTTCTCTCCGTATTCACCGTAAAAAATAACCCTATTATCTTCTTCGTACAGCCACCAAGACAATAAATCATTCCCATCTGTGCGTTCAAAATCTTCAGCAATCATATTTAATAATTCATCCATTAAATAAGTTCCTATAACTGCAACGGTATGTCCATCACAGATTTTACTCACTAAAACGTTTAGCGTATCTTGTTCCGATTGAAAGTTCATTATTAGTTCCATACGCTTTTTGAACAATTCTCTTGTCATCATAATTTTATCCTCTCTATTACCCTAATTATCCAACATCCAATTCTTTCACAGTAAGAGAGTCCCAAACCAATTAATACACAAATTAACAAAGCAAGAAATCCAAAGCCTACGAAGATTCCTGCTAGTGTGAGTTCAAACAAAATTTTGCATTTATTTTTATAGTTTATATATGACATGTTTAGCACTCTCCTTTCGTTTGGTTATAAATACTGTGTAGTTTTTATTACTATATTTGTTTTGTTTACAATAACAAATTCCCTAAATCATTCCAATTCACAGTTCTTATTCCATTCCAAGTATTATTCAATTCATTAACTTCTCCAAAGCAAATCTTATAATCCGCATTACTACTGATTAAGTTTTTTTCTGAATCATCAATAATTATTGAATTTTCACCTGACATATTTACAACTGATTTATCCATTTTGCAATGTTTTTTCATTAACAAAATAGACTCATTAATGAATGGTAAATTTTCTTCAATCCACCATGCTTTATATGCAAGATTAGAAGGTATTCCGATTGAACATATTCTAACATCATATTCCTGACATATTTCTTTAAGAATTCTTTTTGTATTTGGATTAATAAATTCAACTACTTCAAAGAAACGTTTACTTCCAAATATTTCATCAACGTGATCTAATAAAGTACACTGATCTAATAAATGCATGGGTTCTGCTTTATACCAATCTGCTTTTATGAAATTAGGATGCTTTATGTATTTTTCGTTGTAAACGTCCATGAACGCTTTAATTGAGTCAACTATTGTTGAGTCATAATCCAGAAATATTTTTTGTTTACTCATTGTTTCCTCCATTGAGATATTCAACAAACTTATTAACTTCCATTTGTAAATAGCCTTCTCCACTTAGAGATTTCAAATAATAATCAAAAGTAAAGTTATCCAATGCTATTTCTGAAAGGTGCAATCTTTGTTCAGGAGTTAAATGATTTTCAAATCCAATTCTTTCAATATGTAATGAAATAACATCCCATCCAAAATCTTTAAGATAATTTATTTCGTTAGGAAAGCGTGTATCTGGTATTAAAAAATAATCAAAATCATCATCAAATACATCTATGAACATTTCAATTAATTCAACCCAAAAGTTAAGATTCCTAGTTCTTACTTTTTCTGTGCCTATTTGCTGAAGAATAGTTCTACCTTTTTCATCTTTATTACCATCCCAACCAAAATATTGTTTGCATATGTATTTTAAGTAATCTGCATAATGAATAATTAATACTTTTTTACCTAAATATTCTAATTTATCTTTTAGGATTGTTGCGGTTAAGTCTTTACCATGTTCTGCTTTTGCAGATAGAGTTATTATTTTACTCATTATTATATCCTTTCTATTCAATTGTCTCAATATCTCCAAATATTTCAGGTAGAATTCTCTTAAAATCATTTAATACTGGAATAGCAACTTCACGCATTTGGGGATGTGCTGCTTTAGCAGTTCTAAGTTTAAAGAAATGTCTAAATTCTCTGAGATTCATTGTAACAACTATTTCAGTTTTAAGTGAATTAGGTAGTACTGAACGTGCTTCTTGTGGTGTTGCACCATGGTCTATTAGACTAAGATAACTTGTTTCTGCAAATTTACAAGAAGATTCCCAAATTGCATAATTTATACTATCTTCTTCCCAAAATAAAGGTTTAATAACAGTAATTTCATTTCCGAATTTACCACTACTATAATTTACGTACCTTGTTGATTCTTGTGCATAAGAAGCTATCCTATGTCTTACTATCTCATGGCTAACTCCCCTGTCACAAATAAATTTTACTGTGACATTATAATGCTCTATCATAGCTTCATGTCCTCTATTGATAAGCATTGATACAAACTTACTTGCTGAATCTTCAGTAATGCTACTCTCTGATTTATAGCATACCCTTCCTGAAAGTTCTAGTGTCTTTAATATTTCTGATCTGTTGATTGGTGTCATAATCTCATATGACGGTTTGATAATTTTCATAACCCTTTAAAACCTCACTTTTGTTGGCTTATTTTTAATTTATTTATACTTATTATTATATCAATTTAGTTTAACTTTGTCAATACTTACTTTTCAATATGTCATGTCTTAAATAACTACTATCTACATACTTTTCACAATTATTTAAAATACTCGTATCTAACTCTTTAAGTTCTACACCTCGACATGTACAATACTCTACAACCCTTTTGTTTGGATTATTACAATAATAGAATATACAACGTTTACTAGTACCCATTTCATGGCATTTCATATTGACACCTCTTTCTGCTTGCGTTTTTTGAATTGTTAGTGTAAAGGAGAAAGGGATTGTTAGTCCCTTAATTACTTGAGCCTATACCACCTATTCTATCACTATTAGATTCACTGTTGTCTGCTACAAGATAATTCATAAAAACACCTTGACAAATTCTTTCACCTACTTCGATAGTTTTAATGAAAATAGAATTATTAAATAAGCAAACACCTATATTTCCATCGTTGTCCTTATTTTGATAATAATCTCCATCTATCACAGCAACAGAATTAGCTAGTGTAAGATACTTTTTAATACCAATTGAACTGCGTATATAAAGCATTAATACTTCATTTTCACACATATATGCTTTAATATCAGTCCATATTACTTGTTTTTCTCCTGGTTGAATATCAATGGTAATAGGACTATAGAAATCTATACCAGCAGAATGTTTTGTTGCTCTTGTTGGTAGAATTATTTCTTTGTCTGGATGCTTTCTATATTGATCTGAAACTATTTCAAATCCTCTCGTTTTTACTATATTCACTTATTTAACCTCTCTCATTAACTTATTTTTATAGCAAATTGATTTTGTGAAACCAGATATACACCTAAAACTTCATCCCATATTCCATTACTATTAGGTATATATCTGCCGAACTTAATAAATATATTATTATATTTTTTAAGCATTTCAACTTCTTCTATAATCTCTTCAGGATAATACCCTGTATAAATCACAACATCGTCATTACACTTTTTCCTGAACTGATATATAAAAAACAATATTTCTAATAGTTGCTTTATTGGCTCTAATCCAGCTATAACAATAGCCTGAGTAATTGGATTACTAAGGTATCTATTAATAATTTTATCAACAGATACCTCAATATTATCTTGATGTGCTAATTCTGAATTTTGACAGATATGTATATCTAAATCCTTTTCAACTAGACACTTCCAATCACAGAAACAAGTAGCCAACATCATAGAAGGTTTTTTATAATCTTGAAAGTCTTCGTCTATAATGTTTTTTAATTTCATTTAATCATCCATAGAATACCATTTTCTACTATAATATTCTTCTCTTCTTTCTTTACTATAATTATTTGTGGCAACAAGGAAACCAACAATGCGACTGTATTCATCTGTTTTTCCTTCACCACAAGTAGGACATATATTTCCAAAGAATCCATGATTGTGTTGACATACAGATATTTTAGGATTATATGCAAAATACAATACACCTGATTTTGCAATATGATTTAAAAGATTCCAAGATTGTTCCTCGTTTGCAAATTTCCCTTGTAGAGATACATGCATTATTTGACCTCCACCACACTTTTTATCAAGTATAGCACCTAGTCTAATTTTTTCTTCAAGGGTACATTTTTCCATCAAGGGTATCCATTGATTTGAATAAATAAAGTGTTTTTTTCTATCAAATAACATATTATCTTTTTTACATAACTTTATGTTGGCAGTTTCGGCAGGTATTATTTCAACTCCTATGTTATAACCTAAATTATAAGAATCTTGAACATCATTTATTGTATCCATTATTTTTATTGAGAAATCAATACCTTCAGGTGTGTAGTATTTATTGCCAAACTCATCAGCATAGATCATACCTAATTCGTCAATTACTTCATACATTGCTGTAGCACCATTAGTAACAGACTGGTTTTCTAATTTAATAACTCCATTTGAATAATTAGGTAATAATCCTTTTTCAATATTGCGTTTAATAATATGTCTTACCGTATCTAATACCTCAATATTCAATCTAACCCTTTGTTCAAGCAATTGTAAATACAAATCTTTATCGCCATTGCTTTCAAGGGCTATTCTCATGAGATTAATAGTACTTACCTTTACTGAACCTATTTCAGTTAGGCTACCACCTATTGATGATAAAAACTGCTTGTTAAGTTTACTAATATCATTAGTCATTCTACAACAAGAAGCTAAATTAGTCACAGAATCACCAATATAGAAATTACTATCATACCATTCCATATTATGACGATTTGACCATTGAGCAAATTCTTCATCAACAAACTTTCCATTTTGATAAAGTAAACTAAAAGTTAAAACAGGAAATGTAAGCATAACTGTTTTACGTGTTTCTGACACAACTTCCATAAATACTTTTTGATGTTCAATAATTTCTTCAAGATAATCTATTACATATGTACCATCTGGATATTGTCTATCTCCAAATATTTCAGATATATAATTTCTATCCATGATAATAATATTTGTAAATGGACTTTGAGTAATTCTTCCATGTATTTGATTAATTTCGAAAATAAACTGTTGGAAAAATTGTCTTCTATAATAATCTGGATTCTTTAAAAAATACTCTTGTGCTACATCATTTTTCCAAAAATAATATGAATAGATAAAAAACGAAGGTAATGCACATGCACCTGAAGTACGATTTGATACCCAAACAATAAATTCTCTTAAATGAGCAGCAAACGTGGTTAAATGCTTTGCAACTGATTTATTAGTTTTAGGTAAGAAGTGCAATCCTTTTTCAACCAAATCCTGTAATTCGTAAGCATAGCAGTAACTATAAAAACTTGAACTAGGAGCATCGTGCATATATAAAGCACCTGTCCATTCTGCTTCAAGCCATTCTTCTGCTCTTTTTAATCCATATTTCTTTATCATTTCATAGAATATTTTATTAAATGACAAAAGTTTTGTATGGGGCTTATCTATTTCTGATAGTAATGATCTTACATCTTTTACACTACTATTTGCGTTACTATCTATTGTGGCATCTACAGGATTATTTGTATCTACAAAATTATCTATGAAATCTGTAAAATTTAGGTTACTTGAATGAAACCCATTGATTTTTTCAAATTCTTCTCCATATTTTTCAGAAAGTTTATTATAACAAGCCACAAAATTTTTATTAAGTTTAAGTCCTTTTATGTCCATTCTATATCTCCTTGATCCAATTAATTGCGTCTAAATAATTAAGTACTTTATTATCTATTTCTATCATTGGTACACTTCTAAATCCCTTTGCCTTCATAACTTCAATATCAGAATTTGTTGAATATACAATTCCTTTTTCTTCTAGTTTTGCTTTCAATATCTTACATTTTGGACATTCGGTTGTATATAAAATTACCGCCAAAATTCTGCCTCCTATTATATATTATTATTTTCTTCAATTTTCTCACTTTCACTTTCTCTTACTGCTCTACCATCCACTTCAGTAAAGAAATGATAATTATCATGTATGCAAACATAACTTAAATCAGCATAACCCTGATTCTGTGAATTAGGAGACACACCAATTGCTCTCCAACATTCGTTCTTTCGTTCACAATGTTCTGAAATACAAAAACTAAGTCCCAATATTATATCACCTCTATTCTGCTCTATATCCGCATTCTTCACAGACTAATACTGCACAACGTTCATAAACTATTCTGCCCATATACTCTCTCGGTTCTCTCCATGTATCCCAATGCATCTCATTGCCACATATTGGACAATACCATTCTTCTTCTGAATACATATCATTTTCTTCATTCATTTTATAATATTATCACCTGCTTTCTATTCCTTCATTTTATTATTAACTACATTCCAATCTTGAGAAGTACATATTTTCTTGTTCTCTGTGTGATTGTACAAAGACCAGATATTATTGTGAAGAGTAATAATAAAAACAGAATTTCCCACTAACTCCTGTTGCATTATTTCTTCATTTTTATATTTCTTTGATTTTACATGCTCAAAAATATTGATCACCTCTGTTGCCAATTGAAATAAATTCTACCGCACTTCTTACAAGTAGCTTTCTTATCTTTAAACCAATTCAAATCTTCATCTTTACATCCAGTAAAAGTATGTATTATAAAATAAATTAACCACATAAAATACTCCTTTTAGATACAAATATTTGCTTCTTTCAATAATCTTTTAGCTAATGGTCTTGATAATTCTCTACCATGAAAAGGCAATGTAATTATCCTATTACAACCATTTTTCACAAATGATACATGAGTACCACCATGACTACGGTGCCAGCCATTTGATATTAAAATTCCAGTAAATTCTCTAGGTGAAAATCCTTGCATACGCATATTATGTATTCTCCTTTCTATATTATATTTTCTTTATTTAACTTTTTGTTTTTTCTTTTAAAATTTGTTTGCATTCTTGAATACTTTCATCAATAGAGCAATTATTTTTACCAGATAAAACAATTAATTCTGCTATGAACATAACATCTTTATCGGGTATTTTTTCTGTATCAATTTTAATAATCATTTATATATTACCTTTCTCAATAAAATGTATTTTCTATTGGGTTTGTTCCTGATTCAATCTTTCACATTCTTTTTCGGCTTCTTCTCTGTTTATAAATAACTTATCTTCCGAAATATCATTCATTAAATCAAAAGTATCATACTCTCCTGAAAAATATGAAAGATTATAATAAAATCCATCTCTTAAATTTTCAATATATAATCCAGTAACTACATAAGGACAAAATTTATCAACAGAAAATTCTATATATTCTTCTCTTGTTTTACCTATGCCATTACATCTAGAACAATCTAAATTGAAAGTTTCTATTAATACTTTTCCTGTACCATTACAAGTATTACAGTCTATAATAGCACCTTTTTTCTTATTGCACTGAATTCTATATACTTCATTACCGAAGTTAAACTTAGGTTTTGGTAGTTGCATATTTTAATTCCTCTTTTCTCGAAATACTTTGAATGCATTCTTTTATTGTTCTACTTTTCTTCACATACTTCAACATTAATTTCACAAACAAAATCATAAGTATCATATTTTGAAATAACGTCTAATAATTCTTGTAACTGTTCGTAGCCTTTACATTCATAACTTTCGCCTTCTCTTTTAATTGTAAATTTTAACATAACCTACTCCTTTCTTACCACTTTCTAGTATCCGTAAAATCAATTTCACATTTACACTGAGAACATACACCTGTAACATAACCACCTATACCGGTATTACCTTCAAATAGTTCTAATGGAATTTTACAAGTATTACAATTAGCATATATCTTACCTTCATATGTATCTGTATATCCATCTGCCTTACCTTTATATTCCATTTCTTTGTGTTGATCTAAAAACCAATTAGCAGACATTGAATTTGATTGAACTGCTTTAAGTTTTCTTAGTTCTTCATTTAAGCTATTTTCTTCTTGTTGTAAAATTTCTCTCCTAAATTGTGTGTTTTGAACTTCTTTCCATAGATTATCATCTTCTGTTTCTATGGATACTAACCGATTTTGGATTTCTATAATTCTATCCATATTTTCTCCTAATCAACCGTTGTAACTTCAACAGGCAAAATCATTTTTGGATTAAAGTTAATTTGATACTTATATTTGTTTATGGTAGTAGTACCTAAATCCTCAACTATATAGCTAATGTCTTTTGATAAAAATACAAAATGTTTGTAGAAAGTACCATTTTCATTTTCACCTATAACAGCTAAATCACCATCAGTTTCTTTCTCGATTGAAAAATTACCTGTCATTTGAAATAGAATTGCTGTATTACCGTCCTCTGCTCTTGTGTTTATTACTGTCAATTTTCTTGCAACGTTGAAATTGTCTGCTTGCAATGAAAGATTGTAACTGACAGTATTTGCTTGACGTTGTTCACAACCCGAGAATACCAATATTGACATAATTGCTACGAGTGTGATAATAACATTCCTTTTTGATTTAAACATGATTTTTCTCCTTTATTATTTTAATTTTATTTGGTACAATTTTATTTTCCTTTAAATTCAACATTTCATTATCTTATGTCTTATTTATTTCAATTATAATATTTTCAATAATATCCTCTGTATTTTCTATCATGAAAAACGTCGGATGGTTGTTTGTTTCATCCATCCATCTTTCCAATGCTTCATTAAGCATATCTTCAAGTTTCTGTTTTTCTTCTTTAGTATAATCTAGATATCCTTCTGAACATTCACCACATTGATCATAAGCATTTTCTGAAATATAATCTAATACATTATCAACATCAATACTTGGAATAAAACAAGTTATTTGACCTACCTGATACGATTCCTCTTCTCTTTCTATTGCTTCTGCTCTACCTGTTTCAATAGCCTCTTCCCTTGTTTCAAAAAATTCACATTCATCCCAATGTTCTTCATCACCAAAATTGTACATCCATTGTCCTGTTTTCATAATTTTATATTTCCTTTCTTTAACTTACTTTTACAATATGAAATGTTGTTTTACATTTTGGACAAATAAATTTCAAACCATTATCTCTACTATATTCAAAACTCATTGTATCAATATCCATTGATTGAACGATATTTCCATTATCATCTTCAAACATATAATCCATATATGCTCTTTGACCACAATCACAAGTAATGTTTATCATATTTATATTCCTTTCTTTCGTCATAAATATTATATACTTTTTATAATCAACTCTAATCTACCACCAAGCAATTCCAACAATTTCTTAGTAAAAGCCTTATCATCATCTGAATCCATACATTCCATACTTGCGGTTAATATTAATTCTTCTTCTGGATTTTTAAAGTCTTCTCCGTCATTACCACTTCTCTTTACAATATCAAGCGTTCCAAATCCAATTGTAGAACTCCAATAGATACGCATACCACCTTTATTGTACTTATGTTTGCTCCAGAAATCTATATTATCTATTTGTAGGTTGATATTATTTACATCGTTTTTTCTTGGCATAGTTTTATCCTTTCTTTTACCTTATGAAATAGGATATATATTGGGTATACCATATATAGCATCAAAAATAAATTTTATATACTATATATGGTATGGTTTTTTATATTACTTTATCTCGTCATTCCAGTTATCTTGTATTTCTCCATCAGTTCTATAACTAGCAACAGATTTACTAACGCTAGAATACAACGTTCCAATACCACGACTGTTTGCTGTATAATTCGAAGCAAACTGTCCAGATATTCCAAAATTCTGAGCCGTTGATACAGCATCAATATTTGCACCAAGAAATAAGAACTTCCAACTATAGTTGTTTGTTTGATGCTTAATCATTTCCTTAACTTTACTTTGGGTAAATTCTTTACTGGAATTTTCTTGACCATCTGTAGTAATTACAAAAATAACTTTAGAAGGTTTGTCTTCCTCTTTTGTCTTACTTAGTCTGTCACCTACAGTATTAATTGTTTTGCCTATAGCGTCTAATAATGCTGTCATTCCTCTTGCTGAATATTCTTTAGTTGTAAGTAGTTTTACTGCTTTAATGTCTACCCCATTATGAAGTATTTCATATTGATCATCAAACAGTATTGTAGTGAGTATAGCTTCTCCGTCTTCCTGTTTCTGAATTTCAATAAATGAATTAAATCCACCTATTGTATCAGTTACTAAGTTACTCATAGAGCCACTTCTGTCGAGGATGAATACGATTTCAGTTAAATTGTCTTTCATGTTTTCTTAATCTCCTTTTATATTAATTTAATTTTACTTTAAAATTTCCGTTTCGTTGACTATTTAAGTTTAAAGTTAAAACTTCCACTTATTATATGTATACAATCGCATTTTCTTTTGTATTTAAATAATACATAAACATCACAATCGTTTGTTGGAATGGCAAACTTTTTCCCTATTGGTCTTATAGTATGTAGTGTTCCATCAGATGTTTGCACCTCAATATCTCCAATAATTTCTTTATCGTGTGGTAATTCTCCAATACCTTTATTTAATGGAATTGTCATTTGATGAAAAAGTTCAACCTTTTTATTTTCTTCTATAAGCATCCAATTATTAATACATAGTATACAATTAGTCATATTTAAAAATACCGGTTCTTTATCATTATCCCATACAATACTTCCATTAATGCATTTGACTTTTAAAGTCGAATCTTCAATAACTGCTTTTAAGTTTGGATTTTTTCTTAATTCAATTATCATTTCTAAAGTATTCATACTATTATTATACTCCTTTAGTTAAAAATATTCAATACCTATTTATACAAACATAGCCAACACCAACAGCACCATCTCATGTAATCTATGATCTATTCCTATATGCATAAATCCAAATGTCTGATAATCGTTTATCTGTTCCCAACTCATACCTTTGAATCTCATAATCCATTTAACAGGGATTCTAGTGTCTATAAGTAAATGTGATATAAACAACACATCCCATATGAATGAAAATTGCTGATAGTTAAAATCAAATATAAACAGTAGGGCAGTTGAAGTTAATGCCGAATAAATAAAACTATGGCTCACTACTGCTATAGTAGCCTTTAAACAATTATCCATAGTCCATTTACTTTTATTAACTGCTTGCCAGTTCCATTGAAATATCCAATCAACGAATAGGCTTATGAAATATGCTACTACTAGGAATTCTATATTTATATTCATTTAGTTTAACCTCACTTACTTTTATAATTATCTTTCTTTCCACCATCATAAATCCTTTTGCAACCAACACAATTAGATACTGCCTTTGATCTTAAATCAACATCTTCATATTTACAACCTTTACAAGTTAATTTTCCCATTTAGTTTAATCTCCAAATTTTTTCCCATAATTTAATACAATGATATTGAAAATTATACCATATCCATTTCCATTTAGGTGTAGGTTTACCTATATTATCAAGAATCTCATTAACTGGTTTTAATATTATTTTGTCAGTCATTTTTTATTTTCCCCTCAGGCAATAAAATTCAAATTTCATTCGCTTGTAATATTTCAATTATTTTATCTGAATCATATTGTTTTCTTAAAGTATTTTTCGCAATATCAGACATAATCCCCATAGTACTTACCGCTATAATTAAATCTCTATCATTATTTTTATATTTGTCACATATTGCTATCATCTGAGTTTTAATAGACTCAAATATTTCATCTACATGATCATCTTGTGCTTCATATTTTTTATTTGGTTTATCATCAAATGTTACTATCATATATTTTCCTTTCTTAGACCTTTAATCTTTTCTCCACAACTACTACAAAATTTATCCATAGGGCTTAAGCCACCACATTTACATTTATTACAATAATATAATGTTGAAAGTTTTCCATCTGATGGAGGGAAAATAATAATTTCTTTATATAATATCTCTGCCATACTTATTGTTCCTTTCTAGGCAATAAAATTGCCAGTTCAATCATTTATTTCTATACATCTTTTGTAAAAGACCATCCTCAAACTCATATTCAAATAATTTGCAATCTTCACAGAAATAATAGGCTTCATCACCTTCGCTAAATCCAGCACAATTATATCCACCAAATGAACCTTTCCTATATTCTATATTGTTGTGATTGCAATTTTTCTGTTTAATTAATTTATCTATACTATACATATGGATTCTCCTTTCAAATGGCCACCTCAAGACTTTTATTACAAACATATTACAATACTTCATTTGAGGTACTTTTATTACAGAAATATTACAAAGCGTTATTATATGTACTTTATTACCTTTCACTCAAGTCTTTAAACATTTCTTTACAATAACAATTATCACACAAACAATAATCTTTCATTTCAACATGTCTATATTTCTTAGGCTGCGGATAAAATATACCAGTATGTCTATATTTTAAACCGCACTCTATACAATTTTTGTATTCTATTTTTCTAGCACTATATGTAGGATCAAATTCAACCTGCACTTCAAATTCTTCTTCACATTACTGACAAGTCCAATCTAAAGTATTATCTGAAGATAATCCATCACATAGAGCATCGGTCATATCATTCTCATATTCACAATAAGGACATTCTACTGTATTGTACATTGTTTTTATATCTCTCCTTTACATTGTTTGATTATACAAACTTTCCATTGCTTTTAGAACACTTTCGTATCCATAGAAATTATCTTCTATTGGAAACAATACTCTACTAAATACTGAACTAAGATGTTTACATGTAAGAAGTATATACTGATCACTTTTATTATCCCTGATATTTCTATCGAATAAAAGGCTTATAAAAAATATAGGCTTACATTCATCGGTTAACCAGTGTTTTTCAGTTAATTCATTTACTTCATTTCTTAAAGAATCTATAATACTATTTCCCCATGTTCTATCTTCATATGTGATCATAATTATTCATCCCATCCATCCAAATTACCATTCCAATTTTGATACTCTTCAAAATATGAAAACTTATTTACTGAAATTTGCTTATTATATTCATCAATAGCTGATTTTGCCTTTAATATTATACTTTCTTTATTATAATACATATCTGTCCATGAATAATTATATGGAGCAATATTTTTACCGTTTACCTGAAAAATATTAATATTATGATGAGTCTTACCGTTTATACCTCTTTCAGTTGCAAAATTATAATCTATTGCATATGTATTGTTTTTGTAGGTTATAGTTTTCTTTAAGTCCATTTATATCTCCACCTTTCTTTATCCAATAAAACTGCAATTTCATCGACTTTGTTTTATTTTTAATTCAAGTTCTCTTTTTGAGTGCCATAACATATGACTATATGCAAAATACGTTCCTGGTTTATTTAAAATTGCAGTAAATAAAAATGTTAAGCCATCAATAATTTGCAATAGTCCATTGATAAAATAATAAATCCTTCTCTTCATAATTTATCTCCAAAAGTCTATCAAATTAAGATTTTAAGTTATAAACGTCAATATTATAACCTTCAGATAATGTTCTTTCAATGTTATCCATTTGTAATCTGACACGATTATATGATTTAAATGATTCATGTTTGTTAAGTAATTTATTTGCTGTTTTATTTAATTGTTTCCATGATTCAATTAATTCTTTTGACTTATCCATTCTTTAGTTCCTCTCTCACTCTCATCAATATCTTACCTAACTTATTCTGACCTCTACCACTACATACACCCCAATAAGTATCATTCCAGCTATTACCTTCAATTAATTCGGCATCACCTGTATTAATGAGCATTTGCTTTAAATACTTAATATTGAATTTAGCCTTAACAACGTTATACATAACGTCATCTTTTATTTGTTCCCAATCTTGTCTTAGTTGTACTTTTCTACCTAACTTCTTAGCATCTGAAGCACTAAGATTACAAAATTGTTTTCTATTGTTTTTATCTATTATTTTTACAGATTGAAATGCGGCTTCAGCATTATTGTAAAACAATCCATCATATTCAATTTGATATGATATATCTTCATAAAAATTACTTAAAAAATAATATTGTCCTCTGAATTCATTTATTAGCATTTTTATATCTCCTTAATTTCACAATGAAATAAATCTTTTATTTACTCTTTTCAATATTTTCATTTTTATTTCTATCATCACATTCGTTTTGAGCTTCTTCTAATGTTTTAAAACAATCCTTTTCATAAAAATAATTTCCAGAATTACCCCAAGGGAAATAAGCAATTTTAGTTTCCTTTTTAGTAACTTCAATATCTATTCTATGAATTTTGTTAAAACTAGTATATTTATTCTCCGCAATTCTCCAGCATTGAGGTTCTATTATTGTCCTAGTTCCAGAACCATAACATTCAGGGCAAATAAACTTCTTTTCTGATATATTAATTTCACATTCACCTTTGCAAACATCACAAGTAACTGTTTTCTCTTCGGTATTTTGCCATATTATAAATATATATTCTCCTATTGACAACTTTGTATTAATATCCATAATTAACAATCTCCTTCCAAATCGGACATTCGTTTAGTTTATTCCATCAATCCTTTTACGCCAACAATTCAAACACAAATCTTCTTCTTTAACAATCGGTTCAGATGTTGTAATCATGTCTCTAAAATTAAGTATGATTTTTCCGCATCCATCACAGATTTCTTCCCATGACCACCACTGACTTACATCTGGAATATTAGAATCTGGATTATATTTTACTTTCTGAATATTGTTTTTCATATTAACCTCTCAACAAAACAAACTTTATTATGTTTTTATTTTATTTCAAAATCTCTTTTAATAAACTCTTTATATTCATCATAAGTAAAAGCCTTGCTACCATCCCAAGCATGTATCAAATCAGTTCTCATTTGATACATAGTACCTTGACCTTGAGCAGTTCTTATGAGAATGTTTAATCCTTTGAAAACCAAGCAACAATTTTCTTCTTCAAAATAAGAACTTTCTATATTACTAATCATTGCTTTATTTGCATAGTCAATCATATTTGAACACAACTTACAAAAGTTTAATTCTGAAAACTCATATTTTTCTGTATTATATAATATATCTTCATTATCAATATAATCTTCTTTATTGAGTAAATGTTGATATACTAAATCCATAATATTATCTTGTTTTTCCATTATAAATTTCTCATTCTGTAATTCTTGTTCAATCATATCTTGAATACAACCATCAATAAATTCTTGTTTCTCTTCTTCGGTTTTAAATAAATCTGTAAAGTTCATAATTATTTCCTTCCTTAAAGGCAACGAAAACTGTCTTTTATTGGGTTTATATAAACGATCTCCAATGTTTTTCGTCTTCACTTTGTTTAATGCTTTGCCTTAATCTAGATATTAATTTTAATTGCTGTAAATCTGATAACATATCAAATGCTTGCCAAAACAATGTTTCAATATGAATTTTATTATTGTCTTTATATATAAGTTCTATAACTTTATCTTTATTTGTCATATGCTCCAATTACCTTCCACTCTTTTGCTATATTAACATTATAACATGGAGTGGAAGGTTAAGTCAAGAGTATTACTATATTTATTTAGTTTATTTAAGTTGATTTCTTAGATGATAATAAAACGTACAAAAAATAAATTTTGCAGTATATTCTTTATTCAAAAATATAAAATTCAAGCCATACCTATCTGTCATTGAATGTAAGGTACCTATTGCAGATTTAGAAGCATATTTACTTTGATATTTTCCTTCATACATGTCATCATAAGTAGAATCTTCTATTATCAAATACATTTTACCCTTATGCCTAAGAAATTCAGATTCTAGTCTATCCCTTTCTACGAAGTTTTCTATTATTTCGTCAAGACATCCCTTACGTTCTATGGAAATTTGATTATTAAAATAAGTATCTCTAATTATACCTAATTCTGGATTTTTAGGAATATAAAAACTATAATCTCCCCAATCAAGTTTCTTGCTAACATAAGAGATTTTCTTTTTATCAAACCATTCTGTAATATGGGAACATTGTTGTTCCCTACTGTCACATATAATTGTCATAGAAGATAATATTTTCTTCAGTTCAGCTTCAGTATATTTGAAATTTTCAATCATTTGCTTTCTCCATTCTGAAATTTGTAAGTGATATTACTATATTTTGGTATCCAATATTCAACAGTTCCATCTACTTCTCTATATATTTTCTTTCCTGTATCTGGATTAATTTCTCCTGTTGGTTCTTTTTGTGGCTTTTCATCAATAACTTTAACAAACAAAAAATCTCCTTGATCAAATGGTTGTTTATTATATTGATTTGTCCACATTTTTGTTTCTATTGTTTCACCATATTTAATTCTATACAAGATTACTTTAGTTATTGATTTTAGTACTTCCAACTCCGAAATATAATAAATATCATATGAATATTGATTATCACTAAAAGTAATGATTCCTAGAATTTCCTTCTGATTGTCTATTATCTCTTTTGTGGTTAAAGGAATATTTTCTATATTACTTATAATATCCTGTAACAAATCTTTATTTCTAAGTTTAGTAACTTTTTTTGCAGTTTCATTTCCATAACCCAAAACAAAATCTAGCTTTATTCCATATTCTTCTATTTTGGCTTTAGAAATTTCTTTTGATTCTCCAAAAATATCATTCCATTTTATAATTTGTAAAAGATAATTAACACCACCAAATTGTTTAAAATAATTTAACTTAACAAGTTTTTCAATAACAGTTTTATTAATTCCAACTCCTTTTAAAGAATCAAGGAATTCTATAAAATTATTATATTTACTTTGTCCAAGTTCAAATAATGTTTGCGATACCTTTTCACCAAATCCTTTTATACTAGACATATTCGGATAGATAACTTTATTTTGTTCATCAATATTTACTCTTCTATTATCTATACCAAATTCATAATCCCCAAGTCTATATCCATAAAAAGTTAAAGCTTCTTTTACAAGTGCATCAATTTTCTTTTTATTCTCTTTATCTTGATAGTGGTTAATTGCTACTTCATAAAATTTTGTTGTATGATGTGCTTTAAACCACGCTTGATATGCACTATCACCTCCCATTGATAAAGCATGTGGAGCATTAAATGCATACCTTGCTGAGTCCTCGATAACATCCCAAATATTATCAAAATTATCAAGATTATTAAATATCTTAATCCAATTTTCTTTTAATGTACTTTTTAATTTATCTAACTTCTCTCCTTTAAGTTTCTTTTTAGATATCGCTTTTAAAACACCATATGCCTCACCCATAGGTAAACCAAGAAAAGATAATAACTTCATTATAGATTCTTGATATAACATAAAGTGATAACTATCAGTAAGTAAATCATCTATAATTTTTTCTCCGGTTGTATAGTTTTCTCTTGCTAAAAATGTTCCTAATAGCGATTTAAATCCTGGTCGTATACCAGCTATAAAAGCACTAGATTCAGCTAAAGTTTTTGCTTTATATTGTTTTGCTTTCTTCGTTGTTGATTCTTTTTCAACTTGATTAACACAACAAGTTATTCCTTTTTCATATATCTCCCATGTTGCTTCATCGTTTTGAATCATTTCTCTTAATTCATCAAAAGTAGGTACTTCTTTCCCAATACTTTGAAAAAACTTATGAGTTAAATGAACACTATCAACTATAAGATAATCATTTTTTACATAGCCAAATTCATCAAGATAATTACCTTCTATACAAGCACATAGAGTACGTTTTCCTGTAGTCTCTGATACTGCATTGATTAATCCTATCTTGCGTCTTATATCTCCTTCTAGCAACAAATAACCGCATGGATGAGCCTTTAGATTTATTGTAATTCCTTGATATTCTAAACTGCCTTTATAAATTTCAAGATATTCTTCTGGAATAAAGTCTTCAATATGTATGAATTCTTTATCTTCTTCATCAGCATATTTTAATTTATCGTTATACTTATCAATAAACTTAGATATTTCATTTGCAACTTCTGGTTCAACATCATTTGCTCCTGCGAATAATTGCCATGCTGCCTTTTCTTTAAGTTTTTCAATTGCCATCAAAGGATAACAACTATGATATCCAATTAGTTCTCTTGTTGCTTCTACAAAAGGTTCTTGTACGGCAACATTATAATCTATATCTGGCATTTGTCCACTTAATACCCTATCTTTTGTTAAAAATCTTTCAGGATATATAGGAATTTCACAATTAAATCTATCTATTGTAGTAAATCCCAATAATTTATTTGTTATAAATGATGCAGCACTACCTCTTGATGTGGTAGTTAAAATTCCACCTTTTTCATTAACTGCTTTAGATATTATATGATAATTAGTTAATGGATAATCTACTACTCCACTATCCACATATTCTCCTACTTCATATCTTATACCTGCAACTTTTTCAGGTGTTTTTAACTTTTCATGTTTATAACTATCATTTATAATTTTCTTAAATATTTTAGTTCTTTCTTCATATGTAGTATTTGGATAAACACAAGGTATTTTGAAACTCTGATCAAAAACTGTTTCTTCACATTCATTAATAAATACATTTGTATTCATCATTGATGTTAGAATTTCTTCATTATTTAAAACACCTTGCCTTTTAAACCTTTCGAATATTTCTTTATTATTAGGATAATCAAGATACCATCCTTCTTCATCTTCATAGGTGATGCCTTTGTATTTTAATATCTGATCACGTTTAATTGTATTTTCAGGTTTAACATAATGGCTATCTAATCCGCATATAATTTGTATTCCGTATTTCTTAGATATTTCTAATATTTTTTCATTGAGAAATTTTTGGCTTGGAGTATTATGATTTTGTACTTCTAAAAAGAAATTATCTCCAAAATGTTCATGAACTTTTAACCATATATCTTCTGCATCTTCATATTTCCACCCTGTAACACATGCGGAGGTTATTATCATATTATCTTTAGGAATATTAAATAACAATTCTAAATCAATTCTAGGTTTATAATAATAACCATCTTCGTTCGCAATAGAAAGAGCAAAATTCAAGTCTTCACGCCCTATCTCATTCTTTGCAACTAAAACTATATGACAATTAGTTCTATCTTTTTCTATTCTATTTTTAACCCAATATGCTTCAGCAGAATGTCTATACTTTAATTCATATTTTTTAGCAATTTTATATGCTTCAAACTGGTTTCCTTGGTTTCCATGTTCCCCACTAAATAAACATCTTCCTTTATATTCAATAGTTTTTTCTGCATAATTTTCTATTGGTTCTGCACAATCAGGAGTAGAAACATTTGAATGATAAGTATGCTTATGATAGTTCTCACAATATAAATTTTCTAAATAATCATCTACATTATAAGGAAATTTAAATGATAAAGAAGGTATTATTTTTTCAATTAGTTCTCTCATATTATATTCCTTTACTTTAATATTTCTTTTAATTCATCTGCGAACAAACAATATTTACCTTTATTTCTACTTTTATTTTCATTAGTATTATATGTAATATACAGTTCATCTTTTGCTCTAGTGATATCAACAAATAGAAGTCTTCTTTCTTCTTCAAGTAAATTCAAATCGTCTTGAATTTCGTCATATTTAAATGAATTAATAGTTGTAATAACTACACTCCATTCCTTGCCTTTGCTACTATGTGCTGTTGTCAAAGTTACTACATTGTATTTATTTTCATCTTTTTCTATGCTTGTATCATCATTATATAAATTTATTTTATAAATATGTTCTAAGAAAAGATTAAAATTATCAAAAGTTATTTCTTGTAAATCTTCAATAAAACTTTTTGCTATTTCATCTTTTTCTATAATGGGATCAATTAATTTATAAAAATATTCTATTCTTGATTCTTCAGATTTTAAACTACTGAATTCCTCTATTATTTTTATTTTAAAATCATTACAAAACATTTCAATATATTCCTTATTCTTTTCTGAAAGCTCATTAATAAAATACAAATGCTCCATCAAATAATAATCATGTTCATTGTTTTTAAAGAAATTACTTAAATTTATTATGTGCTGAACATTTACATTATCGATATATAACTCACTTGCTTCTATCACATTAGGAATATTTTCTTTTTTAAAGTAACTTTGAATTTCCAGTAATTCTTTTTTGGTTCTTGCTATTATACAAACTTCATATTTTGGAATGCCTTTAGATATACTCTCTTTTACAAAATTGGTAATACCAATGTATTCATTTTCTAAAGTATCATAAGGTATTAAGATAGGTACTTTACCATTACTTCTTCTGCCAATAATTTCTTTATCAATTCTTTGTGTATTTAATTTGTTTAACTCATTAGCAACATAACATATTTCATTTGTTGACCTAAAATTATCAAGCAGAAAAACGTCATTTACATTTGTAAATTGTTTATCAAAGTTTAAAATGTTCTCAGGCGTAGTATTTCGAAATGAGTAAATTGCCTGTGAATCATCTCCGACAACCATTAATGAATTCATATTATTATATTTTTCTAATAAATGTAATAACTTTACTTGTGTAAAATCTGTATCTTGATATTCATCTATTATAACATGCTTAAATCCATATTTGTCAATTAAATTAATATCTACTTCAAATAGTTCAATTAAGTATAATATCTGGTCTTGATACTGTATTAACCCCTTAGATTTTAGCTTTTCATTAAACTTAGAATACATCTCATAAATAAGATCAGCCTTATTTGATTCTACATTAAAATCCTTTTCTCTTGACAAAATTTTCTCATTAAATGTTCCAACACTATAATCATAACTTTTTATAATATTGAAATATATCACAAGTTGCTTAAAAGCCCCTTTAGCATTAGGATAATTAAGTAGTGGATTCCTATAATTTAACCATTCTATTTTACTATACTCTTCTATTTCAAACAGTTCTTTAATAATATCATTTACATCTATAGAGTTTGCCAACTTAGGTTGTACTGAAAACCCTAGTTTATTCCATTCTTTAGATACTATGCTATCTCCAAAAGAGTTAAAGGTAAAAATATTGAGATTATTAACATTTATGTTTTTGATTCCATAATAACTTAACCAATAGTTAATTTTATCTCTTAATTCTTGCGCTCCTTTATTAGTGAAGGTTATTAATAATATATCTCTTGGAGTATACCCCTTCTTGAACAATTCTATTGTCCTCATGACCATACTTGATGATTTTCCTGAACCTGCAACAGCATTTATCCTATAATTACCATGTTCTATTTCTACAATCTGTTTTTGATCTTTTGTTAGTTTAAGTTCTCCGCTAGATTTCTTAGAATCTATAACTATTTTCATATCCAATTTATTATTAGTATCTTCATAATTACATAGAGTTGAATAATTACAAAAATCACAATCGGAAGATTTACATTTTTCTGAATTAAAATTCAAATCAGAATTTAAAAGTTCTATAATTTCAGCATCTAGGGATTTATCATAATTAAAAGTTATGATATTGTTCCCTTCGGAATTATTAAAATATAGAACATCAGATATTTCCTTAATTTGTTTTTCGTGTTCTTTTTGCAACTTTTTATCAGGGTAACTAATTAGTTTTAGATTATTTAATACTTCAGTCAGTTCATTTTCATCCGTCAAAAATTGAGAATAAAGGGCTTCTTTATCCTTCTTCCCTTTTAAATGATAAAATGAAGATATAATTGGTTTACCTTTACTAGCGTATAATTGCTCCCCTAACTTTTTCAAAAGATATAATTCTATATCATTCTCAGGTAAATTCTTATCTGTTCTTGCCTTATAACTCAATTCAGTTGCACCCATCTTATATTTTATTATTTCAATACTTTCAGGATTCTCAAAACCCACATCAGCATTTATTTCTATTTCTTGATCATTTATTGAAACATTCCCATATATAGTTTTAGCTATTATTTCTCTATTCTTCAGCTTCTCAAAAGTTATATATCTTGATAAATGGGAAAATATTATATTTATTTCTACTGTTTTCTCTTGTTTTGTTAAGAAAAACTTTTCTTCTATTAGGTTTTCTATCAAAGATTTTAACTCTGTATCCTTTAGGTTAACAAAATCATAATCCTTAATAATAGTTTTATATATTTGGGAAATCATACTGGACTTATTATTAAGAGTCTTAAAATTGCTAAATTGAGATACATAGGCTTTAAATTTACAATCTTTTATATTTTTGAGTTGATATAATTTTATTTTATTTTTCATTAATAAATCCTTCTTTATAATTTTATTTGAAAATTGATTGTTTTTTATTGTTTTTATCCTCTTTTGCTATACTGTAAAAATTAAAAGTTCTGCCTTCAAACATCAAAGGGAAATATCCAGTAGCCCCATTTCTTTGTTTTGCAATAATTGCTTTCCTTTTTTGAATTTCAGCCATATCATCAGAATCACTTTCTTTATGAAGAAAAATTACGTTATCAGCATCCTGCTCTATATCACCACATTCTCTTAAATCGCTCAATCTAGGTTCTCTATTTTCTTTTTCTGTTGCACGATTTAATTGTGCTAACGCAACTACAGGAATATTAAATTCTTTTGATAGTGATTTTAAATTTCTACTGATATCTCCAAGTTCTCCATTTCTATTGTCAGTTTTTTTCATAGTCAACATTAACTGAATATAATCTACAAATAAAGCATCTAACTTGTTTTTTGATTTTAATTGTCTACAATAAGCACGAATTTCTTGTATGTATTTAAATTCTTCAATTTGCAATGGAAGGCTATTAATATATATCAAGGTTTGTTTGTATAATTTATATTCATCTTCTGTCATTAATTTAGGCTTTCTTAATTTATGACTATTAATTTTTGATTCTGAAGATATTAGTCTTGCCAATAATTGCTTATCAGACATCTCTAAACTTATAAATGGAATATGTAATCCTTTTTTAACAAGATTTCTAGCAATTTGTAATCCGAAAGCGGTCTTGCCAACAGCAGGTCTAGCCCCAATAATTGTAAATTCTTGTTCATGCAATCCGTCTAACCAATAATCATAATCGGTTAATCCTGTAAAATATTTTTCTTCATTTCCATTATCTTGATTTCTTTTTCTTTCAATATCTCCATCAAGTTCTTCTGAAGCTTTTTTCATACTTCTATTTTTCTTTTGATCATTTATGTCTATTCCAGATATAATTTCTAGGGCATCATTTTTTAAGTCAACAGTATTATCATAGTCTTGCTCATATGCTTTTTCTTGTATTTCTGAAGACTTTTTTATTAATTGTCTTCTTATGGATTTTTCTTCTACTATTCTTGAATAATGTTTAGCATTTGCAGTTGTTGGTACATTACTTGAGATATAAGCAAGATAATCATAGCCACCAATTGTATCGAAAATATTCTGTAATTTTAATTGTTCTGATACAGTAATTATATCTACTGGTTTATTACCATTATGTAGTTCATAAATAATATCAAATATTTCTTGATGTTCTGGCTTATAAAAATCCCTTGAATTTAAAATAGATAAAATATCTGGTATAATATCACTATCCAATAAGGCAGAACCTAATACACTTTGTTCTGCCTCAATGTTTTGTGGAGGCAACCTACCTAAAGCATTAAAATTCATAACACCATCCTTAATTTACTTCATAATTTGATAAATCTTTATATTGAGGCTTTTTAGGCTGATTAATAGAATTTTGTTTATTCTTTTTTTCTTCCATATTAATCCAAGTTAAAATAGTATGGTAATGACTAGCTTTCTTTCTTTTTGCTTCAGTAGGTTTTTCACCTATCCAATTATTCAAACTCTCTATTTTATCATCTATGAATTTCTTATCGTATTTTTCTACTAACTTTTCATATTCATTTTCAGTCAAAAAAACATATTCCAAATATTGTTTTTTATCTTCTTTGGGTTTTTCTATTTTTATATCGTTTTCAACTAAATTTGTATTAATATTTACTTTCTTTTTCATCTTCTGAATATTATTTAATAAATTTGGTACATATAAAATTCTTTCATTTTTCCATTTTTCTTTATCAATAGCATCTAATTCACATAGAGTGTTTAAAATTTCAGACATTAATTTACCATCAATTTTAAATTTATCTAATAGAATTTTACATGCTCCTTTTGTTTTAGCACAAAATTGATAATCATGAGATGGACTACTTCCTAAAACTTCTAATAATTTAAACCAAACTGCATACCCATTATTTTGATATAACATTTCCAATGTTTTTATTGTTGTGCTTTCTTTTAATAAATGAGGGAAAAAGTCTATAGATTGTTTAGGTTTCCCTGCCATCATATATCACCTACTTTTAAAAGATTTTAGGAGGAGAATATTTCTCCTCCTATAAGTTTACATATTTGTATTAAAATGGAAGATCATCGTCTTCCAAAGGATAAAAACCATCTCCCTGTGCTCCAGTAGGTTTTTGTGAAGGTGTTCCTTCACCCTTTTTGCTATCTGCAAAATAAGTATCTTCAACAATAACTTCTGTTACATAATGCTTTTTACCTTCGTTATCATCCCAAGTTCTTGTTTCAATTCTTCCTACAATAGCAACCTGTGAACCTTTAGTAAAATATTTAGCTACAAATTCTGCTGTCTTTGCCCATGACTGACAATTGATAAAATCTGCTTTCTTTTCTTCCCCTTGTTTTGTAAATTTTCTGTTTACCGCTAATGTGAAAGAACATACGGCAGTATTATTAGCAGTAGTATACTTCAATTCAGGGTCTTTGGTGAGCCTTCCCATAAGAATTACTTTGTTCATAATTAATTTATCCTCCTATTTATTTTGTTATAGTTATATCCTTTAATGCCTTGATAACGGCATTTGCGACCTCTATGTCCTTAATTGTGGTATAATTTGCAACTGTGTGTTTTGACTTTATTGCCGTTTTAATGTCTGCCTCTGATACTTTCAATGAAGTTAATTCAGCAACTATAGTCTTAATATCTTCTTTTGCTTTTGCTAATTCATCAACTACTGATTCATCAATTTTAGATTCATTGAATTTTGGTGTCTCTGATTTAGGTTGTGGTTTAGGGTCTGGAGCATCTCCACTATTAGCCCAATCATACAATGCCATACCATCTTTTTCTGTCAGCACATCATATCTATTTTCAAAGAGATGTGTATTGTCTTTCATAGCATCAGCAATATGTGATTGTTGGTCAATATTGAACGTAACGGTATAGTTGTATTCTGTATTATCTCTCTGTTTATAACCCAATCCAACTTTCTTTGGCACTTGCTTTCCATTCTTCTCTTCCATAACATATTCGTCTTTTCCTCTGACGGTAGCAAAAATATGTAGTGGAGATTGAAGAATCTTTTCCATAAAAGGGTCATGTCTAGGAGTAATTTTTACCCAATTAGTATAACTATTTCCTGGCATTTTTGAGTGAACTTCCAAACAATAATCCCATTCATGAGTTATACTATCAATGATTAAAATAGTGTAACCCCCATCAGCAGCAGCATCTATTGCTTCAATATACTTTTCTGGAGTATAAGGTGCTGATAATTGCAAATCATCAAAATCGAATTCATTTGCATAATATCTTATACGTCCATTTTCCGTATCAATTGCTGCAATTTTACCACCAGACTTTTTTGCAAATCCAGTTGCAAGTCTTAACATTGAATATGTTTTGCCTGAACCCGATGCTCCTGCCCCGAGAACCTTTATCCATATCTGTTCTCTCTTCGCTTTTTTAAAGCCAATTGCCATAAATTCTCTTACCCTCTTTCTTTATTATATTTATTTTATTATTTGTTATATAAAGGTGAAAACTCACCAAAATATATTAACTCTGCATTATGTCTTGCTTTAACTGCATTTTCAAAATCATCAAAGTTTCCTAAATAAATTTGTTTGCCTTCAACTGTAATTCTGGCTCTCCAACAATTTTCTTTTTCTCTCCAACCAACGCCAGTTATTCCAGAAGTATTATCTTTTCTTTTGTTAATATTCATACCATTTTGACTATTTGTAGCAACTCTTAAATTTTTTCTACGATTATCATATTTATGTCTATTTCTATGATCAACTTTACTTGATGTATTCATTAATAATTTATGTAATTTAATACCTTTACCATAAATCCTAGTTACTACATATCCGTCTTTATCAAAATACCAACTATGACTTTCAATAACTTCTGAATCAATTATGTCATAATAAAACTCTTGATTAGTGTCTGTAAATCCAACTTTATAATTATCTTTAAACTCAAAAATATTAGGTGGAACTGAGTTTCTTTTTCTTTCTTTATATAGACACCCACAACTTTTGATTCTTTCTGACGTTAAATGGGATGCTCTAACTTCTTTTATTGTTCTTTTCTCACATTGACATTCACAAATCCAATAAGGTCTACCATTTCTATCTTCTGCTCTTTTTATTACTTTAAGTAAACCAAACATTTGCCCTGTTAAATCTTTTAATACATTAATCACTTTCTTTCTATTACTATATCAAAGTCAAATTCAGATAAATATCTTCTTGATGATAGATAGTCACCAATATGGGTTATACTTTGTAATTTATTTTTTGGTTTTGGAAGCAATTGATTCTTCTTATACTTATCCTTATAATCATAAGCCCAAGAACCCATATGACTACTGATACAACCCTTTATTTGTTCAAGTATATCTGAATCAATTAAAATATTTAATTCAGCATCATTAGTCAGAAAATCAGCCATTATAGTAGGATGTAATAAGACTGTTCCAGTACCGTTCTCTCCACACTTCATACCATCATGTAACAACAAAGAAGCAATTACTATATCCTTTTCTGTATCAGTATACTTCATCATTTCCAGACTAAGCAAATCTACTGCAATTCTTACAGCTACTTTAGTATGTCTTATCAAACCACCTTCACCTAGACTGAATTTCGGATGATAACGTCCTGATGAACTTGCAGGAATTTCAAAGAAGTAATCTGGAAGTTTATTAAGTGTTGATTCTGCAAAATTTCTTATCTTCTCGTCTTTTATGTATCCAAGTTCTGTTTCAAATATTTCTAGTCTATTCAAGTTTAACCTCCTTTCATAAAACCCAATAAATTGTCTCTTCTATTGGCTAATTAATTTTCTTGGTTCTGCTAACTTATCCATATTAATATCAGGTACAAATGTCAAAGCTTCCGCAACAGCATATGAACCATCTGGATTCTTTTGCTGTGTAGTTACCTGAACTATGCAACCATTGGGTAAATTACATACCTTAGTTGATTTCATCCAACCCTGTTCCTGACTTGAAGCTTTACACAATAACGCAAATGTATCTCCATCTCCATATACCTTCAAATCAGATATATTTGCTTTTGCTCCCTTTACTTCTGATATGTCTAACATTTTTTCTTGCATTGTTTTTCATTCTCCTTTCATAATAACCAATTAATTTCTTCCGACAATCTTACATCTGATTCTGGATTAATAATCTCATGAAGAATTATTGTTAAGATTCCATCTGCTATTTTATAAGTTACCTTATTGTAAATGGTATAATCTACTGGCAAGTTTATATTTATTTTGTTTTCAAAACCAGTAAGTTCATCAACATATTTACCTTCCACAGTAACAAAAAGTGTCTTGGTCTTATTAATGAAATTTTTCTTAACAATAATATGATTTCCGTTCAAACCAATCAATTCATACTGAAGTATTTTCTTGTTATCTTTTTCAATTGTCTGAATTGGTCTATCTTTACTATTATCAATAGTGATATCATATGGATTAAAATTATAAGTTGCATAACTTATGCCATGAGTATGACTGCCATCATAAAGTGTATTATCCACTACTCTTCATCCTCCATATCCTTTTCGTCTTCGTATAAATCTTCATCCTCGTCAGATTCAATTTCATTACCGCTATCAAGAACTTTTAAAGTACCTTCCTTAATACTCAATACAGACCATATTTCTTCATAATCCATTCCAGTAGGTACTATCTGCAATTTAGTCTTTTCCTTTTTGCCTTTGACCTTCAGTATCAAACCTTCTTTGATCTCAGAGTTCTCAGTAATAAAGGAAATCTTATCACCTTCCTGAACCTTTATTGTATTACCATCAAACTCAACCTCAAATACATTCCATGCTTCTTTTGGGTCTACCTTTAGTGTCTTTTCTTTTCCATCAATGTTCATATCAATCAACTTGTATGAATTCGTAACATTAATCATTATGTATTAATCTCTTTCTGTGGATTCACCACTACTTATTTATTTTTATATTTGATATTGATTTACTAAGTGATTCTGAAATATTATTTTTCTCGTTCAATATTAAAATCATAGCTTCTTCTTTTGAAAAACCTACTGAAATATACGCATCATACTGATTTCTTTTTGCTATTGCCACAGTCTCAAAATAATCCGTATTATTAGCAAAGTCTTTATAAACTACAAGCAATTCATTAGCAATTGAATATGCCAATGGTTTATACTTGCTTATAAGTTCAGAAATCATTTCCTTTGCCAAATCAGGATCTTCCATTAACATTACTAAAATATCATTCATATTTTTTCTCCTTTCCTTTATTATATTTACTCACTTAAACCTACGCCCTATATCCGCAATGATTAATAAGATAATCCATTGCCGAACATGCTGTCAGACCTTTCAAACCTACTTCTTTCTTTAATATTATTCTCTTACCTGAAATTTCTCCACCGCTGGACGTAACTAAAGATACTGCCTGTGATTCTGTGAATTTCTTCATGTGATTTTTACCTTCCTTTTCTACGTATTATTTTATTTTTGTTTACTGATTGACTGAAATAACCCTTACACTACCACCAAAATATTTATTACAGATATTGATATAATTTACTGGATAGTGAGCAAACAAGTAATCACCCACTGAACTCCATGTTTCACTTACCCTACCTTGTAAAATTTTTACTTTTGCTTCTTCCATGAAAAAACTAGCCTTTTGTGAATCTGAATACTTTTCCTTGTGCTCCGATTTATGTTCTGCCATTATGTATTTTCCTACCTTTCATATTATTATATTTACTTAATTTAAAAATTGAGCGTATTCGCCTTAATTATATTATAACATGAATCCTTTATATGTGTCAAGCATATTACTATATTTATTTAATTGAAATTCCATTTTTCTCTAGTATTATTTCAAGAAGAAGAATATAATCATTTTTTTCTGCTATAATATCATCTTTGCCTATATTGAGTTCTTTTTCTACTTCTAATTCTCTTTCCATTCTTATAAATTCGTAATTTAGATTTGTAAGCAAATTACAAATATCATCTGAATCAATACGTTCTTTATGTCTTGTTGTATTAACTATTTCCACTGTTGTTACCCTCCATTAACTTTTTATAGAATCCTACCTTGCCTGTATCTTGATCAACACAACGTATATAGTTATCTATATCGTTTTTATTTTGCATGTATTCTTCTTTAATTATTTCTTGCCATTTTTCAGGATTACCGAATTGATCTCTACCAGTTAATATTTTCATATACACCTCCCTCATCACTTTATTATTTTCTTAGACAAACATTTACTACCATATCTATTGCCTATTATATAGCCATATTTTTTAAGCCCATATTCATAAACATTTCTTCTTCGATTATCTGTCCAATGAATAATAATTACATCATCATTTCTACAAAATTCAGAATCTTCAAAATCAAGTAGTTGTCTTTTAGCCCATAATAAACCTTCTAATCCACACCTTCCTACTTCTTTATCTGACAAGATATCTCTTTGCCCATCAATTAATTGTTTTATATGTTTTTTCTTATTGGCTATGGCTACAAATACTGAATATTCATCATTACTTTTACACTCATATCTGAATAGATAAATAGCTATTGTTTGACCATTGGAAAGTTTTTCAGTTTTAAAATAGCCATGTGATTTATTATCACCATCAAATTTAATTCTTTCAAAATCTTTAATGTTTATCACCTCACTTTTGGACAATGAAAATGAAATTTTATTGGGTATACTATATATTGTGTTTTAATCTTATTTTGTATATTATATATAGCATGGTCTTATTGCTAATCATTTAATAATTTGAATAATTCACCATTACATTTTTCAATTTTACAATTTGTGAGTTCAATAACAATTTCCCACAAAGCACCATGATAATCTGAACTGTCATTAAAATATAAGGCATTTGAAGCTATTCTCAATATTTCTTTATCTCTGCCAGTTAAGTCATTAATAATTGTTTTCAATTTATTCATGACATACCCATACCTTTCATTGCCAACTCATTAATCTTATTTTCAATTGCTTTTTTAATTTCATTACGACAAATCCAACAAGTATCTTCATAATCAAATTTTGCAGTACATTCAAACACTCCTAAATATATATTTAAATCTAATGGAAATTTATTTTCGTTACATGGTTGATTTTCTCTAAATTCATTTCCACATATATCACATTTCCAAGCATCGATTTTACTCATGACTTTCCTTTCCTGTTTTATTATATTTATTAATTAACTTTTACCAGCAAATTCACCATAATATTGTTGTCTATACATTTCTGCATCTTTTCCTGCCTCATGTACATCTGTATAATATTTACCAACTCTAAATCTGTGATTCTTGATACAAAGCATTATTATGTATTTTCCAGAGTCTTTATCTTGTAACACATTTCTATAATCTGACTTATTATTTCTATTTTTACTTTTTCGATTTTTACTATTTTGATTGTTATATATTACACGAAGATTATCTTTACAATTGTTTAAAGTGTTATTATCTTTGTGGTCAACATGGATGTCGATTCTACCATGACTAGTATTTAAAATAAAATTATGTAGTCTTTCGAGATGCATTTTTCGTTTTTCATTTTCATCTCTTGTGTAATAAGTAGCACTTGCATAAATAGGGTCAACATCTGGCTTTCCATCAATATGCCACCTATAATCTAAGTCTATAAGCCTTTGTAAATCTTCTGTGTCAATAATTACAGTAAATTTACGTCCATTTCTTTGTACAATATAAATCTCAGTAATATTTCCAATTACTTTGTAATCATTAAATCCAAGTCTCTTTAAGTTTATATGTATCCTCTCCTTATTATATAACTTTAATTACTTCAACATTTCCTCAATTGAACCAATTTCTAATTCGACCTGCTTTTCGTTTGAAAGTAAATTTTGCAGCTTAATTTCTAAAGCCTGTAGTTTATTTTCTTCTTCTCTCTGTATTACCATTGCTAACTTATTATTAATATCAGTAACCCATTCTTCAAGTTTATAACCTGAAAGAATATACTCATCAAGCAATCCTAAATCAATAGCAGACAAACGATAAGCATTTAACTTAATTAATATTGAAATCAATTCATCCTTTGATAATACCTGTAAATTCTTTCTTACTCCATCAACCTCAATTGAACAATTGGTAATAGGACTAAATTTCTTCGCTTTCTTTAACTTCTCTTTCTTTTCCTTAATCTGAGCCTTTAACTCCATAATCTTTTCATCATTTACATTTTTCATCTTTAACTCTTCTCCATTCTTTTATTATTTCTCCGTTTGATTTATAGGTGGCTAAATAACAAGGTTTATATTTTTCATAAACTCTTTCAATCGCCATTTCTCTATCTAATGTATCGCCTGACCTATTTCTATCACTATTACTTACATCATACTTAGGGATAGTGTTTCTACTACCATACCAATATTCTCTATATTTAGATATAAAGAATTTATCTCCATTTTCATTGTAAAAATGTCCATTATAATAACATTCTTCTGCATGTTTTTTAAACTTATCTAAAGTATAATCAATATATTTATCTTTCTTTTGATCTCTTTGTGAAATATACTTTTTTGCATTCAATTTATCCATTAATTCTGCATAATTCTCTACGCAATTTTTGTCAACAGCATCAATAATTTGACCACTTAAAGACTTATATGAACTAAAGTAATCATCTTCATAATCAGAAGTTTCATGAAAAAAATATTCATTTACTTCTTTATCTTCACCATTTGATTTTTGAAATTTACCCATATAAATTTTATTGGTATTATTTTTAAATTTATATGTTCCACCAAGAATCATGTCCTTGCCTTGAAAACTTGTTTTTTGGTGAAGTTTTTCATTAAACTCAGAAAGCTCCTTATAATCTGGTGATTCTGTTGGAATTAAAATTAAATCTTTCCCGTCCCAACCATAGACGAAATCCCCTTCTAATCCTTTACCCTTAGTAGATGTAGCGTTTTCTAAAATAAACAGAAGATTAGGGATGGTAATTTCAAATTCAAAATCTCTAGGGTCATATACTCTACAATATGTCTGCCTATGATTCCATCCTGTATTATACCCACCAACCTTCTTATTAAGAACAAAACCTGATGTTGGAACATTCTCAAGTATTTGATTAGGTATCTTTTCATCTCTCCAGCCCTGCCAGGACGTTTCTTTTCTTAAAATACCTTTCTGATCAAAATATATGATGTAAGCCAATTTCTTTGTATATGTATCATTTCTATTTTGAAAACCTACATTAATTTTTTCTGGTATAAAAATATTTGTTTTCACTACTTATACTCCTTTCATTAAACATATATATCCAACAACAATCTTTCAAAATACTCTTTAACTCCACCATTAGTTGTTACAGAACTTTTAATAACATCCATCAATTCTTCACCAGTGAATTTTCTATCTTTATATTGATTTAGTGTCTTATAAAGAAAATACATTCCCTGTGCTACACCTAATGAATAATATTGATGTTCCGTAGATTTTTCAAAAATTTCATGATGTATTTTTTCTGATTCATACTTTTCATAACCCATTCTTATTAAAGTTTTTCTATCCATAACTCTCCTTTCATTAATCCAATAAAACTGTCACTTCATTGTAAAAATAAATACTTAAGTTTACTTTCTATTATTTTTATTAAGTTATTATCTTTGGGAATAGTACAATTATAAACTTCAGCACTACTATTTTCAAACCAGTTAATTCCTATAAATCTTCTACTGTCTATACACTTATATACTAATTTTTTATTATGAGTCCACATCTTAATAGATCCATCTTCATTTTTATGAAAGCATATTTTCCAATTACAAAAGAAAGCAGCAACTTCATAATATGAAAAACTAATAAATTCTTGGTATGTAGTGAAAACTTCTTTTGGAACATTAATTAAAATATCCATTATTGTTTTATTCCTTTCAGACGATAAAATTGTAATATCATGGGGTTGATTTACTATTATTTTTCATAAAGAATTCTTTTGGTGTCATTTTTGTAGCAGTAAAATTAATTATGTTTGGATTTTTTAATAATCTTATTGCTTCTTCTAATGTAACATCTTTACCTTCCATAGTAGTAATCAAGGTAGATGATTCAGCAATTTGAAATTTGATCTTTTTGAACATTTATGTATTCCTTTCTTATTTAACTTCTTCTATATATTCTCCGTCAACTTCTTCTTTACATGAAGGGCAATAAAAGTAACCATCATCTTTATAGCTCATTTTCACCAAGTCTTCTCTATCATCGTAGTTAAAACTAGTTTGGCAATCCCATTCTTCAGCAGTATGTATTTCTTTGCATTCTGGACATTTAAAATTACTCATTATTATATTCCTTTCACTTAGATACAATTTTTACCTTATATCCTAACATATGTTCAATTTCTTCAATACTTAATTCTTGTGGTGTATCATCTATATCTTCTACATACTCTTGAACTAATTTAAACCACTTTGAATTTTCTCTTACACTAGCATGAAAAATAATTGCATCTCCTGTCAATCCACAGTTACCTTTTCCTGAATAACAACCACCATTTTTAGTCCAACATAATTTTAAACATCCTTCAGCTAAACTACCATGTATATCATCTTCTTTATCCCAATAAAATATTGCTCCTGCATCTATTCCAGGAATATCTTGTAACAATTCATAAAAATTATAACTTCCGTCTAATGCTTTTACTCCCATATTGTTTTCCTTTCCCAATGCAATCATAGTTTTAATCACTCTTTGAAAGTTATCACATTATCATCTTTAGTATTAATAATATAAAATGGTGGTGATACTCCCCTATTAAACTTACTTGATGATTGAAGTGCTTTATGTATTCTTTCTACTGGAGCTAATACAGTACCCTCTGTAGAAAATAATGAACCTAATGCAACCGATACTCCACAACCTATTGCTTGATAATCTAAATCAACCGATAAGACAGCATAATTTGATTCAATCAAATACAATTTATTTTTATAAGCAAACATGAAATAACTTTCAATCTCATTTACACCTTTGTCTAATATATTTGTATGTCCATTTGAAAATAATTGAGTTATATTAGGAATAAATTTTGTTACAAGATACTTATGATCTATATTGGGTTCATCTCTTTTATCAATTAAATTTTCTGCATATGTAAGTAAATTTAGATCTCTTACGCTGCCACTAAAACCCATAATTGCGTTGGATGTATCTATAGACTTAAATACTTTTCTTTGGAATAAAGTTTGCTCTAAATAACTTGTAGAAGCACAACTATCTCCACCCATATATACACAATCATTTTCTTTATCTAATAAACCTATTACACAAGTCATATTATATTACCTTTCTTATTTAATTTTCTCAATACTTTAAAAATTCTAATTGCCTTATTCTCATCCTTCTCTTCCATAGCCCAATCCATTAATTCTTCAATTAAATCAGGAATAAATTTTGTAAAAGTAAAAGTACACATATTGTCCATTCCAGTAGGCATAATCTCTCCTTTCAACCAATTAAAATCTTTGCTTTTATTATAAGTTACTCTTTATCTTTTTCAGTAATGGTATAAATATTACTGTCCTGACTTATAATTCTATATTTTTCATTAAACTCATTCATTTTAACTGTATTGCTTATGATTACTTGATATTGTGTATATGAAGTTCTACTAAAATAACTATAAAAACCTCCAAACGAAAGAAGTCCAAACAATATAGTAAAAAAGAATAACATTGCTCTAATATTATTATTATTATTATTATAATCTCCTCTAAAATCTTCAAAAACTAACCATAAAAGAAATAAAGTTGCAAGTCCTATTAATATACCTAAAATTAAATTTTCAATTCCTGATGTCCACTTAACTGTCTCATTTAAAACTTGAATACCTTTCATCATAATATTATATATCCTTTCTTAAAATCCTTTGAAAGACTTATTTTAATTACTCATCATTCAAATATAATTCCGCTTCAGTTTTAGTTGAATAAAGTTTTTGTGCTGGAAGACATCTAGGATAACTCAAATTGTAACTTTCATGATATTCATTTATAAAAATATCATTTACAATACTTCTATGTATCTTCTTTACTTGTTTATTTGGTAATCTACTATTACAGCAAGAACAAGTCTCGCCGTATTCTGTTTCTTCTTCAATAAACCAAACGGTATCACCGATATTAAATTTTGTTTTATAACCTTCACTCATTTTTATATTTCCTCCATTAACTTAATCAACTCTGGATGCCACTTATCAATAAATCTAGTAAATTTTGATTGTTTTATATACTCACCATAGCTTTTAGATTTAGAAACAATATTAGACCCGTAGAATCCATATGCTATTCCTGTTCGTATGTAACTATCATTTTTATTAGAACTTATCATAATCCAAATTAGTTTATCCATTTTGTAAGCTGGTTCAATTCCAATATAAAATGATATACCATCTTTTGATTCATTGATTTGAAAATCACATCCATCAAACTCTGAAAAATATAATGGTATTACATCTTCACAGATTTTCTTTAATAGTTCATTAATTTTCTCGTTTTCACTCCATTGATTATTAAGCAAACATTTATCAGGATTACCCAAACCTATACTAGTAGCCATACCCAATCTATGTCTCATAGTTTAATCTCACCTCACTTTAAAATAACTGTTTCATTGGATTTATTCTTCATCTTCCAATAAGTCTAAATTATAATCAAATTTATAAGGTTCTCCTGCTACTACCTTAATCGTTAACTTTCTATTTTCTAGAGATAGAATAATTATTCCATCGTTGAATACCGCAGAAATTTCATCACCTTCTTCAAGTTTTTGGTCTTCTCCGTATTCTTTTTCAAATTCATCCATTATCATTCCAATTGCTTTATTAACAGTTTCCATCATTTAATTTCCTCCTTATATGCCTTTGGTTCAATTCCAAAACCATGCCCTATTCCAATACCTTTCTTACCAACAAAGAACAAAATGCCTTGTTTTGCATCCCATATCCCAAATTTCCTATTATCATCTACTTTAGAGCAATATATAAGTGCTATTCTCCAAATCCAAAGTATATGAAAATCTCCATGTGTTTTTGTGAATATTAATGGTCTTTTCATATTTTTACCTCAAGTTAATCTTAATAATATCTAACAAAACAAATCCCACAAATATACATCCTGTTCCTAAAAAGAATGGTATTACTTTATACAACAATGCTGAAACAAAATTCTTAGTGTTTTGAACAAAACTACCAATTATGTAATAAACTCCTGCTATTATCGAAATCCACGCACATAAAATTGTCATATTTTATATCTCCTTTCTCTTATTTTACCCAATGAAATGAACGATTCATCGTCTTTCCTATTTAACCCTTTTTATTTCTCTTTTAACTCTTTCAACTTTCGGCAATTCCATAAACAATTCATTCGCCATCTCACCATAAACACTTAATATATCAGCTTGTTCTTTTGTTGATCTTCCTTGTAAATCTGCAAGAATAAGTTTTCTGATTCTGTTTTCATGAATTGATTTCATTTATGTATCCCCTTTATTTAAGTGATATTTTGTCTGCTACAAAATCAACAAAAGCAAACAGATTGAATAATAAGACAGCTAGAATAGTAACTGGTAGAGAAATCAAAGCAAAAATCATCTGCTTCTTGGAAAGTCTTTTATTCAATATAAACCAATCATATGTAATCCAATCGTATTTCCACATCCACATCATTGCTGAAATCATAATCCAAATAACCAAAATCAAAGTTATAATACTCATACTATATCTCCTTTCCTTCATTACTCCTCAACAAAAATTACATCTTGATACCCCAACTTACCAACCAATTCTCTTAAATTGTCTTTCAAGTTAACCAACGCTTCATTAAAAACTTCTTTATTGTTGGTTAACTTTTCTGTCACTATCTCTTGAGCAATGTCTATTATACCTTTTATGTCTTCAGGTACAAACTGCTTTGAAAGCCAAGACTTTTCTCCGTCAATCTTACTATTCTCAGTATCTAATTCTACATATTTAAGTTTAACTTCTGATTTAGGTATTGTAAGAATAACAGTTTCTTCAGAGAATCTTACAGATATTTTGTTCAAGTCCATGACTATGCCGAAATTATATGCAAGGCTTATATCTAGAGATTTATTTGCAAACCAATTTCCCTCTTTTATATAATCTGTGTATGTAACAATCCCTTCGCTGATAATTAATTGGTTTACTTTTTGTAGCTCATTTGTAATTATCTCTGGATTTTGTAACTGTTGTAATCGTATCTTTCTGAGTTTATCTTCTTGTGCTTTCAGTTTGTATGTGTTTACCGTATTTTCTAGGTCTTTGATTTGATTTTGTAGATCATTAGTATCTTGTGTAACCTGTTGCACTGGTGTAGGTTCTATTTGCTTGGATTGTTTATAATCTAAATAAGCGATTACAATAACTCCTATTGCAACTAGAACAAGTATGAATTTGAAAAACTTTACCATAACTCACTTCCTTGTATATTATTATACCAACTTAGTTAACGTTTGTCAAGACAGATATTTGAAATTATTTAATCTCTCAGTCAATTCTTCTGACCAAATAGAAAGTAATTCATAATCCTTACTATTTATTTCTATATATTCATATAAAGCTCTACTCAAATCTTTTATTCTTTGATATTCAAATATATCTTTAGGCATAACACCTAAAGGTGGTTTTGTATATTTATAATCATTAGAAAGAAATTCAAGATTTTCAAAATCAAACAATAAACCACCATTACTTTTATCAATTGTTTGTATTATTTCATCATCAAAATCAATAACAAATCTACGTCCAATCTTATAATCATAATTTATTGTGCCTGTTTTATTAATATAATCCTCAAGATTCTTATAATCATTTTCAAACCCATTCATATTTAGTATTCTTATTTTCTTACCTATGCATTCTAATTCGTTATTCATAATGATCTCCTCTCATTTTACAATAAAACTTATGATTTATCTTGTTTTCTTTTAATTCTCAGTTCTTTCAATTTCTCTTTCTTTACTTTTAGTAATTCATCAATCTTTTCTTGTAACTTTTCATTTTCTATTTCTAATGGATTCTTTTTCTTCTCAACAATACGTTCCTCATATCCGAACATTTCATTTGTAAAATTAATAGCAGAAGCATAAGACCTAGTTAAACTTAAAAATTTAATGTTATTTCTTATTTGTCTATGTAATCTAGTTATTTGTTTAGTTTCTGAATATGTAACCATTCTAGTTTCTCTTGCTTTTTTGGTTCTTTCTTCTTTTACTTTACGTTTTTCTTCTTCTCTTTTCCATCTTCTGTCTTCGGACTCTTCACAACGTCTTTGACCATCAACCATTCTATCATATATGTCATCCATATCATCATCTGGATTCCAAGACATACCAACGCAAGGTGGTTCAATTGGTATACCTCCCGGAGATGAAGTCATACCACCAGTGCACATTTCACCTAATAATGGACATTGACTACAATCTTCAAGTTCTTTATATAGCATTTTTATACCTCTTTATTTTTTACACTTTTCATAGTTCCAGTGTTCACAAGGAACGTCATAAGATTTTTCATCCATCAAATCAAGTATTTTTTGTGCTAGATTTTTAGGAGTTATCCAATATGACATTTCAGGAGGCAATTCACCTCTATTGTTTTTCACATTGTCAGTAATAACAAAGTCTTTTTCATAAGTATCGTAACTATCATAACTAGGTGTTTTATCTGTCTTTAATATTCCTTCTAATGCATCTCTTAAATAATCGACATGTAACCAACCTGCAACAAGTTTACGTGACTTCACTTGCCTATTTAAATCCCATAACTGTGTGCTTTTATGATTTATTTCTGAATATATTGGTTTAATACTTTTCATAAGATTTTCAAATGTCTTATTCAGTTCATTTAATTGTACTATAAATTCATCAATCTGAGAATATAATTCTTCTGGACTAATTTGATTGTTTTGATCTTCCATTTTTACTCCTTTCAAGTGAATAAAATCTGGTGTTCATAGACTTATCTTAACACTAATAAATAAAACATATATCCAAAGTAACTTAAATATATAGTACTTGTGATAAATCCTTTGACTGTAAATCTTTTCATATCATCAAGAGCAACTTCATATCTCACTCTTCCTTCATCAGTTTTCAAATCACACTTTGGCTTATTGTTTCTGTTAAATACAAATGTACTAAACAATAAGTAAAATATTGTAAATATAGTAGGATATTTGTAAATATCTACACCAAAGGCATTTACTAGGTATATACCCTCTGCAATAATTAAAAGCAAAACTAATAACATTTTCCAACTAATTTTTAGTATTTCTTTTCCAATTGTTTCTTTCTCTTTTTCCTCAATTGTTTGTGCCTGTTTTAATGTTAGTTCTCCATGCTTCTTCATTATATCAAAGAATAAATTTCCTCTAACCAATGAAGCCGCATAATATGTAATAAATACTACTGTCCAAAATATCATAATTTTCTCCTTTACTCCTGCATCTCAAATTCAACGTTACATTCACCACAAATAATATTCTTATCTGCTTTAGCCTTTATCTTTTCTTCACATTGAGGACAAATGTATGTGAATTGTGTTTTCTCTTTAGGTGTACTTTCTTTTAACGGAGCATTCCTAAAATAAGAGAAACATTCCATATTTAACTTTATACTTTCATCAATGAAAGCCTTAAATTCTTCTGAACACGTTGTATGACCAAATCCATACTTCTTACTCTTGTCAACTATTAATCCTACAGCTTCAGCAGCCTTTTTAAACTTTTTATTATGTACTTGACCATTACAATCCTTAATCTCTGCTATTTTGTTAGCGTAGTGTACCATTTCATGTTGTAGCGTACATACTATCTCATATCCATCTCTGCTGAGATATTCAGCACACATATGTAATTTCATACCACATATCTTCTGAAGAATCTAGTAAATATAATTTCATATATTAATCCTCATCCTCTACTATATCTATTTTATTTACTGTTTCAGGAGTCAACCCTATACCCATTAGAAAATTCTTAAATTCATCAACTAAGAATTCTAAAGAAGTTTTATCCATAAATACTGCATCGGTAAAAGTTTTTGTAATTCTACTTTCTTGACCAAATTCATCAGTATAGGCAAAATCTGTTTTTATAATATTTTCTTCCATTATTATTTCTCCTTTCAGGCATCAACTATCATATTGATATTCTGGAGTACAAATAAATCTGTAACTATATTCTTGTTCTTTTATTTCAAAAATTATTCTAGTTGCATCTCTATATTTGTCTCTTAGTATATCAAAGACTAATTTACAAACTTCTTTATCATCCATATTTTCAATTTCTATTCTTATTTCATCTTTCATATCATGTTTATAAATATTATTTGAACAATCAATTTGTACCATAATTATTCTCCTTTAACAATTTTAAACATTTCATCAATTGTTCCTAATAACTCATATCTATTTAAAGAAGTGGAATTCTTAGCAAAATCTTCTTTTACCAAATCTATATACATTGTAAATTGACCATCATCTCCCATATAAAATTCATTCCATTCTTCGGTTGTGAATAGCCTTCTTATATTCAATTGTTCTAATGCTAGATTATCAAAACTAACCACCTCGAAAGAAGCAATGATTTTATGCATATTATCATAAATAGATTTCTGATTTTTTACTATATTATCTTCATTATTTCCTTTGTACTCATGACCTCTTCTTAAATCTTTATATCCTAATATTAAAAGTTTATATCCTTTATTCGATAATTTCATAATACTATCAAAAGAATGAATTCCATTAATAACATGAATTACTGTATTCTTCTTATATTCATTTACTTCTCCATCATCATATATATCTAAAGTAAATATTCTTTCTAATTCTTCGGCATCTCCATTATAAGATATACCAACTCCATATACTTCTTTATGCTTCATCCAATGAAAAATATCATAAACATTTTGAGATTTAAAATAATTTTCTTTACCATTAAAGTTCATAAATTCACCAGTTAGATGATTTTGATTAACAGTTATATTTGCTATAATCCCCTTACTCTTACACCATTTTAAGAACATATATAAATCTTTATTCTCAAAAATATTCCCTCCACCTATAGCAAGTTCCGTTCCTGCTCTTAGTGAGTATAAAAATTCATGATTAAAATTTGCATTTTTACCATCTGGAGTAGAATTTTCATGACAAAAAGCACAGCCCATATCACACTTATCAGAAATTTTAATATCAATATTTTCAGGAAAAGAAGATATGAATTTATCCTCGTTGTTTTCCCTTATTTTTGTTCCATCATCATAAAGTTTTACAGAATAATTTCCATTTATGTATTCATGAAGTAAATTCATATCTCTTATCTCCTTTTTCTTAATTAACCATCATATCCAAAATAACCAAATGCTACTACTTCGTCACCGCTTTTAGTAGTAAAAGATTGTGAAAATTCTTCATAATCTCTTCCGTAATTTTCAAAAGTACATAAATCACTCCACTTATGTTCCTTTTTATACTTATCTAATTCATCAATTGGTACGAAAATATTTTCGTCTTTATCAAGTAATACTTCACCTTTCTTCCATTTTAAGTAATCTTCCTTTGCAACAATAGAAAGACTATGAGTAGAACTACTATTTGTTTCAAAAATACTTCTTCTAATTTGAATCATATGTAACCTCCTTTCTTAGTGATTATCGTTGTCAATGATTATAAAATATTTATCATTGAAAACGATATCTCTCATATTATTTTTAAATTCTTCTTTGTTTTCAGACCAGACATCATCAAGAATATCTGTAGATTGATGATCTATGTAACCATCTTTATACCACTCATCATTTTTATCATATGGCTCATAAACCAATTCACTACCAGTATAATCTTTAAACATTTCAGAAAGCCATTGAAAAAATCTACTCTCTGCTATTTCCTCACTAGAATCTTTGTATTGAATCATTGTAGCAATATAATTTAGTTTTTCTAGTGGAGAAGAAAGATTGTCTCCTGACCATCCATATTCGTCTGAACTAACTGTTACAGATTTACCAAATTTATATATACCCATTCTATCTTTACCTACCATTGCCAAACTGTGCATTGAACTTGAATTTGTTTCAAATACGCTTCTTCTTATTACTGTCTTCATTTTCAATTTACCTTTCTTTTATTATTATATTTTTTATATTGCCCTTTAAAATTATCAATTTAAATACTTAATTTACTAAAATAATCTAAATTACTAATAAATTTAATGATCTTATCATTTTCAAAAACTACAAATTCTGTAACAAGCTTTTCTTGCTTTGATAAATCTGCATCTTCATATTCTTCTGTATTTTTATTATAGCTTCCAAACCAATTTTCTACTCCATCATCACAACTGGTATTCTTCCAAATAAAGTATGGATATTCATTTTCATCTAATTTCAATATTTCATCAGCAATTTCATTAAATATTTCAATAATATGTTGCTGCTTTAATGGATATTCTCCGTCAGTATGTTTATTAAATTCTACATTTTGTGCTGCAAATCTACGAATACTCGCTGCTATTATTTGCTTGTCATTGGTAAAGAAAACTTGCTGATTACTTAATTCCCAACAAACTCTATCAGGTGTATTTTGACAATTGTTAACTTTATTATTTAATGGATTGAAAAGACTACCATCTGATATTAAACTCTTTTTATATCCAAATGGAGTTTCTATTAATCCTCTTATATATTTGTCTGATAATATACCCCATATTATAGGACTAAACAACCACGAATTTCCAAATTCTAAAATTTCGCTACCATTAAAATTTTTATCCATAACCCATAAACTACTTGTACTCATATTCCTTCTCCTTTAATTTACCACATGAAATTTGTGTTTTATTGTTTTTCATTCCATTTTTCAAATTGTTGTAGCATATCCAAGCTATGATAACAATCCATTGGTACTTTTAAAGGTTCACTCTGATCATACCATTTATCTACTTGTAAACTTTTGTGTGAATTTCTCATACAAAAACAACAAGGTCTTTCACCACTAGGTATTCCAGGAAAGTCTGTGCCTTCTACCAATTTACCATCTGTATATGTACAATAAGCTGCTGAATGAGAACAACCATAGCATATTAATGGTTGATTGTTTTCATCTTTGACACAATCATTTAATCTTTTTAAAATATCACTCATATATTACCTCAACTTTTCTATCTATTATTATATCACCTTAGTTAACCAAAGTCAATTGTTTCCATAAATATTCTTAGTTCCATCAATTACATTCTTAATTTCTTTTAACTGTGTAGCTAATATGTATGTCGTATTTGTAGAATCATCTATACCAAAGATTACAATACCCTCAGAATCCTCGTATACACTCATTCTTAGCTGTTTATTGTGTAGATCGCTCCAGTGAATTGTTTGAATATCTTTTTTTGAAAAAAATAAATTACTCATAATTATACCTTTCTTATAGTTATTATGTATAAAAGTTATTTTTAGAAATATACTATATGTGCATATAACTACACAATACATTAATGGCATCTATTATAGTATGATTTGGGGTGGGTGGTAGGACTTTAATTAGGTGTCATTAATTATGTAAAAATTTAAAACACATTGAAATGCATCATTCGTGGTCTTACTTCTTTTCATCAAAATAAACACTATACCACCAACGATTTAATCTCTTGATATTTAATTTAAAATTCTTTTGAATGTAAATATTCTCTTTTAATAATTCAAGAATATTTTCTCTTACTTTCACTTTTAATCCAACAACTAAAGGATGTGCAAAAACCCTATCCTTATTTTCTTTACCTTGAATTATTGTTAACTGATAAAACGTATTGTCTGGTTGATTAGGATTTGCTAAATCATAGCTAAGAATATGTTCTTTATCCATTATAATTACCTGAAAATTCATTAATATCTACAGGAAAACTTCCTATATCTTCAGTCATAAAAATGTCTGCACCACATAAATATTCTTCCTTCATTTCATCCAAGTCAAAATCATAAGTCTTAGCCAACTTAGTAAAATGTTTTATTCTACTATAACCCTGATTTAAGGTATGACCTTCTTCAACTAATTTACCGTTTATGTATAGACCTTCCCAATCGTCTGAAATTAATAATATTGCCTTGTTCATGGTTGACCCTTCCTTATGTTAAAAAATTCATTCAACTCTCTACTTAGTAATAATTGGATATTCATTGGAATACTAAAAGATTCGCTTCTCATACAATTATCAGGTAAAGATACATAAGCATATTCTCTTCCTAATTTTAATTCTAATGTTGGGTCTAGTTTACACAATTCGGACAAAATTTTTGCAAATTATCATAATTTAAATCATAATACTTACTATTAAAATCATATACATCATAAGGAATACCATAGGCAACATCAAACATTCCCAAAAAACCTGAATTTGAATTTCCTTTTGACCAATAAGACCCTGCAAGAGAAGTATATCCTAAAAATTTTTCGGCTTTTGGGGCATAATAGATACCATATCCAAAAAGTTTACCTGTAACTACTGCATTTGGTCTTAATACTAAACCTGTATTAATTATTGACCAAAAATTCTCTGACTTCGACCCATGGAATAATAATTTACAATTCTTTATACTATTATTGTTTACAAAATCATCAAACTTCTTTTGTGTTTTTAAATTAATAACTTTCCATGCTTGATAAAATTTATTGTTGCACGAACCTAACTGAGTTTTTATTATATCTCTTTCTTTATCAGATATTTCTTCAAACTTTAATCCCATAGTATCTAAAATTGTTTGAGTTGGAACATATGTATCTTCCACAACTTCATCGGTTAAGGACTGTTGAACTACTTGACCTTTCATAACATCAAGTAGGTCTTGTTCACTTTGAATTATTTTTCCAAAATCATTTTTATCACAGGCAAGATAATCTTTTACCTTACCCATCTTTCTAGGAATGATTCTAAATAATTCTAATAGAGTTTTATTAAACAATTCAAGATTTTCAGTTTTTATTAAATTATTTAATGTCATTTGTGCTTCTGTGACCATATTAATTGTACAGGCATTTGAAGATATTGTATAATTATCTGCTATTACTTGTTTAGCCATTGCTTGTAATCTTTGAACTATTTGAGCAATAGAAGGATTAGAAATATCTACGTATTCTTTTTTCTTTTGCTTTGTAATTGTTTCTGCAACTAATCTGGTTTGATCATGATATCCTTTTTTCAACTTTTCATTAAGTTTTTTATCCCATTGTGATATTGGATACTGTGCTGTTTGATATCCAGTTGCACCAACTCTACCATATTGAACGGTAAACGAATTTTCATCTGGATTTGGTATAAGACGATAATATTTGTTATTGTTTGCATCTGCTTCTACCATAACTAAATATAATGAGTTTTCCATATTAAGCCATCCTTCCTATCATATCATTAAAAGATGCTTCAGTAATGATTGGTATATTTAAATCCTTTGCAGCCTTATTCTTTCCTGAAGTAGATGTAATGTCATTATTGATTAAAAAATTTGTCTTACTGGAAACACTTCCGTTCAGTTTGCCATTAAGTGAAAGTATTAAATCTTCAAGTTCTTTACGATTCTTAAATGTTTTCACATCTCCTGTTACAACAAATGCAATTCCTGTAAGGTCTTTAAAACCTGTGGACTTCTTTTCTTCTGGTTTATTTATAGTAACATATTCCAACAACTCTTTAACCTGATTCATATTGTCCTGATTCTGAAAATATTCATAAACAGCATAAGCGGTAATCAAACCAAAATCAGCAATACCAGTGAAATTATGATGAGATTTAGTTGCTTCTAAGAAAGCGTTTATATCGTTTTTAAAGTGCTTCGCTAGTCTCTTACTTCCTCCGACTCCAATTTTCGGAATACCAAGAGCATAAATAAAGTTTTCAAACTTAACTGTCTTAGAATTCTCAATTGCTTCTATGAGTTTGGAATAACTTCTCAAACCAAATCCTTCTGTATGGATAATATCCATCTTATATCTTTCAATCCTATAAATATCAGCAAATGTTTCTATCCAACCGTTATTGATGAAAGTCTCAATTCCTGCATCTGATAGTCCATCAATGTTCATTGCTTCCTTACTGACAAAATGAACAAACTTATTTACCAACTTGGAAGAACAATCCTCATTCTCACAAAATAAAAATCTTGCCTCTTTAGGTCTTTTTATAACCAAATCACTACCGCATGAAGGACAATGCATATCTATCTTATATGTTCCTGAACGAGTTAAATTATCTTCAATCTGAGGGATCACGGCATTGGCTCGATACACTGTTACAATATCCCCTACACCTAACTGTAAAGATTCAAATATATCATAGTTATGCAAACTTGCTCTTGATACTTTTACTCCATCAATGTCCACTTCTTGAAATAATCCTGTAATTGAAGTCATACCTGTACGAGTAGTATTTAATTCAACTCCTATGAATGATGTTTCGCTAGAATCATCCTGCCATTTCAAAGCAAACATATTTTTAGTATGATGCCCTGTAGAGCCTTGTGATTTTCCATAAGCAATATCATTAAATTCAACAATAAGTCCATCAGTAAGATATGGTAAAGCAGGTAATTTTTCTTTAAAACTTTCTATACCTCCAATGATACTAATAATATCTACTAATATAGCTTCTACTACTTCAAATCCTCTATCTTTTAGAAATTGTAATTGCTCCCTTTTAGTTAAAAGTAAATCAAAATCACATTTAACTATTCCAAAAGCAATAAATATTAAGTTTCTATCTTTTGTAATATTAGCATCCAACTGTCTGACACTTCCCGAAGCCAAATTCCTAGGACTGGAATATGTTTCTTCACCTTTAACAATAAGTTCAGTATTTATTCTCTCAAACTCTTTAAATGCTACCAAACCTTCTCCACGAATTTCAAGATAACCATCATAGTCAATCCAAAGTGGGACATTCGTGAACTTCATAACAGTGTGTGTCACATCTTCGCCTTCTTCGCCTCCACCTCTGGTTATAACTTGCTGCAATTTACCTTTATTGTAACGAAGAACAAGAGTAAGACCGTCCAACTTCCAAGACAATACACATTCTTGATTATTCATGAATTTGATAACATCATTAATATCTTTTGATTTCTCGGCAGACAACATAGGCTCAGTATGAGTAACTTTTTTCAAATAATCTACTACTTCTCCCTGAACTTTCTGCGTTGGTGAATTTGATAGAATATAACCTGTTTCTGCTTCAAGTTCACAAAGATTATTATAGTAAGAGTCATACTCTTTGTCGGATATTTCAGGTTTATCTTTTGTATAATATTTTTTTGAATGATAATTACACAGTCTCACGAGTTCTTTAATTTTTTCAATTTTACTCATTATTTTCTCCTTTTATATTTATCTTTTTATTATTTCTTCTTTCATCTGAACTCTCTAATACTTATCTTGAACTCCGTATTTTTCTTCTATTTGTTCAGTTCTCAAAAAGCAATTATCTTTTCCTAATTCAATATCAAATTTTGAATAACATTCCTGAGTACAATTTTGTAATAATAACTGACATCTTAACCACCTATTCACGTTCATTCTATCGGAACAATAATCCAAATAATTTAAAAATGAATTATACATTTTCAAATAATTTTCAAACTTATCTAAGTCTTTTGTTTCACACCAAATATCAGTAAGTCTATTTGGTAAATCATTATAACTTAAAAAATATTTTTCTGACATTAGTTTCCATAAACATTCTACTTCTTTTAAAATGTAATAATCATTTAGATCATCATTAAGTTTAAAATTTTCAAGACTATTAATAAATTCTTCCCATTGCTCGTATGTAATTTCTATCTTCTTTTTCATTGTAAAAAAAAATCCTCCAATCTACATAAAATGTTTTATTTACTCTTTATAAAAGTAATTTTATTATTCATACTTTCAATTTCATAACCTAATTCAGCACATGCTATCTCCTGAACTATTGTTTGATCGAAATAAAAAGTATCATATCCAATACTATTTAGGTACTGTAACATTTCATCAAGTGTCATTCTATTCTTTAACATAAAAATTTCTCCTTCAAATGCCCATTTTATTTATATAATCCAAGTTTTTTGCATTCTTCTCTCATAAAAGCATGTTGTCTTTTACTTAATCCATAATAACCAAATACTAAAAAGTCATCGTAAGTTCTATTAATTTCCTTATTAATAAAATAATTCTTAATCATTTTTATCATTTTTTTATTCCCTCTCAATGAAACATCTATTTCGTTGTCTTTTTATCCAGCACTTTTAAACACTTTTTCATGTACATAATCTGCTTCAGTTATTACTTTTTTAATAATTTCATATATATTACTCTTGCTACAACCTTTAATTTCTGCCATTTCTAAAGGTGTTTTCTTTTGTAAAATATATTCAAATATTTCTCTGTTTCTACCTTTAAGTATTTCACGCAATTTTATAATTACTTTTTGATTATAAGTAGTATCAATAATATTTGTATAGCAACCTTTATCTTTAAGAACATCTATTATCCTATCACCGTTTATTTGATTTCTTGATACAGGAGTATAAATAGAAATTACGTTCTTATCATACATTTTTATTTTATTTCTCGTAACCTTCATTTTCTTTAGTATCATTGACCTAATACAAATATAAGCCAATGTAGAAAATTTACAGTTCTTAGATTCATCATATCGTTTCATTGCATCATACAAACCCAACATGCCTTCTTGAACAAAATCTTCCTCATCATATGTATTGATAATACTTGGATATGTTTTTCTTAAAACTTTCTTAACCAAGTTTTTGTTTTCTTCAAGAAAATCATTTATTTTGTTTTTGTCTTGTAGTATTTCTTTAATGTTTATACTTTCCATTATTATCTCTCTTTCATAATCTTTTAATGTCCTAAATTATTTACTCTAAGTTTTTTAGTTTCGCTTTGCACGACTCAGGAAACAATCTATTATAGGAATTCCAATCGTGTCAAGAAATTCCATTGAAGGCGTAGTCCTAATACAATCCTATCTCGATTTCAGATTATACCATTTAACTACTTTCTCATCTACCCAATAGCTGTACGCTTAGAGTAAATAATTTAAGATACTATATTTAGTTTTATTGAAGGTTATTCAAGCGATACCTACAAACGCTTTAGAAAGTTTAGCAGACTTTCTATCCCTGTTGCATGAATAAAATGGTATCCATTGCTGGCAGCCATTAATGGATTCGAACCACCGCATACAGGAGTCAAATTCCTGAGCCTTACCGCTTGGCTAAATGGCTATGTAATACGGTTAATCCACCCACCGTAAGGGAGTTGTCATCAACTCACATGGAACAGTCTTATCATTCTACTGCCAAGTCGAGGTTTCTGTATCTGTATGCATCCAGTATACCAATTTTATCAAAACCACCCCACCCATAAGTGTTTTGACTAGATTATTTCTATTTAACACCAATGATTAAACAACCAAATATCATTGTGTTGTAGGTTCTTATACAGGTGATCTACATTACCTAACTCTGTATGCAAAGAGTTACCAGAAAGTTTTACCTTTATTACTTCCAAGTTTTGGTAGCTGTGATGGAATTCGAATCCATTCTTTCAGGTTTTTAAGACCTGTTCCTCTTCCTGTTGGGATACACAGCCATATAAATAGAGCAAACCAGATAATTTTGTCACGCTTCTTAGGGATGAAGCTCATACATGTAAACCTTGTACTTTGGTTTTACGGTTCTCATTCTCGAGTCAACCGCATTATGTTGTGATTACCTCTGTTTTGCTTGCCCTTCGCTCTATGTTATTATTATATCTATTTAGTTAAATCTTGTCAAGCATATATCAAAAAATATTTTAAAAGATTACGCATTACTTTGATAACAATCCTGACACACAATAAATGGTCTTCCTATACTAGAATTTTCATTATAATCATATTCAAGTTCCTGTGATATAACACAATTTGTTGAACCACAATTTAGACATTTAATCTCAAACCCTTTGTCTTGTTCGTCATATTCTGGTTCTGACTCAGGACACATTAGATCGCACATCTGTTTTAACTCAGGATGCAGTTTAGAGCAATATTCTGGATAACATCTCTGTGAACCACATAGGTTACATGCTTCTGGTATTATAATTTCTTCTGTTGTTTCTTCTGGAGTTTTGGATTCTACTCGACTCCACTCATAATCATCACCTGTATGATTTGTAAAATTCGGTTTATCAGTCATTTTTTATATCTCCAATCTTTTTTCAAAACTATTATAGCAAAGATTATATTTGCTATTTTTCTTTGTAACACAATTTATGTTACAATCAAAATTTACCGATGAAATAGCTTTTTTATTTGGTACATTCTAACCATTTTTCTATTTCATCTTTTGCGTTTCTAACTTTTTGTGTATTCATAAGTTTTACTAATATATCATCAGAAATATTAAGGTTATAATCTTCGCTAAATTTAGTTGCTAAAGCATAATGTATACTATCATCAAGATAAATATCTCCTTCTTTTGCATCGGATTCAACAGCACATAAAGCTATAGTAATCCCATCAATAATTCTTATTCTAATTGCCATTTATATTAAAATCTCCTTTTTCCTAAAGAAACACTTCATTCAATGTGTTCAATCTTCTATTTCTGAATCTTCATCATCTTCTCTGTAAAAATAATTACTTGCCCAATTACTAACATGTCTTGTCTCAGTTCTTTCGATTTGATAATCTAATCTTTCGCTACGATAACCACTGTCCCTAATTAACTTTCTTAAAGTAATGCCATATTGTAATTCAGTTTCTATATTGTATAAAATATTTAAAGATAAAGATAATATCTCTTTAGTTACTTCTTCAGAAAAATTAAATTCATTTTCACAAATTCTTACACAAATATATTTTGAATCTTTTGTTCCTACATATCCCCATATGCTTTTTTGTTCTGTTTGATTATTAAATTTAATAGTTATCCATGCTGAATAATATGAAGTAAAATTATATTCGAATTCAGATTCTCTATTTGCTGAAAGTTCTATGTATTCTACTTCTGGAAAGTATTCGAACATTTTTACTACTTTATAATAATTTTTATTTAACATTTATTATTCCTTTCAAAACAAAATGAATTCTCCCATTCATCGTCTTTTAATAATCCAACAAAGTACTATCATTCAAAATATCAAATGCTTTATTATATTTCTTCACTCTTTCTCTATCTTTTTCAGTAACATTTTTAAGTCTACTTAAATCACTATTATGCTGTAAATCTAATTTTTTAACATATGTAGCAGTAGAATTTTGTTTAACTCTTTTAATATAATCAAAATAATCTTCACCTTTTCTATGAGTTAAACAATCCAAAGCATTTAATATTTCATCGGAAAATTCACACATGTATTTTAAATAATTCATATCATAATCACTATCTTCAATAACATCATGTAATACAGCTACAATTCTTGTTTCATTATTATAGCATTGCATCATCAAATGCAACGGATGTAGTATATATGGCTTTCCTGCTTTGTCTAATTGTCCTTCATGTGCATTTACAGCTACCTTAATTGCTCTGTCTAAAGTCATAACTACTCCCTTCCTTTGAACTTTCCCTTTTAATTACAATTACTCTTGTTTTTTATTTTTAAAAGTATTATAATAATATTAGCAATCATAAGATTGGAGACCCTTATGATTTGCTATATTAAGTTTTTTGTAATTACAATGTTTGCAGATAGGAGGTGTGATCAAGTACATCTCCTTATTTGCGTTTAATAGGTAAAAACACTGATTTATTTTAATCTATTTAATTCTTTTTTAATTAAATCCATTATAATAGGATGGGCAATTATGTTTCTATCCATCATATAAATATCTTTTTTCGGTACTTCTTTATATCCATATCTCTTAGCCCATTTCTTATTTATGCGTTTGCTCTTATGCTTCCTTCTTTGAATCTTGTCAACCATAGCTAAACTTTCAATAAATTTATAACCCATCATTTGATACATCATATATTGATTAAACTGAAAATTACTGCATGTTAGTGTTGCTTCTTTGGAATGATTAAAACTTACATACTTCATTTTTTCTTCTGAAGAAGAAGATATATCAGCTTTAAAATCGGTTGTACCTATGGCTACTTCTTTACCATCTTGAGTATATAATTTAAAATTACAAGCGTTATTTATGTACATATTTACTCCATTCTACCCAATAGAATCATTATTCTATTTACCACTCATATTTAATTTCTTGAAACTCTTCTGGAACACAAGAAGTACAGTTTATTCTATATTTTATCCAATTAATTAATTCAGCTTGTTTATAATAAATATCCCACCTACAATCATCAACGACTATTAACTGATCAATATAATGCCCTCTTGCATGATTATATGTAGGAAATGTTTTATATATCGTATCATCTTTCATTATTATATAATCTTTATATATAGATTTTATTTCAGTGTCATTATCATTTTCAGCTAAAATCCTTATAGCTTTACACGATAATTCAAAATTATAACCAACTACTGCTATACTTAACATTTATTATACTCCCTTCATTAAAAACGATGAAAAATTACTTTTATAAGGTTTTACCTTTATCTTCATACTTTGGTCTATCTAATAGAGACTTACTATCTTCACAATTCCAAATATCACATTCACTTTCAAATGGGCAATAAGGTTTATTTTCATCATCTAACCTAAAATATTTACAATCTGTACAATATACATGCATATTTTCATCCATATTATACTTCCTCACAATCTAATCCCAAATATTTCATTAACTCAACGATAAATTTCCATCCATAACCACTAAATGTATGTACTATAGGATTATCTATTTTTTTATTAATTGTTTTGACTTCTATTATATGGAATTTCACCTAATACAAAATCTTTAATATCTAATTTTTCATAATTTGATATTGCATATTTTCTTATTCTTAAAAATACGTCTTGTTGACTCATATATTCCCTTTCTACACGATGAAATTAAAGTTTTATTTACTTAATCTTGAAAATGTTCAGACTCTATATTATTCAATTTATCTATAATTCTATTTGCATTTTCTGAATATATTGATATAACCGATTTAACATATTCAATATCGTCTTTACTATCAAAATTCATATATCCAGATAACATATACTCACATTCAGGACAGACAATATGATATATTCCTCTTCCGTATCCATCTCTACAATTTGCCCAAATAATTTTATTTAATTTGCCATTGAAGTTTTCTTCTAATTTATTACAATTAGGACAGTAAAAAATACTCATACCAAACCCCTCATCCCAATCCTAAAGATACCACTGACAATATAGCTGAATGAGCTTCATAATCATCTTCTTTTGATATATTATTTCTAGAAATATAATCATCGGAACTTACACAAAGTCCATTACACCAATCAATAAATATCTTTTTTTGAACATCATTCTTTAAAGAGTCTAAATGTTCTTTTTCAACTCTATTTATATATTCTCTTACTGAGTTATCAAAGGCTTTAAAAGTATCAGATTCCATAAATTCATCAATATCTGTTTTTACTACATTAAGTAAGTTCATAAACTTCTCCTAATTGTATTTCTAAATATTTCTGCCAGTTCATCAGAATAACCAAATCTATCTTTATTTATTTCTATACTTTTCATTATATCTCCGTTGTCATGTCTCATTGTTGCTGCCATCCAATCACATATCATTTCTATTAAATCAACTAAAGATATATCCTTAATACCATTTTCCCAATGTTCAGGATGATGTTTATTTTGTGAATAGTGATGGTCTAAGGCAGGTTTCATTTCTTTAAGAAATCCTTTGTATTCTTCTGAACCATATGTGCATCCAGAAAGTTTTGGAGTAAATTCAGTAAAAATATCTATTTCATAATCACCTAATTTTGAATTATCATGACTTATTGCTCTTTGTTGCAATTCAAAAATAATTTCATTTATAAAAACATTAACACTATATTTATGTTTATATGTTTCTACCATTGTTTCATATTTTGTCATTTTTGTTTTCCTTTCTTTAACCCATTGAAAGAATAGATTTATTGTCTATTCTTTATCTTCCCATTCTGATATTACTGGTTGAACCACCAATTTTGCTCTTTCAGAATAAGTTTTTGTACCACCCCAAAAGAATTCTCCTGCCTCGTTATAAGCTTCAAGTTGTCCTTCATCTGTACGATATTCTGATTTAAAACAGATGGAATCATTAAATACAAATAATCCTGCTGGACATTCTTCTAATGTGCAAGCCCAACCTTCAGGCTTTAACACTAATTTTTTCATAATATATTCCTTCCTTTCCGATTAAAAAGATTGCTTCGTGGTCTTATTGCCACAGTACCCACCAAAATTCCTTAATTGCTTTCCACCAATCATTATATTTAAAATCACAATACCTTCTAATATGCTCTATCTTCGTTTCTGGCTCTTGCATATATCCATAAGCATAATGATTAATATAATGTCCACAATTGGCACACACAAGATCATATTCTAAAACAGTTGAACCATACCCATCTAATCTATCTGTATTGGTTTCTGTTGTTTTGGTGGATTTACATTTAGGACATTTTTCAAGGTTATTCCACTTGTTGAATATGTATAAAAACTAATTTCTTATCTTTCCAAATAGCCTAACTTTCATTTCAAATGTAAAAACTGTATCCATACAATCTGGACATTTATCTGGACATTCAGTCCAATTATTACAATCATCTAAATTACATGGAGATTTATTATATTTTTGTTCCATATTTCTCCTTCCCAAAAGTGATTAAAAGGCTTCATTTAAAGTATTTTAATACTCTGTAAATTCATGCCCACAATCATTACATTTACACTCATATTTTATTTTATATGATACTGTTTCCCAATAACTATAATCAAGGCTGCTGTCCATTTTCTTTTCTTTGACCTCATTATATCTTACTTCTTTTACAACAATATCTGAACTATTACATTTGTCACATGTAAACTGAATTTCCTTCATGCTTTCATCTCCCTCACACCTATAGCACATTCCATACACTGAGTATAGTAATCATCCCAATTACCTGAAGGTAAATCCTTATCTAATAATCCATTTCTTCTCAATAAGTTTCTAATAGCCATTCCATCATAATGATGATATCCAATAAACCATTGTGCTTTAGTTTCTGAAGGAGTATTATTATATAGATTTACTAAAAACTTTTTCTCTCCTTCTTTAAAATCATTGTTTAGAATTTCTACTGCTTTTTGTAATATGTCTTTAGGCAATTCATTAGAACACTTTTCATGATGAGCGTTAAATTCCTCATCTGTTGGAATTTCGATTATATTACTATTCATATATTTTTCCTTTCTTGAAACAACAACAGTTGCTTTTCATTTACTCTTCTAAATATTTATCAAACCAATCAAAACAATCTTGCAATAATTGTTTTCTACACCAATAAGTATTTGAACCTTTTGGGTCACGTTTACAATTTCCACAATTTCCTTCTTTGCAAAATTTTAAAGTATGATAAAGTTCTACACTTTTATCATCTACAATATTTATTATTTCACACATAATTTCCTTTCTCACAATGAAATTTATATTTTATTGGCTATACCATATATAGATTTATAACATAAAAATATATACAATATATGGTATAGCCAATTGGACAATTACTATATTTATTTAATTACTCATTAGTTTATTTCTTATCTCTGCCAAAGTTTCATCTCTTATCAATTTACCATCAACAAAAATGTCTTCGAGGATATCTACATCTTTTAACTTCTCTCTTTCAGCTCTGCCTAATCCATCAATATACTTAATATTCCCATTTTCATTTACTACGCATACAAGTCCTGTTTGTGATTTCTTGAAGTTTGCTTTATCTGTAACAGGGTCTTTAAATAAGTTCTTTTCTTTTCCACCAAATACTCCAAAGGTTGACTTCAAAGCAAATCCAAAAGTATCTCTTGTATTATATTGGTAAGTGAAGGAACCAATGCCATAAACCATATTGGTTGAAGCAAATCCTTTATCCATTAATCTCTTACAAATTTCATCACATCTTTCAAGTGTAATTGCATCTCCATAAATACAACCAATATGTGAATCCAATTGTTTATAACCTTTATCAGTAATAGTTCCACCAAAAATATCCCAAAGAATCTCTATAACGCCTTTCTGTTCATTTTCATCGGCAGACTCAGAATCACCACAGATTATTTTTACAGGATCACCACTATCAGGGCGAATAACAATTCTACCATCTCTTGCCAAAATTTCAGGCTTCAATGTTTTAATAACATTATTCAAAACTCCCCATAAATCCCATGTATCAGATACTATAGAGGCGAATCCAGAAGGATAAACTTCTGTGATAATTCTTCTATAAGATTCAAGTTCATTCTGTCCGTATGCACACATTACCGAGTGTTCCGTAGCTGGTATAGAAGTTCCTACTAATTCCTTTTCTATATTGGCATTGTAAAACTCTTCTAAATACAATATTGCAGGAATAGTATCTGTTCCAGAAAATGAAAGTAAATGTCCTGCTCCACTTGCTTTAGCAGCATCTAAAGCACTCATACCCCTCATAGAGAAATCATGACCCTGAAATTGAACTCCACCTAAATCTCCACCTGTTTTTTCAGCATACATATTAAGTAACTGTCTGTATTCATATGCAATAGTAGCACTTGTTGTAGGCTGCCATAAGATACATGACATAAGTGTTTCAATATAATTTGTCAACCAAAAAAATTCAGGAATGGTATTTTCAATTGTAAACATAGGAACTCTAATTGGTACTCTTGTTCCTTCTTTAACAGCTCTGATTTTAAAAGGTAAATATCCAAGTTTATGTAATGCTTCAATATGAGATGCATCTGGATTATCCTTACCAAGAGTATACTTGATCACTCTTTTATATTCATCTATAACTTCTTCAGTTGTTCTTGAAAAGAAATTCTCATTGAAATATTTAATAAGATACTCCTTGATAAATGCCTGAAATCCAAAAGCAACAACCTTGTCAACACCTTTAATTCTTGTCATACGAGGTGTCCATGTGCTAAAAATCATTTCTGTATTTTCTGGATACTGTTCTCTATGTGATACCTTGTAAAAGTCACATAACAATGTTGCAGGATAAATGTAATTTTTGTTCATATTATATATTCTCCTTTTTAATATTTATATTATTTAAATAATTTGACACTTCTTCTAATGATTTAAAATATAACCCACCGTTTCTTTTTACTAAACATCCTACTGCATCTAAATGTTTTAAATCTTGATGAGACATAGCCCATTCGCCATTAGGTAATTTTTCGTTTATAATACAAACTATAGTTTTATCAGGTCTTTTGTTACTATCATCTACAACTTCAGCTATTGAATATGTACTAAAAACTCTAGTTAATGTGTATAAAACAAAATCGCAAATTTTTCTTTGTTTAATCTCTTCTACTTGACATTCTGGAGTCCAATTAGATACCACTGGATTAAAATAATCTATATTTAGCTTTGGTATTAATTTATCTCTCCACTTACTATTAGCACATGTGCCACCTAAAAATACTCTACTCATTATTTATATTCTCTCTTTCTATTTGTTCTACAGCATTTAATAAACATTCATATGAAGATTGAAGTCCTGATCTATCATCAAGCATTATATTGTAATAAATTTTTCTACCTGTAAACTTTATAAAGTCAAAATTATTATTTATTCTATCAAACGGAATATTATTACTATATAAATAATCTTTGATTTTTCCATATTCATCTTCTCCACAACATGTGAATACTACAAAATACGCTCCAGCCTTATCGTATCTTTGTAGTAGTGAGATTACATCAGTATAAGTTCTGCCTTTCTTCCAGAAATCAAATACAGTATCATCGAAATCATAAGCAATAATAATCTTACCGTATTTCTTCCATTCCTCTATAAGTCTATTAATTACATTTTCATTATTTAAATAATAATCCATCATCCAATAACTCCTGTTCCTTGAATAGGATATATCTTTATTCTATCATTCAATTCTTCAGTAATAATACTATTTGTAGTATATACTTTGTTAATTAAATCGGTTTTAAATATATCACCTTTGTAAATTGAATCTTCAGCATGACCAATTACAAGATATACTTCTCCAGCTCCAAGTTCTATTAACTTTCTAGCTCCTAACATGAATGTACCACCATAAGAAGATAAATCATCTATCATTATTACTTTAAAACCTTTTGACTTAACTTCTCCAAGGACTTCAAGGCTTGTAATTTTGCCTGTTTGAAAATCTCTATGTTTAAATCCTACTAGAGAATTTTTAACTTTAATCATTTTACTATACCTTTTCTCACTACCAGCATCAGGGAAGTAAATATAATCCTCATCCTCATTAAAATTCATTCTAACCTTAACATCAGATAGAATATTAACAGATGGAAAACTGATCTCACAATTATTGAGTAATGCAGGTGTAACATCAGAATGAGGTTCAATTACCGTTACTTTTTCAAAATTAAGTTTATTGATAAAGTCTGCTACATATTTTAATGTGAAAGCTGAACCACCTTCAGACCTATCCATTCTACTATATGGCATATAATATATTACCAATTCAGATTGCTTTTTAAGTATGTCCAAATAGCGTTTAACAAACATAAGTTTAATTAAATTACTATCATTCTCATATTTAAGAGAAACGACATTCATTCCTCCTGTTTCTGCATTATCTCTTATCTGTTTTTCATTCATCTTTGTTTCTCCATTTGGGAAAGTTTCAAATCCTAATGGAATTGAGTTTAAAAATATCATATGTAACCTCCATAAATTTATACTATTATTATACTTACTTAGTTAAGATTTGTCAAGTACATTTTTATATTCCTTTAACCATTTTTGAACATAGAATAATTGACCACATCCACCACCAATATCATCCTGTCCTGCTGGATTAAATATTCTGCAATCATATCCTTTATCAATAAAATACTGTTGAAATCCTTGAATAGTATCTAGATTTCTAAATCCTGCCTCTTTCATGGTTTCATCAGCACTACATACAACACTGAAAGTAAAGCAATAAACCAAAGGACTAAAATTCATATATAGTTTTAAGAAATCATCATGTCTATTATTTGTACCATCTACACAATAATTTAAATAAGGTTTCCTTCCAGTTTCTTTCCACCATAATAGTCCTGCATCTCTTAACTTATATAAACTCATTTTATTTTTAAATGGTATTAATTCATTTCTTTCTGCATCACACGATTTATGTATTGAAAATTGAAGCCCAACTTTAGAAATCTCTTTTGATAAATTTATAATTCTTCTGAATACGTCATCATCATCTACTCCAATAGTTGATAATAATAAATCAGCATAAGGATATAAAATATGTAGACTTCTAATTGCTCTTTCCACTTCTTTAAAATTAAGCATAGGTTCACCCATACTCATAAACATAATTTGAAATTTACTGCAATTTTCAACGTTAATATTCATGTCACTTTTTATATGAAGAATTTGACTCAGAATTTCTTCGTTGGATAAATTTCTAATAAATTTCTTACCTGTACCACAATTATGAACTAATATATTTTCTGCAATATATGTATTTTTAGTAGTTGTTAAATTATACACTGTTCCAACAAAATTTCTCTCTTCAATTTTTACAATTTCGTCAAAATCCACTAAAGATTTTACCTTTATATTTTGTATAAAATCTTTTTTAGGATGAATTGGAGTACAGATTTGTAAAAATTTAATTCTTGGCATAGTACTATCTAATACATATGTATTTCCTTCTTTATTATATTTTTTTATTTTAAAAGTGTAACCCAATTCTTTAATATATTTACCAAATTCATTTAAATATATTAAATTATTATTACATACTCTAACTGATTTATTATTTTTAAATGAATATCCTTCTGCATCCCAAAAACCCGCCAAATAACCTTTTTTATAATTATTATTATCTGCATATTTATGAATAATACTATTAAAAACTTTAATTCCATTATCTCCAAATTCAAATCTATAATTTAACATATGTTTTTCAATTTTTGATTTCTGTTCCCATATGTCACTACATTGTATATGAAATTCAGAACATAAATTTTTAACAAAATTAATAACTTCTTTATTTGATTGAGATATAGACCACCTAAAGCAATTTTTATTTTTTCTTTGACTATAAACACCATCTCCGTGGACAAATCCTACTAACCATCCTGCTTTCCAAAACAAGTCATTTTTATTATCAACTTGAACATTATTACAAGTTAAAACATTATCGCCTATGTGAATATTTTCTATATTAACAAACTTGTTTCTATATAATTTTTTATTATTTATAGCTATTGGATGACCTACAGTAGCTTCAATTGACTTTCCACTTTTTGTAGTTAATTTTATTAATTTCCCATTATATTCTCTTGATGATACATTTAGTATTTTTGAAGAAGTTGAATTTAATGAAGAATAATCTGAAAATCCATTAGACGCATTAGTTAATATATTTCCAATTATATTATCGCCTATTTTAACATCTACAATTTTCTTATAGGAAAAATCATCCATCAATATTTTAGTTTCTTCTGGTAAACAAAATGTGCAGCCTACTGGACATCCAGATTGTACAGAACAACATATAACCGTACGTTTTTCAAATGAATCATATTTATACAATACTGTTTCAGCTATCGCATTATTAAATTCAAATATGTATTTCCACACATTACCTTCACTACTATCTAATCTTTTTACATTCTTAAACATTTCTTCTCCTTTCTATTACCTTACAAAATATGGAATTCGTTGACTTATTCTTCATCATCATCTTCCTCATAAACACTTTCGGCAACATCCATAACTTCAATATATGTTTTGCCTTTCATCCAATCCTTAATCTGATTTTCTATATCTTTATACGAATCTCCAGTAAATTTAATTGCATTATATGCACTTAATTTATTTACAGAACAATAAATAACCCAACATGTTTTCATATTATATTTCCTTTCTTATATGTCTATGAAACCAACATTTTATGCACTTTTTATTTCACTATTATTTGACTTTACACTAATTGAAAATATACTTAGCGATACTGTTAATATTACATAAGTCCAAAATCCATTAATATCAAATCCCTGCAAATATTTATCAAGTAAATATAACTTAATAGGAGTCAGAACTATTGCAACCAAGAATAAAACTGCTGTTGTTAAGCACCCTATTCCTAATGGAACTAAAAGCATTGATGCTGTCATTAGTAAACCAAATAGATACCCTATACCAACCATAAGTAAAGTAGCAATAATTAGTGTTTTTGTATCTACTATGAATATATATTCATTGAAATATTCATTACCCATCCAAAATACTAAACCTGTTAAAACTAAATTTAAAATGTTTCTCATATTATTATATATCCTTTCTTATATTGCCTTACTATAATTACCTATTGTTTTCATTATCCATTCACCATTAGGATTCAACACTTCAGAATCTAAAATAGCTTGCATTTGAAATGGAAATGATCTTTTCCATAACTTTGATAACTCATATATACTATTAAAAAATATTGCTTGTTGAGAGCCATCCATTTCACAAAATTCATTTGCTAATTCTTCTGGTGTAATTTCAAATTGCTCAGTAAATTCTCTTGTAATCATATATTATATTTTCTCCTTTACTTTTAATTTCTCTTCCTCAATTTTAAAATTCTCATCACACAACACACAGTAAAACATATCTGTCTCCCAATTGTATCCGATATATGGACTTGGAAAATGTTCGCACATAATTTCTCACCGCCTAATAAAATACACGTTTTATTGTCTTTTGTTTTTAAAATTCTCTTTCTATTATTATATATCTTTTGTTCTCAACTGTCAAGAATTTTTGGATTATTCCTTATTATATTTACTTATTTCAAAATTTGTACAAAAGCTTTTATAACACCTAAATCCATTGCTTGTTTAGTACAATCTTCTCCAAGAAATAGATCAATTCGGTTTCCCTTAATTAATCTTCCTGTATCTTTGGCCTGATACACCCCTGAAAATTGCTCATATTTTTCACCAAAAAATCTAATCTTAACCTTGCTATGTAAAGGTATAACTTTCGGATCAATGGCTATCACTCTTGCTGTTTCCCAATTTAACCCTTTTAAATTAAAGCCCGAAAATGTAATTCCGTATTCAGGATGTGTTTTCTTTTTTCCGCATGACTGAACCGAAAGGTCGTAAAATGTAACCTTGAATTCTTCCCATTCTTCACTTTCTCCCCTTGAAGCTAAAACAAATTCTCTCAATTCTTCTCGTTCTTTATAAAGTTTTTGGATTTCAATTTCCTTCTCTTTTATAATATTTTCTTTGTTACTATTTTCATTTAGTATGAATTTAATTTGATTTTCTTTTTCAATCTTCATTTGTCTGTTTTTAATTTCATTTTTCTGATTCTCTGCTATTATATTTGCAAATATAACAGCTAATATAGTTAAGAACAATATAATTACTCCATATTTAAATTTCATAAAACCTTGGCAGGAAACCCCTACGCCTTTAGGCTAGGGGAGGAATGCCTTACGCATACTCTAACCTACCTTTCTCCTCTCAGTTAATAAACTTTTTCTTCTCTCAATTAATTTGAAAGATTTACAATTAACACTACCTTTGTTTACTTTAGTACCATCTAAAGTTCTAATATCAAAGAAACCAGTGTTTCTTCTTCCAAAGATATAATATAGCTTCCCTTGGTATTGAATCTTATCAAATAATCTAAACCCTTTTACCTCAAATTGCGCTTGATTTAACTTCTTAATTCCACATTTTAATATATTCGCTTTATGGATCTGTCTGTTGTGGCATCTTACTTTCTTATAAAAGTAATAATAGTTTAATCTTTTAACTAATGGATTGCCACTTATACATAAAGCATCAATCCTATGTTCTTTTGGTAATTTATTCTCAATTCTTGTATTCTTAGTTATATAGCCATAAGTTAATGTTACATTAGGATATATTTCTTTTAACTTATTATAAAATGCCCAACGCATTATTCCCATAAAAGCCGCATCTTTGAATGATTTACCACGCTTTAAATTTAATTTCAATTTGCCATTATGATAATCTTCATGACATTCTTCACATAAGGTAATCAGATTACTTGGTGCATCTCCACCAGTTTTTCTTGATTCAATGTGATGTACATTTAATATTTTATTCTTACATCCTTTTTTGCCTTGACATTTATGCCCATCTCTAAATAGTACATACTCACGTACATTCCAGAAATCTAATTGATTGCCTTGTTGATATTCTTTTCCTTGTATTTCTGGATTATTTATTTTCTGTATATCAAAACTTGCTACTTCAACTATTATTTTAGATATAGGTAATATCTTATAAATCTTATCAACAATACTTAAATGTGTTTGTATTTTGTTTTCAATACTAGGTGCCAGCCATCCTTTGTTTTTACTACCAACACGATTTAAAAATCTAGGTTCCCTATATCTTAATCTATTTCTTCTAGTACGTCTATTTTGTCTGCGTGTAGAAAGCAAATCCACAATATCATTTCTTAATTCAACTTCTGATGAATATAGTTCTTGTTTTTCAGTAGTAGCAGATAAGCCTATTACTTTGCTTCCTGCGTCAATACCTAATGTAATATCTTGAACTTGATTCTCACATTCAAAAATTAGTTGAATAGTGAATGGTTCTTTTTTAACAACTCTTGCCAGACTGTCTCTGAGCAATTTTCTTGCTTTTGCTTCTTTGCAAGGCATTATAGGTTTACCTTGAATGTTTAATACATATACCATTTTGTTTATAAAACCTCCGTATATTAGAGTTAATATCCTTAGACAATGTTGTAAAGGCTTGTTGTATATAGCACACCGTTCCTACCTCTTAGAACTTTTAATACTATACGATAGAGCCAAGAACTAGGATAAATATTCTTGGGTATCATGACCTAAACAACATAGTTAATTAAAACTTAGTCTAGTCAATCAGGCTTTTACAAGCCCCGACCCTTTAGGGTCGCGGGTTATTGACCGTCTTTTTCCTTTGCATAATTATTTTTTAGCCAATCCTTGATATACCTTACTGTTTCTTCAAATTCAGTGAAGTACATTTTATGATCTATGGATGAATATATGTTTACTCCACTTCTTATAATATTAAAATGATATATTTTAGTTACTGTTAACATACGTACATAAATCTTCAAATCATAATATTTAGCAACCCAAAGAGGATAAATTTTGTTTCGTTTTGCTCGTATAAACTGCATTATTATACCTTTGTTTAATTATTTATTATAAATTATAATATAATTATGCAGTTTACACAATCGCAAAATTCGACAAAGTTATGTCAACTCTTTTATTAAAAATGTCCTCTTAAAATCCTTCGATATTTTATGTAAATTGTCTTCCAAATTTTTGACAATGCCTTTTGCTTCTTCCCTTGATTTACAAAAAATCAATGGAGCTATCACATCAGCATAACTAGTATAATTCCATTTACCATCATCTGAGTTGTACCACAAAGTATATTTGTCTACATACTGCCCTTCATTGTCTTGGATTGTGAAAAATTGATTACATCTAATCATGATTTTTACCTCTTCTTTCTCTATTTTTTTTTGTAATATTTACATATTGCATTTTTATTACATATATGTTACACTTTCCTGTGTGAAAAGTATTACATCATTTCAATTGCTGTTCATAGCAGCAATTCTTTTTTTACCATCATACGCGAACACTTGTTCTTTGTCAAGGTACAATTAAAAATTATTCTAAATACATTTTCCCATTAATTAAGGTATTTGTCCAATTTTTGTTTCGACAGGAATTTCCATTATTTCTAAATTACGCATTATGCGTATTATCTCTATATTATCTCTATATTATCTCTATATTATCTCTATATTATCATATTACTATATTTCCTTAATTATGTAAATAGGTATTACTACCTATTTATGGGATTTAAACACTAAATAATTTTCCTTTAGAAGCCCCCATGTCTCAGGATTCATACCTGAAATTTTCAAAACCTCATGATAGTCTAATCGTCCTAGTTCACCTTTTTCAGATTCAATCTTTTCTAGTTTTTCAAACATTCCTGAATAAAAAATATTTGTCGAATTAATGTAGTATTTTTCTGTCCATTTTTTTATTTTATCAAATTTTACATAGATTCCATGATCACTTATAGCATCCCCTACAGTATTATGCATTTTTATAGGTCTTATTACATATGGAGAATCCATTAATTTTCTTGTTGGGGCTTTAGCTTCAGATTCACCATTATTGTTATAATATATATCTTCTTCTATTGCTTCTTTAAGTATATCCATTGTCCGTTGATCTATATTTGCAATAATTCTTGGATTATTACTATAACGCACTTCAATGAAATTACTAATAAATTTAACATCTTGTTTTTCAAGATAACGCACTTCCTTCATTTCTTCACCGTTAAGTCCTTCATAAAATGAAACCAACAATGCTCTATCGACTGGATTAGCGAGTTTATCACACAATTCATATAATTCATCTCTATTCTTTATATGTTGATTACTAGCTGCATCCTTGTTAATATATAATTGTAAATCCTTTCTAAATATATTCATAAAAGCTGTATTAGGACTACAATAACCTTTTTTTGTTACCCATTTAACATATTGTTTAGCATAATGAAAATTTCTTCCTAGAGCATTAACAGTGGGACAGTTCATATATCGTAACATATCTTTTACTTGGTCTTCATTAAAATCATATAAATCTTTTTTAAAACTTTCTTCTACTTCTGCTATCTTATCAAAAGTATTTACTATTGTTTTTTGAGTGTCTACATCATAATAAAATTTGTCAATAAACATTTTTTTGGTTTCTTTTGAAGTTTCTTTATTATATGAATTATACATTTATAACACCTACCTTCTTAAAATGCTCACTGATTTTTTTAATTAAAGAATTATTGATCTTATCACTAGATATACCAACAGATTTCCAATCATAATCATTAGAAAAATCAATAGAATTCAAAATATTTTCCAATAATTCTTTCCAGTTTTCTTCTTTAATTAATATTGAAACAAGTGCTACATAACCAATAAATATATTATTTTCAAAAATTACACTGTTTTCTTTTGTATATTTCTTTTTAAGAGTAATTAAAATTTTATTAAAGCATCTAATTAAAAAATCTTGTGCTTCTTCTATTTCCTCCGCATTTTCAAATTTTCCAAAATTATATCTAATAGCCTTTTTTAAAGTTTCAATAGTAGTGAATTTTCCTTGTACTTTTAAATCAGAATCATCTTCAGCAATTTTGTAATACATCTCATTTTTAGTTGAATTACCATATTCATTTATTTCTTTAATCATTAATACATTTTCATCTCTGTTGTCATATCCTTCTCTATGACTTTTTTGCATAGGGGTAGCTTTTTCTTCTCTATTTAGATAAGATTGCGCTCTCAATTCACTAAAATTAAATATTTTAATATGAAAATATCCAGGATTACTTGGATTTTCACTTATACACCTTTCTGCCGCTAACCATCTATGCATTCCATCAATTATATCAAGATAAGTATTTTCATTGTCTATCCATATAGTTAAAGTTCTGTTTTTCTCATTGTATTCAAATTTTTGTTCACGATTAAGTTTTCGTATATTTAAAGATAACATATTGGCTTCAAAATTAGTTTCCATCATTTCAGCTATATCTATGATCTTATTTTGATTTATAGTCGGCATTTTTTGATATTCTCCACCAAACGAAACTAAAGTAGGTTCTCTTTGAGTTCTTTCATTATAATATAATAATCCTTGACCTCTTAATGCTTTCATTTCAGGATAAGCAAATCTTGGACATAAATATTCAAAATCAGAAGTTTTAGATACATCATAAAAAATAACTACATCGTTTTTATAATGCTCGTCTTCTTCCTTTTTATATTCATTGTATGCTGTAATTTCAAGAGGATTAAACCAATCATTAGGATTAATCCTTTCATAAGTGGTAGTTTCATATAAAGCCTTTACAAATAAATACAAAACTTCATCTGAAACACTAGAAATTAAAACTTTATCTACACCATACATTCCTGTGATTGTTCCAAGATTTATATTATGTTTCTTTAGTGAGTCTAAAATATACTCTCTATTTTTCCACTTGTTCTCTTTTGATTCTTTAATCGCTTTATACAGCGTAATTTCAAGTTCTTGTCTGTCTTTTTTCATTTTTATAATCATTCCCTTCTGACATAGTTTTACGTATGTATTATAACATGATTATTCTCAGAAGACAAGATTTTTATAACAAAATTATTATTTCCCTTTAATTAATAATAATTACACAGCATATTGTAATCTTAATACTTTTTGTGGAGAAGTTATAATTTTATCATTATTATATTCCTTTAGCATTTGTAAATAATTTTTACCATAATCATTGCAATAATCAATTACATCTCTTAATAACAACTCTCGTGCAAACATCAATCCTTCATTTGATATTTTTTTAGCACAGGTATTAACGCTTACATAAGCAGCAATCATTTTTCTTAATATTACAGGATTAAAACACAAATCAATCATACCTAATTCTTTCTTTAGTGCTGATTCAACTTGTTTCATTGTAGCATCACTTATCTGACCTACTTTAATCAATTCTCCACCAATGAGTAACCTTCTCTTAGATATACACCTTGTTTGTTCAATTATAGATACCGATTGCTTGTATAGTCCTGTATCAGTCTCAAGAAATACATGAGTAGGAAGATATGAACCTTTATCAGTTTGTGTCGTAAGAGGACATCCAACAATAGTAGAACTTTTTTCATTTCCCTTGTTATTTTGGGTAATTAAAAAAGGCCTTATACCTCCCTGTTCTTGATCAAGAACAGTACCCAAATCAACCATGTAAATTTCTCCACGTTTAACTTTAAGGTTAATTAAATCTTGAACATTATTAGTCCTTGTATTTATATTTGTAATATAGTTCCTTGTTAATACTTTTGTCATTTGAAAAAATTACGCTCCTTTATTTTTTGATATGTACACATTATACTACAAATATATTTATTTGTCAACAGTATTAGTATATTTATTTTGTTAAAAATAATATACCAATAAAACTCATCTTTTATTGTCCTCCTTTTTCTTTTATCTTCTGCAACCTTTCCTGATATTGCGCGGTTAATCAAATTCCTCTTCATCGTAGTATTCATCATCTTCTGCTGTGTTTGCTTGATATATGTCGCGATGTACTGCGGTGACGTTTTCAACTGGAACTTTTAATTGCGAAGCTAATATTTTTGCGTTTGATTTTGAATGCTCTAAAAACCTTTCTGCTGTAAAAGCTTCGGCGTTAACTGCCATGTCGTATTTCATTTCCGCATACCCTTTGTGTCCAATCCCGCCATATATCTCTGCGTCTTTAATTTCATAAAAGAAATGAACTGTAAAACATCTTAAATCTTCCATAATCCTCACATTTCTGCGGTATTACACCCGCGCATTCTTTTTATATTATACATTAGTTTTCTTTTTATATGGTATTTTTCCCGCCATTGCTTTTTGACGCTTTTCAGAAGCATGAAGATATATCTCTGTAGTAGATAATTTGGAATGACCAAGAGCTTCTTGTATAGATCGTAGGTCTGTATCTTGTTCAAGTTGTAAAGTTGCATAAGTATGTCTTAATATATGCGGAGTGAAATTCTTTAATCCTAGCATATCTTTGTACTTATTTACCAAGTACCTAATACTGTCGTAAGATAACGGATAAGGCTCTTTTTCAGTATAATGATAAATTACAAACACATTTTTATAACTGGTTTGTGGTCTTATTAATAGCCAATTATTAATAGCTTCAATAGTATCATCATCAATAAATATAACTCTATCTTTATTACCTTTAGCTTCTCTTAAATGTACTCTATCATTTCGTATATCATCTAATTCTAAATCGCAGATTTCACTAACACGCATTCCAGTGTTTAAAAATAGTTTTATGATAGCAATATCTTTTTCATTTCCTTCTTTTTCTACTGCTTCAATTAATTCATTTGCAGTTTCAAGATGTAAATAATTTCTAGTTTTTTTAGGTAACTTTGGTTTTTTGATTTGTAAAGCTAAGTTATTATTAATTAGTTTTCTATCATTTAAGTAATTAAGTAATGACCTCAAACACGAAACTTTCCTGCTTTCTGTGCCAGCATCGTTATTTAAAGTTAATCTCCATTCTATAGTGTCCTCTAATGTTAAATTTTGAAATATATCAATAGTAATTATATCAGTTTTTTTATACTGTTTTAACCAATTACAGAATGCACATAAAGTACCTCTATAAGATATAATTGTTTTGTCGCTGGCTTTATTAACAATCATAGATTTTAGAAAATTCTCTATGAAAGTTGATAATGTTAAATCTTTTTTCTGTTTTACCATTTAAAATCACTCTCCCTATAAAACCAGAATTTTATTGCCTACATTTTATCATTCTTGGCTTATCAACTGAATATATTTTACCACATTCACATTTAACTTTCTCTGCATCAGTAGTATAAATAAAATAAGCCTCTAGTTCTTCCATACAATTTTCGCATCTAAATTTTAATATCATATACCAACCTTCTTTATATTATTATATCAATTTACTTTAATTGTGTCAATAACATTTTTGTTTTTAAAAGATTCTTCTGTGTGAAAACTTTTGCATGTTGTTGCATCATATAAAGCCAATCCATCAGGTTTACAATATTCAGTATTATATAAATAGCATTTCCCTTTACATACTTTATCAAGTAATTCTTCTTTACTAATCATTATTTCCATTGGTTTATTCATAATTTGCTCTTTATAACATTCTAGTGCTTTGTTAAAACCTTCTTTATATCCATCAAAATATCCTTGCTGATAAAATTCATGATGTTTTATTGCCTCTCCCATAATAAATTCTCCTTAATATAAAATCTACATTTTATTTTAATTCAAAAACATAATCTTCAATTCCATTTAAGAACTCTGTTGATATATTATCCAATGAATTGACTTCCCAAATATAATATACACACTTAGCATCTACGCTTCCAAAAATTAATCTTGCATCAACATTAAACTGTATTTTTGCAAATATTGATATATTCTTATCTTGTATTTTTTCTATATTTATTGCAATAAACAAATATCTATTATTATTAATTTTAATCCACTCGCTATTCCCTTTAATTCTCATTTAAACAACCTCCTAAAAGTATTCAAAATGTCTATTTTGTTGCCCTACATTTCTCACTTAACTCTTGTTCTTGTTTCCACCATAGTTCTATGTGATTGGCATATTTAGCAAGTTTATAATTTATATTTTTATTAATCAATATTTCTTTTAAAATTTTGTTTCTAACCACATTATAATATATTATCATATTAATCAATCGATTCTGGTAGCATAGTATCCATATCTATTGGAGGTAAATTTATAGAGCCACAATAATCCTCGTAATTCAATGGACAACTCTTACAATCCAAACCCTTATCTGATTTAATTCTTTCACAAATTTCTTCTCTTGCTTGCGCTATATTTATTAATCTTTGTCTTAGATATTTTTTATCTCTTTTAGTTAACATCTTAGCACCTCGTATTCTTAAATCGCACTAACAAAATTATCTCTCAACTTGCAATCATTTGGTACATAAGATTCTATTACTTTTAACACGTCTTCCATCATTTTTATAGATTGATCACGTTCTATACCATATAAACTTCTGAGTTTACCAATAGATATCTGTCCTAATAGACATAAACCCATAACCTCAAAATGATTAAGGTTACTAATATTAAGAGGTAATTCATGTAGATATTCAATTTCTTTACTGTGATTATAATAATCCATGATTATTTTTCTTCCTCTCCAATTTCTTTATAAGCAGGGCAATCCACTACCCAAGGAGTCATTTGATATCCATCATGCTTGATGTAAATAGCACAGACACACATTTTACCTGTAAGATTACATTTAATAGGATGTAACTCTTTATCTTTGAGAATATTTGCATTAGCGCATTTTAGATTCATATATTTCTCCTTTAATAAATAAATTATTAGTTTTGTTGTTTTTATATATTAAATGAACTCTTTGTCTAGTTATTCCTAATATTTTACCAATATCTTCAAATGTTCTACCCTCACTTTTTAATTTAATTATATCCTCAATTCTTTTAGCATTAATTCTTTCATTTGCTTCTTTTTCATATTTAAGTCCTGCCTCTTCTAAGGCTTTTTTCCAAGTTCCAAAAATTTTTTTATATATTGCCCAAGAAGGATTTTTAACTTCGTTACTTCGAGGGGTTCTACCTAATTTTTCATATGTTTCTTTTAAAATATTAATCAATTTATCTTTATCATAAATTGATACATTATAAAAAGAAGTTAATTTTGCTTCTTTTAAAGCATTTTTCCAACTACCAAATATCCTATAATAAACATATTCAGTTGGGTTTCTCATATGTTTACTACTAGGGGTACGTCCTAATTCAATTGCTTTATTATGAATTTGCTCGATTAATTCATTTTTTGTATAATCAGATTTAATCATTTGTTTTATTGATTTTTGAGTTTCAAATTTATTATTTTTGATATTGGGCATTTTTTTTGTTTCTAATCCACATTCAAATAAAGCATCTTTTAATGAACGAAAATAAGATAAAATTTGACTATATTCATAAGAAGAAAAATCTTTTCCTATTAAAACTCTATTTATATTTATAGATTTATCTTGAATCAATTGAATACATTCATTTTTACTCAAATTTCTTTTTCTCTGTCTTGTTTTAATAAAAATTTTATCCATATTATCTCCTTGATTTATTTTTGCTTTCTATTATATACTATACTTTTCCATTTTATTTCTGGATAAACGTCTGTAAGTGCTTCTATAAATGAACTATGATAAATAATATCAATCATAGCACCTAAACCATTTTCTCTAAAAATAGATTCTCTAATCTTTTTTCTAAAATTAAAAATATTACATTCTAATTTATCTTCAACCATCCATTTAATTGCTTCTCTGCTCTTTTCTTTAGTCCAAAAACCATGTGATACTTTTCTTAATTCCCAAGGTTTATATTTATTAGGATAAGCATTATCTAATGCTGAAAATATTCTCCAATTAAAAACATGATGCAGCATACCAAATAACTTATGTTCAATAAAAATTTCTTTTCTCAATTTTTTCTTTTATGTCATTTTCATTCCAATTCAAAATTTGCTCAAATAAAAATCTTGTAATATCACCTGCCTCTTTTAAACTTTCAGGTTTATTCCAAAAATATCTTGGAAATGCGTATAATTTTCTTTCCAAAACCAATTTATAAATTTCAATAGCAGTTTTATTATTTAAATCAATTTTCAAAAATGTTCACAACCCTTTATTTTCTTTAAACCTAATGCTTGCATGATACCTATTGTTCAACACATAAATATCATGATTCTCAATGTCATTAAATACTTGTTGTATTGCCATCGGTTTATTTTCATAAACTTTATGCAAGTGAAAATCTGGTTTATCTATTTTAAACATATCATAGTAATCTTTAACATTAATAGTACTTATACTCATATTTAAATGAAATAAATGTTCTTTATTATCTGATAATACCAATATCCAATGACCAAACCTAGATACAATACTTGCTACTTGATTCTCAATATTATATGAATATCTGAATATCTTACATTTTTGCTTTATTTTATTGTTTCGTTGCAACTTTTGATTACGAGTAAGATATTGAAGAACGATATTCAAAATATCGGCAATCAAACAAAAGTATTGACATTCTCTAGCTTTAGTTAATCCTATAAGCAAACCATTTTCAAAAGAATTATAACACCAAGGATAAAATATGCCACCAATATTAACATTTTTATAAAAATAACAATTACAACATTTTTTCATTTAAAATTATTTCCTCAATCACCTTTATAATATTTATCCAACGTCTTATCTTTCATTCTCACACCTATTACATCCTGCACAAGAAAAGCATAAAGTTTGAGGTAAAAATTGTGGATATTGTTTCATTAAATTCCTCCACATAATTTAAGTATTTTGAAGGTTATTCAAGTGATACCTACAAACACTTTATTACATTTATATTGGCAAGTTGTAAGATGTCCCATCCTTACAAAATTAAACTAATGAAAACTACCTTTTATTCAAACTTCAAATTTCTTAAATTATCAAGTTGTTTTTCAATGCTTTTTATTTTATTTTGCTTTATTTTCTCTGCTTTTTTAATTGCATTTTCTCTAGTAAGATGCCAATCCTTACCTTTACCATGATAATAAGTAGGAAATCTAGTTCCCTGTATTTCTATCATATCTTCTGATACTGTATCACATATATTTGCATCTTTTTCAATGATACCCTGTGTCAATGCATATTTAGTTATCCATACTTTCATAACTTACCTCCAAAATATTTATTCATACTCTATCAACAAATCTATTTTATCCCCTATATCACTCGAATGAGCATGAAATTTAAATCTATCTCCAAATACATTCCAATCATGCATCTTATCTTCAACAAAAACTGTAATCCAATGACGAAGAACTAAATTATCTAAACTTTTTTCACATGGTTCTCCTGTTTGTGGATTAAACTTAGCATACATTTCTTCTTCATTAAGAATTGTATAAACTCTCTTGATGGTTTTACTTTCTAATCCTAGTTCTTTTAGTGTTTTATATTCGCTGTTGATAATATTTCTTACAATCATTCTCATACTAATTTTCTCCAATCCCCATAAAAGCCATTTTTCATCGACTTATTCCTGATTTAATATTTCTTCAATCTTTCTTATTTTATCATAATTTTTACAATTTCTTACCATTTCAGAAATTTTATAATGATTATCATTCATCCAGCACAATTGATTTACTTGTTCTTCTGAAGTATAAAGAATACCATCATGACCATAACCATAGGTATAAGTCAATGTCTTTTTATTAACCTTGTAATTACTTTTACTGTCTGTATTAGAATATTCACTTCCTACTATCCAACTTTGTTTGGTTTCTCCTAAAATAATCTGATCTTTAAAATAATATTTAAACCAACATCTATCTAGTTTATTTCCTTTATCATCATGATATTGTCTTCTATTACTATCAAATATCCAAACTTTATCACCTATTTGCATTTTAACCTCCTAATTATTTCCAAATGAAATCGAGATTTTATAGTCTTTTATTAGAATCCAGATTGCGTTGTAAAGAAATTAATATTACCTTTCCCTATCACCTGAACTTCTTCGTCTTCTGTCTTTTCATCATCTTCATCTTCATACTCAATATCCACTACCTCAATCTCAATGTCACCATCAAAATTCTTTATTAATGTAGTAGTATGAGGTTTCTTAATATGGTAATTAAATTTTGGATTATAAGCCAACACTTCATCGAGAAGGAACACACTTACAAGTCCTGCATCAGCACAAAATTGTCCTATTTCTTCATCTGTATCTTTATTAATAGTTGTGCATGACCAATCACCATAAATGGTATCTCTAGTTAAGTATGTTTTAATACCTAATACTTCCATATTTTCACCATAACTACATGCTTCCCAATCATCAGTATTATTTCTTTCCCATTGTTTTTGACATTCTTCTAAATCTACATATGCTCTGTTTTCTTCGTCTATAAAGTCTTTAAACTGTTTACTACCTTTACCCTTTAATATAGGATAGTCTTCCATACTTGGTTTTCCAGTTTTCTTTTTAATAATATAGCATGGGTCTGTAATTATAATATCACCTTTAAATTTCATAATTTTAATCTCCCTTTATTTGTTATAATTGACACCACTTTGGTGTGTTTCTAGTTAAATAATTTTTCCTAATCATTTTATATAAAACTCGCCTGTCTTCCCAATCCCAAGTGTTTACAGTACAGACATAATAATCTTCACTATCAATTTTTAGTTTATATGAACAATCACCGCAACAAAATGGCTTTGATATTCTTTCTTGATATTTATGGTTTTCCTTATTAAGTCTTGTAAATACATCTTTACACAAGCCTATGCAGATTTCTTTTCTATCCTCTAATTTAGCCTTGTGAATACAGGTATCACATTTCCACATTATAAGCTCACTTTCCTAAAACACTTTAAACTGAATATTTCATTATCCATTCATAATTTCAACATCTTTTATTTTAAATGATTCTATCACTTGAATATCATTATTTCTAATAAAATCATCTAACTCATCTTCTGTATCAAACCACGCAATAGTAGTCTCAATACACCCACATTTCTTTTTTGTATGTTGATAAGTCAACAAATAATTTTTATCCATATGAATCCTCCATTTTATTGTCTTTTATATATCCAATCTTTCATCCAAATCTTTTCTTCTCTTTAAATAAAAACCATTTTCAACCACAAATACTTCAAATGCGGGAGCATTATTACTTTCCTTTGTAGACATCCCAAATTCTCTTCTAAGGGTCTTAGGTATTACCACCCTACCCAAATCATCCATTCTACGTATATAACCTTCTGAGTTTGTATCCATTTTATTTTAATCCTCCATATCATTATTTTTATTTTACCATATTTAGGCACCCATCACAATATCAAACTCATTGTATTTACGTCCATTATCTTTTACATAATAATCAGCTTCATCACTTGTAGGAAATTGCATAGCCTCACCTTGATTTTTAGTTAATTCAATATTTCTATCTATATATCTGACATATCTTCCACAATGTTTAAGATAAAACATAACCTTACACTCCTTTCGATTCTTTATAAGAATCTACTATTCGATTAGATATATCTTTACTTATCGCTTGCCTGTATTCCTGTGGTGAATTGTAGTAAGTAATTCTAGGTGGTAATAATTTGCCTTCTTTCCACAATTTCTGTCTATATGTACTCATTTTTCTGTCCTTTCTTATGTAAAGGTTAGGGGAGATTAATACTCCCCTGTTACTGCCGACATAATATTTGAAGGAATATATTCTTTTACATTTAAACTATCTCCCATGGAAAATTCAGAATCAAAATTGTTATTCCTTACTGTGTGCTTCGGTGATACATGAGAGGCTTCTGTTATAGGCTTTTCAACAAACTTTACATGACTATTATACAAATCCTGTAATCCTTTAATCCTATTATTTACATTTTCCTTCTTAACCCCGCCAGCACCTGTAAAACGCTTGTATGCATCTCCTGATTTTGTATTCTTTGAATACCAATTAAGGAATTCTTGAACCTTTTCAGTATCTTTATTATTATTCAATAAATTTGCCATTGCTGATATACTTATTTTATTAACAAATTTGTTATGTTCATGTTTGAATGCTTCAGCAATATCCACAAAAACACCTTCAAGTTTATCAAGAATATCATCAGATATTATAGAATTTTCATTCCAGAATTTCTCTACATCCTTTGCTGCAAAGCTGTTATAGTTCAATCCTGTTAATAATATTATTGACTGTTGAATGGTCAAATCTCTTCTTGAACTTTTAATATCACCATCAGAAAAATGTGCCACAGTTTTGAATAAAGGATTCTCCTTTGTTTGTTTTGCTACAAATGATTGAACATTTTTAGGAGCAGCTACCAATGCAAGATGTTCTCTACTTACTGCTTTACCGTTATTAAGTCTATAGAATATTTCTTCAATAATTGATTCTTCATCATCGTCTTCTTCAAGTTCAATTGATCTAATAACTAGGGTATAACCTTTAATTTCTTCCTGAACCTCTTCAGGTAATTCAGAAAATTTCTTTCCTGAAATATCATACTTTTCACCAGTTGATTCTAATACAATTGGCTCAAGCTCTGTTAATGCCCACTCATTATTAAGGAATGATGATATAATTGTTAATCGCTGTTTTCCATCGATTATATCATATACATTTACCTTTTTACCATCTACTTCTGTAGGTATTTGAATTGCATATATATCAGGTACAAACATTCTTAGAATTGAATCAATAAGCAGAGACATATCTTCAATTCTCCACTGCCCAGCAGGTCTTTGAACTGGAGAATCAAAAGTAATATTACCCTTACCTATCATACTGCAAACCTGTTTTACATTCCAACTTAACGGCTTTCTAATCATTTTAATACACTCCTTAATTTTATTTTGTTTGTTATCTGTTTGTTATTATATGTACTTTGTTAAAAGTCTACGAAAGTGTTGATTTATTTGGTTAATCAAAATCTGGAACTGTTATCTGTTTTGTTTTTTTTGTAAATTCTGTAAAACTACATTTTTTACAACTTCTTTCCCATCCATTTTCTTCATTTTTTATAAGCATTCTAATATCAGACGAACCAATATAACAAAATGGATTAGGAATTTCTGTTACAATTTTTGCTTTAATTGGTTCTGAAAAATCATGTATACAATTCATATTAATTATCCTCCTTCACCACATTTAATATCATTTCCATGTACTTATATTACTATATTTATTTAGTTAAGTCAATGGGTTTATGAAAATAATTTTAAATAACCACTTTCTCAAAATCTAAACTCTCCGTATCAATTACCCAGCCTCTTAATAAATGCTTTTCAGGACTACAAGCACAGTTAAATACACCTGTATTACCTATACTCTTAACTCCAAAATCTTCATGTATATGACCACACAGCCATAGTTTAGGTTGCTTCACTTCTATGAAATCTCTAACCGATTTACTACCTACTTTTACACCTCTATTTGTCATATCCAGACAATCATATGGAGGATCATGAGCTACTATAATAGTATATGAATCAACAGGAAAATTATCATGAAGTTTACTTAACTCATACCATATTTTATTTTCGTTTGCTTCTCTATTTGTATTAAATGGAGTAATGTGAACGAATTCAAAGGATAAAATCTCATAATTACACCAATAATAATCTGGATAGTTACTAATACGTTTTTCCTTATTCGACTCAAACCAATCATCGTTTCCCAGTATATGTAAAACATTTGGAAATTGCTCAGTAAAATAATTATATTGGTCTTTCTGATATTGTCCAAATTCAATTAATGACCTAGCATTTTTATCTTTGCCTCCAATATCACCGCAATGGATTACTAAATCAAAGGTATTTTCAATTGTGAAGTCTTTAAGTTTTCTCAGGATTACTCCATCGTTGTGAGTATCACTGGTTACAAATATTTTCATATTATATCTCTTCCTTTCTAAAAGTGTTTGAATCATTGTTTATTGCCTATTCGAACTTTTTATCGTCAATTTCTCTCAATTCAAAAGACACTTGATATTTTTTCGACTTTAAAATTATTCCACCTATACTCATGATTCTCTCTTGTAATTCTTCACCTGACATTTCACTAACTAATCGCATCATAAACTTGGAATCGATAATTTCAGGAACAACTTTCTTTTCTTTAACTTTAATTTCTTTTTCCATTAGTTTTTCCTCGTTTCGATTTTCTTTAGTTTTTTTAATTTCTGCATCCCTAAGTTTTTTAGCTCTATAGTACATATCATGAATACTTTGAACTTTGACCTGAAAATGTTCGGCTACAGATTTTCTAGTACTAAATTTTTTAATCAATGCTTCAATTGCAATTACTCTGTCCTTATTAGAAAGTTTTAATAATTCTTGATAAGTAATATCGTCATATAAATTAGACATAAAAATACCTCCATTCAATCTATCTTTTTGTTTTTTAGACAAATAATCGGCAGGAAATAGTATTTTATTAGAATATACTCTATTCTTTCGATATTTAATATTTCTGCCGATATTTTTCTTTTCTCTAACTTCATCATAAAACATTTTCTCAATATTGTCTATATTGTCCATTATGTTTTCCTTTTTGAAGTATGCCTATATTTTATATGATACACTATTTTATAGATATTGTGAATGCCTGTATATCAACAAATTATTTGCTTTCTCCATTAAATATCTTCTGATTTCTTTTATTAATTTCATCTACCTTGTTTTCAATTTTTTGTTTATTGCCTGATACAAAATCAATTTCAACACCATTATCATTTTTAAAATTAACTCTTATATCAATTTCTCCTTTACGTTTATAAACTGAATACCCAAATATATTTCCTTCAGCAAGATATACTCTTTTAGCAAGTCCATCTAAAGCTACATAATAAACATGTTCTCCAAATTCAAATGGCAATTCAATATTCATCATGTTTTTATCCTCCATTCTTATATACTATAAAATCCGTCTTTCATTTTCCTTTTAAATAAGTAATCCTTTTATTGCTGTGCCGATTAATACTAAACTCAAAACACTTAAAAATCCAAATTCTTTATACCCATATAAATGATGTACATATATTTT